CATTTCAAAAAAAAAATAAAAGGATTTGTTTATTATATGACAGATTACACTCACATGTTAAGTGTTTATAACGAGGAAACTAAAGCAGTCCTCAATAAAATACGTGAAGAATTGAACGAGGATAGTATATTTAAAAAGTTGGAAGAGGAATATAATGTATATGATCTTCTTACTTTTAATGAATTTAATATTCAAGAAAGATTACAACGTCTATCGTTCCACATGAAAGACTTTCGCCTCAAATTTTTGCAAGAACAGTCCAAGTTATCTACCGTCGAAGACCGTTTGGCACAGATGATCGGTGATAAATATATATCATTGAAAGACGGTGCGGTCACTTTAACAAAAACTGAAATAGAACGATATTATTTACCTAAAGATCCTGATCTGATAAAATTAAAAGGTTTGGTCAGAAAGCAGGAAATGAGGGTTAAATATTTCGAGACTATTTGGCAAGCAATGGATAAATTACAATGGAATATGAAATTATTCTGTGAGAACGGTAAAGGCGGTTATTGATTAGTGGTTAATTTAGAATTACATGATCCTCTTCATATCAGAATCGATACAGAAAATTGGACATATCTCACCGAAGTAAAAGAATATTTCCGTCATTACGTTGACGGTTATAAGTTTATGTTACAATATAAGTGCGGAAGCTGGGATGGTAAAGTTGGTCTTATGGACTCCGTGAAGAGGACTATACCTTATGGTCTACTATTAGAGTTAATTAAGTATCATAAGAAAGAATGGTCAGAATTACCTTATACACTTTCATCCGAAGTAAAGTCTTTATTTGTCGGAATCAAACCCGAATATCACAAAAACTTAAAATTTCAACCATATAACTATCAAGATGATTGTATCTCTGCGTGTCTTAAGACAGGTAAAGGCATCATCAGGTCTGCAACGGCCAGTGGTAAAAGTTTAATGATATCATATGTTGTTAAAGCACTACAAGAAAAGAATTTAACAAAAAACGGTATAATTATTGTGCCTTCTGTTGGTCTGGTCACTCAGTTCTATGGTGATATGAAAGAATATGGAGTGGATATGTCTACTGTTGGGCGTGTTGGTGATAAGTGGAAGGAATGGAACAACCCTTTAATTATCAGTACTTGGCAGTCACTAAACAATGTAAAACACTATATGGAACATATGGATATGGTTATTGTGGATGAGTGTGTTGATGGCGATACTCTCATAAAAACCGACAATGGCTATAAAAAGATAAAAGATTTGGTTATAGGGGACATCGTTATTTCGTATAACACCGAAACTAATGAATATGAACAAGATATAATTGAAGATGTATACGAAAACATGACTATATCATCTAACGAGAGAATGTATGAGTTAGAATTTGATGGTGGTGAAATATTAAGAGTTACAGGTAATCATAAAATACTTACCGATAAAGGTTATATCAGGGCAGATGAGTTAACTTGTGAACATGATGTTATAGGGTTTGAATAAAAAAATATAAATACCTATAAGTTCACATCACAAGAGGGTATGTATTATGAGAAACAACGAAATATCAAGACATAACAACCATAGAAACAAACTAAACGATGTATTAGAAAAAAATAATCAATTACTCAGAGTAAAGAACTACAGCCCAACGAAATCTGTATTGTCTAATGGTCTTGTTATTGAAAGAAGAAACGATGTAATTACTCTTAACAGAAGAATATTAAAATCGCCATATGTAACCATGTTTGATTTATTATATAACATAGACTCTAATATAAGGGAAAAATATTATAGACAAATGAAGCATGATATTGCAAAAAAGGGCGGTCTTGGTTGTCAGGACAAACATGGTGATAAGATACGTAACAACTTAAACACTGGTAACCCTTGGAATAAAGACATACAAACAGGATTATCTCCTTGGAATAAAGGACTAACAAAAGAAGATGATGACCGTTTGTTAAAACTTTCTTGTGATAGGATGGGTGAAGGCAACCCTTCATTTGGTGTTATACCTACAAAAGAGCAAAGATATAAACAATCTGTTTCTGTTAAAAAGTTGATTATGAATGGAGATTTTACACCAAATATTCATAATTCACATACACATTGGCAAGTATATTATAACAATAAAAAATATAGATCGTCATGGGAAGCATTCTTTCACCACTTCAATCAAGATTATGAATACGAAACCTTGAGAATACCGTATAATATTGAAGGCAAAGATAAGATATATATCGTGGATTTTGTTAATCATAACACAAAACACATTGTAGAACTAAAACCAATGTGTAGAGTTAATGGGAAGGTAGAACGTACCAAAGAAGAGTGTTTGTCTGAATGGTGTTATCTTAACGGATACACTTATGACATTTTAACAGAAGAATATATAACAGATAACATTCATCGTCTCGCTGATGGTGTGTTTGATGAAGAAACCACAAGGAAATTAAATGCGACTCGTAAAAAGAACTGAAATTGAAAAACCTGATAAGGTATACAATCTCCATGTAAAAAATAATAACAATTATATCGCCAATGATATAGTTGTATCCAATTGTCATGGCTGCAAAGCAATCGTATTAAATGAATTGTTACAAATGTGTCCTAATGCAAGATGGAGATTTGGTTTTACTGGTACAATGCCCTCTCAACAGTTGGATTGTCTACAAGTTCAATCCTATCTCGGTCCGGTATTACGTGAATATGGTGCCTCAAGATTAGCCAAGATGGGTTACGTTGCAGAAGCATTCATTAAAATGGTTCATATTGAATATAAAGTACCACCGAGAAGTAGTCATACAGGAAAAAAGGATATATGCTCTGATAATTCACATCGCCAAGGTCTAGCTAATTATAACGAAATAAAGGATATATGTTTTAATAATTCATATCGTCAGGGTCTAATCAAGGACATCATTAAGAATTCGGACGGTAATGTGTTGATTCTTGTAGGTAAGGTGTCGGATGAGGGTGAAACATTAAAGACGGTTTTAGAGGAAGATGAGACCCTTAAAGATCATGAAATAAAGTTCTTAAGTGGTAAAGATTCTGCTACAAAAAGAGAAAGATGGCGTAAATGTATGGATGATCAGGGTGAAAAGGTGATTAAACTTTTTTTCGGTGAAACTGAGATACAAATTAGTCCTGATGAAAATATTCCTCTCACGGATGGCAGTTTCAAGAAAGCATCAGAAATCACCATTGATGATGATATTGCTGACGATTGGATTACAAGTAATATTAGTAAAGATTGATTACGAATATAAGGTGTGACACATAATAAATGATGACACAAAAACAGACAAAAGAAAAACTAGACAAACATTACACAAATGTTGATGTTTCGAAGAAATTGGTGAGCCTTATAAATCAGGATGATTATGACCACATAATAGAACCCTCTGCTGGTGATGGTTCTATATGTAATTTTATAGATGCATCAAAGCTAATTGCCTTAGATATCGCACCCGAAAATGATGATGTTATAAAAAAAATGGACTTCTTTGATTTTGATATGCGCCCCAAAGATGGTCAGAAAATTCTAACCATCGGCAATCCGCCATTTGGATTCAGAGCGCAATTGGCTATCGAATTCTTTAATCATGCAGCAAAGTATAGTGATACTATAGCATTTATACTACCAAGATCGTTTAAAAAAGCATATATAATTAACCAGCTTGACACAAGATTTCACTTGGATCAGCAATTGAATGTTGATATTGGATCATTTGTATCAGGTACAAACGCTAGATGTTGTATTCAGGTCTGGAAAAAAGATTTTTTTCCTAGAAAGAAAATAATATTACCAAAACATTCATCTGATTTCCAAGTCATACCACAGGGGAATAAATTTGATATAAACAACACTAACTATGCTATTCGTAGAACAGGATACAGCAATCGTGTAGGTGAGTTAATTGAATCTAGCTATGCAACCCCAATAACACAATTTATATTCTTAAAAGTTGACAGTGATATTATTGTTTCAAAGTTAAAAAAACTAAATCATTTATTGTATAAATATTCGTATGATACAACTGCAATAAGCCCCACGTTTACAATAGGGGAATTTATACAATTATACGAGGATAATAAAGATAACTTATGAAATTCGAACAATATTTACTTGAGGGTGGGAAGTCTGGTGCCGAACGGTACAATACCGAATTAGCATGTCTTCTAGCATATACTACAAAGACTCAGAATTTAAAAGGATTTGATCCTACCAGTCTTGAGTTTGACCCTAGTTTATGGTGGGATTCCAATAAATTGGAAAATCCTGATCACGTTTATTCAGAAATACTTAAATTTCTTCCTATAAACTATAACGCTAACGTATTCAATACATATTATGAAATATCAAAGTCCAGAAAAAAATTAGTCACAGGTAAAGTCGGATCAATACCAAAATTATTTTGGGTGGGCGGTACAAATGCCAAGGGTGATGATAGTAATCCAGCTGACGTTGAATTTGTTGGTTCTTCTGCGTTCGGCATTTCGATTAAAGGGAAGCAAGGTATCACATTATCTAATTTGTCACCCTCACATCTTGGTATAGAAAACCCCAAAGGAGTTGATAGTATAAAATTTTATTGTGATAAAGTTAGTACGGGATTATATGATAAATGGAAGACTGTGGTTATGAAGTCAACTCTAGCAAAAGCCAAGAGTATGAAGGGAGAAATTTATGTTCCCGATAAAAGGTCACCACACTATAATATCAGATATAATACGGATAATTCATATACTGTTGTTGCTAAAAACAAAAGTAAAGATTACACAGAAAGTGGATTGCTAGCCGAAGTTGGGCATAATATTGAATTACATTCTGTGTTTGGGGCACATTTAACAGCAAATACCCAAGAATTCAGCACATTATCAAAGCAGGTATTTGAAGCGGCTGCTAATGGTGTTTTGCCTCTAATATCTAATGCATTAACAAACACACATGTTATAGAAAAATTGCTAAACTTTTCCGTTAAACCATATTTTTATCAGTCACAGAAGAGTCTATATTATGTTCCTTCAAGATCAGAACTGACAAACAACCCCTTAGAAATTAAAGATATTTCATATAATATTACTGATAAAAAAGCTACTGGTTTTGTATTGAAAGTGAAGATCGGAAGAAAAGGATCTAAGGAAACCTCAACTATGGATTTGTGGTTGAGATACGCAAATAGAGTATTTGGTGCAAATGCCACGGTTCGTTTACAAGAACTAAAAAGTCCACAAAATATAGCTTGGGAAAAGCTAGCATAACAGGAGATACGTGACGCATGAAACCAACAGAAGTAAAGGAGGATTTCGTGGCAAAGAAAATAGTTCTTATCGCCACTTACGGGATTTTCCAGCAGGGAATAAACATTAAATCACTGAGACACTTAATACTTGCATCACCATTTAAAAGTAAGATAAGAATCTTACAGAGTATAGGACGAACCTTGAGACTTCATGCAGATAAAGATAATGGTGCAATTGTTTGGGATATTTGCGATACAGAGAAGAATCTAACCAAAAACTCAGAGACTAGACTCAAATATTACAACATTGAAGGTTTTGATGTGACAGAATACAATATCATAGAAGGTCAGAGGTATAAAGAAACCCTGTTCGATTGATAACAGGGTTTTATTTTATTAAACGGAAAGCTTGTTTTCCACCATCTTTGGTTAATTTAAATTCCATGCCCAAAGTATCAGCAATATCCACTAAAATTAGAGTAAAATCTTCATTTTTTTGGTATGTTACAATAGTTTCAGCCTCAGAATTGGTCACAATCGCCTGAACACCTAAACTCTTAATACTTATCTTTGTGTTCTTGCCTTTTATGATAGCTTGTGCTAATAATTTCCTGTCATTCGCATCAGCAACCACCTCATTAACCATCTCTTCGGGTTCCCCTAAGTAATTGTTAATTTTCTCCATTATGTCTAAATCGCCAATATGTTTCATAGGCACTTCTCTCCAATGATCATTTGTTTCGGGTTTTTCATTCTTAATTTCACTTTCAGTTCCACCCTTAGATAATTCTATTTTTGAAGGATCATCATCACTGATCTTTGCTGTTTGATTAGTACCGCTATCATCTTGATCCCCTGAACGCTTATCCCATTTATCAGTCTGCATCTTAAGTTTCTCTTTTTGGGCATGTTTAAACAACCTTTTCCCTAATAATTCTCTTAAACCTAAGAGTGTCGTTGAATACCCTTTTATTGATCCCATACCAGATGAATTTTCAAATTCATCATAATTCCACCCTTGACCTAGATCCTCGGCTGGTACATACTTTATGGTTTTACCTGTTAATCGATTATTTACAACAACAGGCACCATTTTATCACCAAACACAGTCGTACCAGTAGGAAGATCATCATCACCTGTAATACCAGATCCATCACCGGGATTAGTATATCCACCGGAAGATAGAGTTGTCGCCTCATTTAATTTATCGTAGAACTTTTTCATCACGTAAACCACGCTTTTGTTCTATTTTGAATAAACTTCATATCATATTCTTCCATATCCGTAAGGTATTTTCCACCCATCTCTTTTAAAGTATTTATAATTTCTTGCCCATGTGGGTTTTTCACTGGTCCCCCAAAAAATGGAAGTGTTTTTGAGTATAGATTTTGTACCACTTCATCAGTTAATTGTCCAGTATTATTGTCAACCTCTAAGAACCATTGAAAACGAGTCATATAGAATGATTTCATCTTCTGAATTTTTTCGTAAGTTTCTTTTAACCAAGGGATATCAACATGTCTACCGCCATGGGCTTCGCGCTCCTGTGCCCTCTTAACTGCTTCGTCAAGGTCAGTATTGACCCATATCATACCAGTATCGTATCCCATCCCTGACAAAAGACCTTCTCTTGTCATGAGATTGTTTCTATTACCAGAAGTTCCGTCAATCCAAAGAGGTAACATAGAATTTAAATATAACAATAATTGATTATTATTAAGAAGTTTTATCTTCTCACTAAAACCATTCCACCCCCCGAAGAATTCTGTGAATTTATCGGTATTTACGACTCTGGGTTCATACCCACCTGACAATTTTTTTCTTACAAACGACTTTCCTGATCCCGGCGAACCTGCCATGAATATGGCCTTGAAAATACCCTTATCGTTAATGCTTTCGGTTATATACTGCTCAAGCCTCATTAATTTCATATCTCCACTATTCTTAAATGTTCGCCTTCTATAACAACTTCTCGTTGATATGGATCATTTACTCCACTCGGTTTCTTGTGTCTCGGAAAGAACGTAAGTAATATCAAATCCTTAACATCATCTATCTTTGCTATAAAAGCTTGTCCTAATGTTTTAGACCAAAAAACAATTTTTTCCCCTATCTTTACGGATTTACTTTCAATCTTCTTAATAGCATTTTTGAACATTGTCAACATTTGAAAGTCCGTAATATCACTACGTTGTTTGATGCGTTGCTTACCATGCTCGGTATTAACTACCTTATGACCTTTCCATGAAAAAACGATACGTTTATTTAAGTCAAAATCACCATCACCTTCGTTTATGTATCGTTCAAATCTCATTATTCTTCATAACCCAGCTTTATAGCTAAAAGACCTTGTTTTGATTTGGGAACTTTTAACTGTTTGATAGCAAGCTGTTTTGCTCCATATAAATCTGTTGCTTGATCTTTGGTAATTTCAATGCGCTTACCACCATACATAGCAACCCATCCAGCAAAATCTCCTTTTGCCATCTCATCCAGTTTATCATTAATTCGATCTAATATGTTATTCATCACCATCTCCATCGCTTTTCTTTGTTGATATCTGCTGTATAGAAATTATATTTTCTACCATTAAGAGCATCTTCTAGTTCATGTCGAGTCGCACCGGCAAAACTAGCAACTCTGACAAGAAACCCCATTTCATCTTTGTCTTTTGATTTTTCCAATCTACTCACTCAAAGCTTCTACTCTGGACATCGGAGTTTTATTCCCCGAATAAATATTAGCATCTATTATATATCTTTCAACTAATAAATCAATGTCTATCATTATTTATCTCCTTGGTTTGTTTGTCATAACACTCCAATGACCCCAACAAACTTTTATTATAGGATTTCATTTTTTCTACATTTCCTACAAGAATATTTATATTAAAAGCACTTCCTATATGACTAGAATTATCAAGCTTTGTATATTCTGGTACTTTTGGTATAGGACATTTATTATATACGTAAATATATGATATTTTTGTAACAATTTCAGGTTCAGGTTTGGAAAACCAACCACATCCATTAATCCCCAAAAATAATGTTAATACGATGAACAGCTTCGGAACTTTTAACATCATTGACCACCTTACCCTGAGAGGGGACAACAGGGGTTTCGTCTTCATTAGTGAAACAGATTTTGTTATCATATAAATTTTGCCAATAAGCAACTTCATCGTAACATTTGGTTATCTGTTCTCTTAGAGCATCATTACTTGCAACCCAAGCATCAGACTGACCATTACAAACGTTGATAGCTTCTTGTAGTGTAGATTTACTGGTTTTACAAGTAGAATAATTTAATTCTATTTTTGCGATTTTAGTGCCCAATTCCGCAATTTTAACATCCTGTCTAGCGTTATTAATGTATAATGTTCCGCATAACAAAAGCAACACAATTATGGCGACCACTGTTGGTCTTTTAATTATAGTCAGTATTGTTGTCCACATATTAACTCCTTAGATTCTTGGAGATCTATCATTATAAGGATCACTATAATTTTTTGCATCTGGTCCCGCAGAAAGATCTGACCTATTAAACCATGATGCTTTTTTCATGAGATTATAGGTAGCTGTAATGTAAAGCATTTGTAAATGTGATGCTTGAATATCACCCGTTCCTGCTATCCAGATCCAAATTGCTATACCAAACACGATCCAGAACGAGATTCTACCTAAAGATGCTCGTTTATATTCACCTTTATCATTTCTCTCGGATAGTAAAGGAATGAAGAACTCCCATATTTTTTTAATGACACTCATAGTAACCTCCATTAAGCATATATATATTTATATAAAAAAGGAGTACTAACCTTTAAGTTAATACTCCAATTACATCGGAGGATTTTTATATTCTTGAGTCTTATCTATGAAATCATCTACAACAACTTAAAATAATCAAATTTATCATCAAATTCGTAATCTTCGTCCTCATCCTCGTCTTCTTCAAATTCTTCTTCAAAGTCTACCGAAGACCAGCCATCCTCTTGATCCAAAAAGCCTTTATCCGAATTCTCTTTTACTTTTTTACGAATAATTTTAAGTTCATTGACAGCTGATCCATCTCTAATCATCTCATCAACATCTTCTTCTTCATAATAGAAAAGAAGTTCATCACGAATATCTAGTTTGGTCATTTTTTCGGGATATTCATATTCAAGTTCTTCAAGATCAAGAAAATCATTGTTTTCGGTATCATAACCAGTGAAATTATTCAAAAAGCTTCGACCTATAATACCTCTACAGCTACTAATTGAAGAATGAGAAATTATTTTCTCTGAAAGTTCGGACTCAAATTCACTTTCATCAAAAAGTTGGGGGTATTTTACTGAAAACTCAATGTTTTCGGCAAGAATGTAAGAATTACAAAGAGTTTTAACCCTGACTTGCGCTTTGATTTCACGACCTGCAGCAGTAGAGACCACAATTGATACGTCATGATTTTGGTTGATATAAGCATCATCTGTCCCTGAGAAGAATGCTCCCATGGTATTATGACTATGGATAACACCAATTATAACTTTATTATCAGCCAAGGATTCCCAATTATATTCAACGTTATAAACGCTAGTGCCGGTAACCTTTTGAGAATCAGGAATAACCAAGTCAGTAACAGATACTTTATGATTATCGTGGTCAACAGATCCAACCAAGTACGCCAACCATTCCAAATTAGGATAAACTTTCTTTAATTTTTCAATTTTTTTATGTGCAAGAAGGTGAAATTCGATGTGATACTTAGACACATTTATATGACCGCAAGTTTTGATGATCTTAATACCCGAATCCCAACAATTGAATTTAGATTCTTTTACGTTAATGCCCCGCCCTTATCATGGAGTTTGATCAGATCATCAAAGTCTTTATCTGAAATAAGTTCAAGTGCTTTATTTTCTTTAATACCAAACATATAAAATCCCTTCTTATGCTTTTTTAGTTTTTTTTTTAATTTTCTTTTCTTCCCCATAATACCTCACAATTTATTATCGATATATTTCTGATAAATCGCAACCCATTTCGCCATTGTGATATTTGAGGATTTTGGCCACACCCAGATACGCAACGATGATAGCTGGTGGTGCCCAACTCGGGGTTATACGATACCCATCTTGGGTTTCTCCTGAATCCCATGTTGCGACTCGATCATTGATCGACATCCTGGTCCCGTCATACCCCACTTTAAGATACCGTGCTTCATTTTCTTGAGCCATACGTTGGTTTTCTAACTGACTTTTATGATTATCAGTACAGTCAACAATCCAGTCAACACCTTTAGGATAGGTATGATCTTTCAGTGGAAACGGAAACGATTTGACCATACAGTTCGGACGAAGAGATTTTACCACCTGCTTGACCACATCAGCTTTATTTTTCCCAATAACATCAACTGTTACATCAAGACGGTTAAGGTTTGATTCTTCGATGGTATCAGGATCAAAAACATAAATTGTTTCGACACCTGACATTGCAAGACCTTTAGCGACATGAAAACCGATACCGCCAGCCCCGATTACACAAACTTTAATTTTGTTATTAATACCATCAATCAAATCCTGCCGATCATAAAAACTCATAATAAATTCCTTTCTTTTATGCCCAAAGATAATGCTAAACTACCACACAAATTTTTATATGTCAATCACTTTTTGACCATCCATCGGAGAGGTTCTGAAATTAAAAGAGGGTCTTTTCAAACCCTCTTTTTTTTGAAATTATGTTGACCAGACTTGACCTACCGAACCGCGAGTTCCTTGATCACCCCTGTCAGTGTTACGATCAATACCAGCCCTATCATCGGATTGTGAAGTCACATATTCAACGTTAACAGCTGCTTCACCCCTAAGAACGTGTTGTGACAAAGTATTCAGTCGGGGAAGACCATCCGGGTTACGATTACCCGGAGACTGAGTATTAACGTTTTCCAGAACCCCCATAGCATGGCGGGCAATAGATAGAATATCTTTAGGTTCAGACCAATTTGACGGGATTTTCCATTGACCCCAACAATCCGAACTATTACCCATTGAATGATAATGTTTAAATTTGGAAAGACCGATTGTTTTACAAACCGTTACAGAACGAACTTTATCTTTAACAGTAACAATTACCAGTGTTACCGGAGAAACGAGACGTTTTGCATATTTCGGATCAATCGGCTCACCATCAACAAATTTTGGCCAATAAACACCTTGATATAACCAAGTTAAAACATCATTTTCTCTGTAACTTGGGTGACCCTTGACCACGGACAGTCCGGCTTTTGCTTGTTCATACGTGATATCCGGCATCAAGTTTGCACTAGACAAGCGTACTTGAAGATTTCGCTCTTTTTCCTCAAAATCAATACGATTCTGTTCAACCATATAAGACATTTCAGAGATCTTTTTATTAACAACATTTTTTATGGCTTGAAGTTTTTCAGTAAGTTTTGCTGAATATTCAGCCCTAATTTCATCTTCCGGGAGAGAAGTTTCTTCGGTGAATTCTAATTTAACAAGTCTACCACCGATACGAACGGTCATACCCTCGGATTTAATATTATCAATATTGATATCATCCAATACTGAATCTATGTCACTTTTAATCGATTCAGCGATATTCACATCCCACACTGCCATTTTAATTCCTTTCTGTAAATCAAACCGATATGAACATCTTATATTTAATGATTGGGATTGTCAACAGTAAAGTTTAAAATTATAAAGAAGAGTTGGGTCTTGATTGACCCAACTCGATTAAATGGTTATACTCGGTTAAGCACCAGCCACTTCATAAGGGCGAATTTCCAGAGACATGCTGGGGTTAAGGGATTCTGGTGCATCTGCAGGATCAATTTCAGAACCGTTCAGAATAACCCGGAACTTGCCAAGACCTGCGTTACGTGCAGCGTTAACAACAGTATCGCGAAAAGAAGAACCGGCTTCGATAGTGTTGGTGGAACCATTAATGGTAAGAGTAGTACTTTCAGTCATATTAAATCTCCTTTCAAGAGAAGTGTGAATTTCCTCACCATGAGGATAAAAATTATTGTTTCGCTTAAGACAGGAACATATTATCAACTCGTCCTCGGTATGTCAACACTTTTTTCACATTCCACGTTTATGGTAAGTTGATTTATTGCTAGACTCTGTTGTCCATTTTTGTTCGGTATCATCAACCGTCCAAACGTTTTCTTTTTTCGATGCATTCCATAAGCCATGACCCAACGGATTCGTTAACGGAAGACCACACGATTTACGAAGGTATTCCCATCCTTCTGTGACCGATTTTTTGTAATAATCATCAAATTCAACTATATCCAATGGGATTTCGGTTGGAATATTTATATTAAAATATTTTTCGAGTTTCTTGATGTTTGTTACAAAATTTACATGATATGCGTAGTAACGATCAATATCACCCTTGGTTGGAATCACACTGTGATCTTCTTTTGAAATCAATTCAATTTCAGCTTTAAGGGCATCTTGAAATTCTTTCTCTTGTTTACTTTGTAGATCAAGATTTGAATCCTGAATTTTTTTGACACCAAAAATGATTTCACTTTCCTCTTTATGGAGCCAATTATCAATCCTTTCATGTACCCATTTGAATATGTTCATACTTTTCCTTTCAATCTCGATATCAATCTTCTGATTTCTGTAAAAGATAGTAATTTTCTCTGCCATCGTTTCTTTCAAATGATACCATACCAGATTCTTGTGAATCCATCCATACAAATTTTACCTTAAAATTCGTAAAATTATCATCAATAACCTGCAAAAGAGCATTAAAATTCTTATAATCCAAACAAATATCACAATTAGAAACATTAATGGTTGCAAGTTCAAAACTAATCCCATTCATAAATCTGTTAGATCTGTCAGTTGTTTCAATTATAAACTTATTATCACAAACTGTAAAGTAGACAACTTCAAATTTACCAGCAATTTTACGAATTTTATCAAAATTACTTTTGAGTTCATTGGTCAATTCTAATTCATAGAATGGCTGAATGTTTGGAGTATTTCCGGTGAACGTTGTAACAGTGCTTGGCATACAAAAAAACAGGTCTGTTTTATGTCTACCAGCTTTTAGTACAATCCCTGCAGTATTAACACTTAGATCAACAACATCATTATCAATCAGGTTCAAGTATGGTTTAACATTTACATTTGGCTCATCAAAATATAAATCCACTTCATCTGGCAATTCCGTAACTACATCATTAGGAAGATCCAATGAAATAACAACAGAGTTCCCCTGACTTCTCATTTTTGATATCACTCTATCTCTTTGAATGTTCAAGTGAACAGAGGGAATCACATAGTTCAATGTCGCTTTTTTGATCAATTCTTGTAAATTATTTACATTAATATTCATATATATATCCCTTTATTTTTAATCGCACTCAATCCAAACTTTATTCTCCTTAAAATTTTCAAGAAGTTTCAGATGTAAGTGGTATTTTTCTTGTCGTAAAACTGTTGTTTTGAAATGAGACAAGAACCATATTGCCAACAGTATATTAATAATACTTAACCCTATGGGATTGAACATAAAACATGCTACATTAAGACCAAATGCACACGCCAAAAAAGCACTCATAAACTCTTCTAAATACAAAACTTTCTTAAGCTTACTCGATGTTCGATTAATCTTCGACATAAGTTCTTCTTCTGATACATCAACCCCTTGACTCATAACAACATCACTCTTTTTTTCTGACATAGTTCTACCCTTTCCCTATTGAAAGAAGTGCTTCTCTTTTTGAGACTCCGTAAGTTTCCATGAGAGATTTAACTTTCTCATTATCTTTTGATTCCTTGGATTTTTTTGTAAATTTAATAAATCTCTTCTTTTTTGGAATCTTTGATACATAATACCGGAATATTAGTTTATCGTCAAGGGAAAAATGATATTGATTTATTTTATTAACAATTTCAATAAGTTCTGGATCTTCTGACAGAAACAATGAGATAACCCATGCACTAACCTCTTTCGGATTATAATTACAAGGGGTTTTAGTGTTTATTGCGTTCAACACCTCTGTTAGATGGTTTCCTTTTTTTGTTGGGGACTTTCTTTTTATCATCAGTTTTCTCCTTGAAATCTGGTTTTATGTTATCATTCAAAGAATCTTGTAGCTTTTTTAAGATATCAGGAGTCACTTCAAAGTTCTTTTTCTTTTGATTGTCATACCTCTTTTTTGATTTCATACCGCACCACCTCTCATCATTTTCACACACATACTTATAAAGTTTATCTCCCTGTTAGCTACCATATTATCGCGATAGTCATGTTCACCAACCAATTCTATCGCCACACCTGCGTTTTTAAACTTCTCATCATCATTAAATAATATATCACATATAAACATATAAAGACTTGTATAGTCAATAGGATTGGATTTTAGAATAGCCCTTATCTTATCCAATTCGCCTTTATATAATCCGTCCAAGATTTCCTTATACGTCTCTTCTGATGCAGATAATACAAAGTTGTCTCGTAACACACCATCAATAACATTCATTCTTAATGTTACCAATGTATTACGGACATCGGGCTTTTTCTGCCATATAGACTTGACCATTTCAACTACAGTTTTTTTGTTATACTTAACCCCTTCTTGGTCAAGAATAGACCAACAACGTTTAACAACATCGACTGCTGGCGGATTGTTTAATTCCACGTGCTGACACCTAGAAAACATTTCATCCATAATTTTATGGGGATAGTTACATGCCAAAATGAATCTGGTGTATTTTTGTGTCTGTTCAATTAAATCACGCAACATAGCCTGTCCGTTGTGCGAAAGATAATCAACCTCATTAAGAAAAACTATCTTAAGGGCACCAAAACCGATGGATGTTGCAAATGGTTTAACTTTATCACGAACATCATCAATGCTCGTATAATCCGAACAATTAATCTTAAGGATATCTATATCAGGATGTGTTGACCTGAGAACATCGACGAATGTTCCTTTTCCTGTACCGGGAGGTCCGCTAAGTATCATGTTAGGTAATTCATCAAGTGCTTTCTTTAAAACCGGTTTGAGTTCTTCCGACACAATCATTTCTTCAAATGATTTTGGCATGTATTTAAATTCATAGGGAGTAGTATTCACAGATAATCCTTTTTTTGTTTTTATTGACATTAAAGCGAAAGGGTGGAATGTAAACCATCCTTTTATGACATTAATATAATAGATTATTTGATAATTATTCGATTGTATCCTTTAGCTGTTGAGATGGTTTGAACGTGGGAATTCTTTTAGGTGGAACACGAACCGGAGTACCAGTTTGCGGATTACGTGCCAATCTAGGTTTTCTTTGTCTTACAATAAAGTTCCCAAAACCAACCAAAGTCACCTTACCGTCTTTTTTCATACCAAATTCAATACCTTCCAAAATAGCATCCACAAAAATTTTTACATCTTTTTTGTATGTTCCTGTTTGGTTTGCAACATATTCTACTAGCTTTGCTTTATTCATAAATTTAAACTCTCCTCAACTTCAACAAATTATTTACTATCAATAATATTGAATTTTACTGTAAATGTAAACCTTTATGTTTCTCTTTACGTGAATATTTCTTATCACCATGTCTTTGAGTAGGAGGTGCGATAGGTTTCCTAATTTTATCAAAAACTGATTTATTTTTATTCTTTTTCATGGCAACGAACCTTTATTATTTTGTTTGATAAACAGGGATATACGATGTGTTTACAGATTTTTTCTTAAGTTCTTTTTGTTTCTTCTCTCTATCCGAATCCGTTTCAGGGTCATATGGATCGTCACCCTCTTCATCGGTATCAGACTCTGAATCTGATGCCTGTTCATCAGAATCTTTATCATCATTCTTCTTCTTTGCCGGGAAATTTTTACCGTCACTCCCCCCTTCACCAAGGAAGAGGTCAATCTTTTCTAGTAAATCCATATTATACACTCCTGTTGTGTTTATTACAAGAGTATTTATAAAATTTTACACAAAAAAATTGAAGGGATGCCACAATGTGAGTGTAGTATCCCTTCGTCTTCTCTAGTTATATAGTCTCTAGTATAATGTATAATCTTTATATAAGTCTAGATCATACGGGAGGGCAAGAATTTTTTTAGATTTGTGTCCTTGTAATCTCCTAACCCTTGAATTACGAACAAGGATATACTACCATCGTTAAGTTATCTTCTTTAAGTTTCTTTAATTAGTGTTTCTACTACGGCGAACCTCGGATTTTTACTAGTCTAGTTCCAATCATACGTTCTCCTGTCAGTTATACACTTTTCAGTAACGTTTTTCAACCTGTGGCCGCAAGCTAGGAGGATTCCTTCATCATCATCGCTAATGTGTCGGTCATCACCCTTTAAGAGTCTATAGAATATCAAATAGGAATGGGTATGTAAACCCCTTTGGACAAAAAAGAAGGGCTTTTATTCATTGCTGAGGAAAAAGCCCTAAGAAAAACCTTATATATCAACAGCGAATCCGCTGTTAAAGAGGGGATGGGCGAAGTAACCTCTCACCCTATAGGTTGGTCTGAGCATGTTACCTTTACAGACCGTGTATAAGGGGGATTTTTAAGGAAAACCCCCGAACCATCCGAAAGTATTTATAAAATCTTGACTTCTAATAAAATTTTTATAAAACTTCCTCAACCTTATCAATTTTGGTACGTTTAACTTCGTCTTCACACATATAGAAGACCATCTTCTCTGTAGTTTTCAATAAGGGGTATCGTTCACCCTCAATAACAACGATTTTACTATCACTGGCATAATTAGTATTTTTCTCTATCATCTTCATCAATCCAGACAACAAAACCATCAGAACTCTTTTGTAGGATGTAATCCTGCCCATTATATCTTACAAAATGTTTGTTCAGGGTCTTGTTATGCTTTGGTTTCCTTGTGATTTTTTTCACAACATCGTGATAATAAGGTCTTACACAAAATTTAATCTCAACTTTTTCCATTAGTAGCCCCTTTCTCGTATAAAACACACTACCATGTTTCATATAAGATGTAAACATTAATCCTCGTTAACAGGTTTAACATTTTCACCACGACCTTTTGCCTCTTTAAATGCTCTCCAATACTGTGACGTTTCACCTGTCCAATCACACATATCAGTCTTGTTATTATACTTCAACTCAAATGAACCGAAATCAGGTTTTTTTGTCATTTGTTTCCCACACACAGGACAGACATCTTTTGGATCTTCTCCATATGAAAGCCATAAATCTTCTTTAATAATCCCACAATTCACACAAACTATATCTATCAACACTTTTTTAGACATATCACTCCTCTCTTTTTATTAATATCATTTTGAATAACCACTATCATACCAACCCCCGCCTTTCAATTCAAATGATGACACACTAGGTATTTTTATAGCATCACCACCACAATCCGAACATTTCATTTTATTAATATAAGAGTGACTCATTGGTATGAGATTTTCTTTAACACATCCACATACCTTGCATTTAAATTCATATATAGGAATGACACACCTCCTCCATCTCACACAAATATTTAAGTTTGTAAGATGTTGCTTTTATTGTATATAAAAAATTTATGACACTTAAACTCGTATCAAGTAGTGGCATCTATTCTCTCCAAAAAGTTTCTTATATTATTGATTAAATTTTTTACATTACCATCACTGTCGAAATAAACGGATGATGATTTTTTATTACCGAAATTGTAGATACCACCCTCTTTGAATTGTCCTACATTCTCACCCCATGATATACAAGGAGCGCCTTGTAGGTTAGATATAACTGCCCAATGAGAACATGGACACACGACAGCGGTGGCGTTTGTGATTGCTGTTACAATTTTTTTATAACCATTCCGTAAATAATCAACATTTTTTAAAATTTCATTATCATCTGGTAAGTGACACTTCATATCACCTATCAACGATACTCTGTAGTTTTTTTGTAAAAAGTCCCATATATGAATGGCATCAGCGGGTGACATACATTCATCTGGAATAAAAACAATGTTCCCTCTCTTCTTTGAAATGGAAACTTTAATTGGTTCAAAAACCTTATGATACATTGATATAGGTGATATGTATTTGACATATGGTAGTGATTGGTGATTAATGTCTTTTTTAATACAACCTATCTGCTCAACAATATCATCCTTATATTCTTTAACAATTGACATAAAATCACGTTGATCTACATCTTTATGAGAATATCCATTATGATGAATTTCTTGCCGCGTAATCTGTTTGTATACAGGTATAAACTTCTTATTGGAAATCTGCGGATAAAGAAATTTTCTATTAAAATGAGATGAATAGAATACCGTTTTGCTTTCAGTATTTAACTCAATCCATCTCATATGAGGTCTAAATGTCAATATTTCCTGTTCAAACGATCCAATAAATGGACCTAAAGCGAGAATTCTTCTATCCATATTATACCCTTTTACACTAATATAAGATTTCCTGACCAATTGTTATAAGGAGCCGGGTTCTCTTTGTAAAACTTATGACCGACAATCATAACTTCGGTGTTTAGTAGAATATCTTCTAGTGACACAGAAAACACAAATGCCTTTTCTAATATACTCAATTTTGTTGTATCCAATAAAACTTTATTATTTCTTTTAAAAAATGTAATCAGTTTATCACCTTCAACATTGGATATATAATATTTTTTGTTTGTGTTCCGTAAAATGTCGTTATAAAATTTTACATTACTATCAATTACGAATCTATTTGTTAATTTGAATGTCTTTAATACATACTCTACTTTTTCAAGGGAAGGATTTTTAAATTCCAATTTTATTAAATGAATACGTGGTATTGACTGAATTTTTTGATCTGTCATATTTAATTCATTTATACGAACATAATCACTCCCCATAGTTGTTATTTTCATTACACTTTCCTCCATTAAATATACAATTTAATTATATTTATACAACCTTTTTCATAATCATGGAGGTTTTAAAGGAATTAAATGAATTTTCTATAATAAAATTATATATGTTGAACTGATTTCCCATCCTAATCCTTATATCATTAAGATCTTTGTCAGTATCAGTGGGCATATAGAAATACTTCAATTGTTGTCTATACTTTGAATTTTCTAATAGCTTTTTATAGTTCTCATACCCCGATGTATCAATTCTGGGATTATCTAATGCACATATGACACCTTTTCTAGATAAATGTATTACTTTTTCTAGAAAATCATCATCAATTGATGCGCCTAAACATGAGGTGCCTTGGTTGCCTTCAATCATCCAAGCATCAATTAGACCCTCACATACGATAATATACTTATCAGGGTCAAACAAATGACTATTTAACACAATATCTTTCTTAATGAATTTAGGATTCTTATATTTCGGTAATATGTCTTTGGACATAGCACGACCTTGAAAGTATGTCATACGCCCTAATTCATCATATACAGGTAAAATAAATCTATTTTTATACTTACCCCTAAACGCTACTGTAACTTCCCTTCTAATGGGGATTTTTCGATCTACAATGAACTTTTTGAGTTCATCATGGTAACGTTTTTCTATTCTTCCATCTGGTTCATCTTTAAGCGATATACAATCATTAAAATCAAGGTCTAGAACACCCTGCTCATCATTAGAATCCTCATATTTCTTCTTGCCATCCAATTTATCGAGTAATTCCTGTGAATGGTATGTCTTGCTTTCGCTAAGAGCATCATTCGCTTCCTTCCAAGTACAACCAACAACGCGAGAATATAACGACTGTATATTCCCTGAGTTCTCAGGACATCCACCATTGTAACACTTATAAATCCATTCATCATACCTTGGATAAAAGTCAATATTCAATCTACGCATATTGGGATTTTTTTGAGAATCACCACAAATGGGACAACGGGCTATATACCCACTCCCCCTTTTTTTAGACTTTTGTAGTCTTGAATAAACAAAATCTTCGACTTTATATTGCTCAACACTCATTAAATTCTCTCAATATATTCGATCAGGATATCACCGTGACAAGGTTTCGGTTTACAGAAGCACACCAAAGTCTTACCTTTGAGGTCTTTAACCCTTCGATAAAACTCAGTGTCAGTCATAAGTCTGTGTTCAAGATATTTGCGATACTTTTCAAGCGTAGAACCACGTTTCCGTCCTGTCTGTATGGGAAATGGGTTACCGAAGTAACCACTCATCCCTTTACCGGAACGACCAATGTAAACATATTCGGGATTCTCTTCCCAACCTTTCGGTGCCCAATTGATATGTATTACTGTTGTCATGGGTGAATAGTAACATAATTATTATTGATATTTACCCAACTTTTAACTACAAATTCATTGATATTCATGATTAGAATAAACCATTTCTTGACAGTTATCTTTGTATGAAATTTATACAATCAAACTCAATTGGTGTATAAAGTTCGGATTTTATTTTGCAAACAGGTTCAAAAAGATCCCATTCACATTCTCTAATGCCATCTAAAATGATACAATATACACACTCCCTGCACAATTTAGTGTAAAGAGTCTCTATATTCTCCAATAGTATAAGTTCTTGCATGCATCTTAACTTCATCCTTTATTTTTTTGGGGAACATATCATAAAATTGCTGAATGTCTTCGTCATCAGTCAAACCAAACCACTCCATCATATACATCAATGTTTGTGTTGGATTATCTGTAATACCTCTCTCAAGCAAACCATCATAAATCTTTTTGATTGATCGTTTGAGTGTTTGGCTAACCGCCTGTCGTGAAATACCCATTTCACGTGCAATTTCAGATCCCGTCTTCGATCTAACACGTTCCATATTATTTATCCTCTTTGGGCAATGAATTTACCATTTCTTCTGCCTTTTCACAAACAACCTTTACCATATACCATTCAATCATAAGATTTTCGAGTTCTTCAAAAGTGATCTTATCTTTTGCTGACTTTACCAGTAAAGCTCTAGCTTCTTCATCCAGTGTTACCGGGAAATTATATACAACATCTTTAACTTCTTCGCCTACTTCAATTTTCATTGGATACTCCTTCTCATATGGGTTTATGTAATGGTTCATCCTAACTTAAATGAAAAATGAAGTCAAGTGATTTTTAAACTCCCACAAATTCACACGAATTACCAGTACATGCATACTCCTTCATACCTTCTGTTGTATCAACCTTTTCATAGTTTGAAAGTTCTGTCCAGTCAATATTGGCGGGCATTTTACTTAAAAACATGTCATACTTTTCTTTATCTATCTCTTGATATGGTGATTGTGGTATAGAGTGACTTTCTTTTGGTAAAAACGCAACCCCACTAAGAATATCAAAGTGACTATACACCCATGCACCTACTTCCATCCACTCATGATCCTCAACGTATACTGTAATAGATGGTTTATGTTCACAATACTCTTCTTGGTAAATCTTCCATAATTCAAGTTGTTGTATGGCATTCATATCATTACGAAATACCGAACTTTCTGGTGCTTTTATTGGAAATGAGAATACATAACCAGTGTCAGGCTTCATTACATCATCTTCTACAGGAAACCCCTTATCAACCATTAATTGGGCTAAAGGGTCTTTTTTATCAGCCCTGATTGTACGTATGTAATACTGGCTGTATCTAGGATGTATACCACTTGAGGAATCAACCAATTGTGATACTGTACCTTCTGGTTTGATGCATGTTATCGCGGTAGATGGATTAATGCCTAATTTTTTCGCCCAAACTGCATTTACCGATTTAGCACACTCCCTTAACTCATTCAACCATTTTTTCAAAACATCGTACCCTTGACTGCCATTCATTACAGGATGATCCATAATACCTGTCATGGATACCCCTAATAATCTCTCTTCTTCGCAGTTCTTTGTCCAAGCAGATGATAGATATCGGAATCTGGTTAATGTGCTTTGGAAAGTTCCTAAAATTGTTGCTAATCTGACCTTCTCCAACAAATCATCTAGTGTATCATCACATCTTATCACACAAGACGTTAGATTACAAAATTGCTTTGATCTTAGAACTATTTCGGAACATGGATTGGTTAGATAGTCAACATATCCCAGATCAGCACGTCTTTTTGGTTGTTGTTTTATAGCGGCAACGCGATTAAAAATACCTCTTTCGCCACATTTTGACATATATAAAGCCTTCCATTCATCCATAAAAATAGCCATATCAGGCTTCTCTGTATATGCGACAGAATTATTTGCCAACGCTCTTTGTGGGTCGGATATCCACCATTGTCCTTGTTTTGCATTCCTCATCCTCTGATCTGTTAGGTTAGATAAAGAGATAAGGGCAGAACGTCTAACACCACCTACTACCACGATATCGGCAATTTTACACATAAGATCGTGACATTCTATAGAATTAAGTTTGCGCCCACGAGCATCTATAAACAGTTTAACGGTAAACTCGAACAAATCAACCAATGGATCTGGTCCTGACGCACGACCACCAAAAGTTTTCAGCTTCTCACCTGCTTTACGAACCTTTGACACATCCCATCTAGGGATCATGCCTTGATATAACAAGGAGATTAACTGGCGAAATGAAGATGCCCAACCAATTTTAGAGTCTGCGACCACGATGGTTGTATCAGTTTTATGCATTTCCTCCGCGATTTCAGGTAACTGATTAATATATTGACGCTCTACAGAGAACCCGAGACCAACTCCGCACATCAAAATAAACATAGTCTCATCAAAAACTCTCGGATGATCTACTGCCACCGCTGAACAGTTGTAACCAGCAACATTGTCACGATTTAGTGCTTTGCCTGCGGTCATCATGCTTCGCATAGATGGCATAACTTTAGTGTTTATAATCGCTTCTCGAATTTCATCTGCGACTTCATTGAATTCTGGCTTTTCTTCTTTCCAAAAATTTATAAGACGGTCAATAGTTTCATCCCATTCTTCACGTCTTTTTATTTTATCATCCCAACGAGCATATCTACTCTTATGGATAAATTTAGAATATTCTGCTGTATTTAAGTTTTCTAATGACATTTTTCCTCCCAAAAAACACCACTACTCTAATAAGGTCGCCAGAGCAGCGGTGTTTATTACAATATCTTATTTTTTATTCTGTGATCGTCTTGCTTTACGTGACAGCTTATTTTTGGCACGATTCTTTTCTTTTCGGGCTTCAATGGTAGGTTTTGTGTACCCAGATCTCCACCCACTAAGGTCATGAGCATATCCCAATTTGAACAATTTTTCTGGACCTAATTTTTTAAGTTCTGTAATTTTAGAATTTGCTTTAAACTGATATTTACTCTCAATCGCCTGAATATCATCTTCTTTTAATTCTTTAGTTTCAGGGTCATTTCTCGCTCCATCAATCTCTTTTTTTGCCATTTCTTGATAATGTTCTTTAATCTCTTGAATTTTTCTTCCGTCTATAGTTACCATAATTACCTCACATTTTTTGTGTTAGATTAAACGTAATATTCCCAACAATTCCTTCGTCCGTTATTTAACTCCTGTACTGTTGTATGCACCTTCACCACGTTCTGTCTGGTCAAGTTCATCAACTTCAACGAAGTTGGCTTTATAAACAGGACAAATAACACCTTGGGCAATTCTTTCGCCACACTCAATTTCAATGACTTTATCGGAAAGGTTATGACACAACACCCCAACTTCACCAGTGTAGCCAGAATCCACTGTGCCCGGAGAGTTAGCGACATTAAATCCTCTTTTAAGGGGTGAACCTGAACGGGTTCTTACCTGTAATTCTGTACCTTTTGGTGTAGCCACCTTGATGCCTGTCGGTACAACAATCGTACCACCGGGGGCAATCTGATATCCACCTTGTTCATTTGTGGATGCTCTCAGGTCAAATCCACTATCACCTTCTTTAGCGTACAAAAGTTTTTGATTGTCCTCACCACCATTATAAGTATCAAGATAAACGATCTTTACCGGGATCTCGACATCTGACTTAAATAATGTATCGTAAATGTGTCCGGCAATGTTAGAGAACATATTAACATACTCTTCTTTTTTCATAACAAATTTCTCCTTTTTACAACAACATAACTGTAAATAAAAAAATTAAGGGTCAATTAAGACCCTTAATAATTTTTACATATATTGTTATTATTTAAAAATCGACATTACTTATGAATAACACATATTTCGGTTCCCAGACTACATCAACGGAATCCCCAACAATCTGTTCGATACAAGCACCTTTATCCCATTTGTTAAGAGCCAAAAGTGCTTCTTCAAACGTATCAAAAAATTGAGGAAGTGATTGATGCCATTCTTTGTTGACTACCTTGTAAGCCCCGTCATAGTTGTTCATTGATTAATCCTTTTTGTTAGTGGTTATAGGTTAGGAAACTCAGTATGATTAATATTACCAAGTTCATCGTATTGTGTCAATACACGTTCAATATTTTATTCTCTACTTGGGTGAAATTTTCCAAATAATCCGGCCATTTATATTTCTTAAAAAAACTTAATATATTATCAGGATTCGGTTTAATATATTCGTCATAGTCACGAAGAACACGTCTTCTTATTTCTGAGGGAATACGAGAAAAATCCATTAAATTACGATTAAATTCATAACGTTCACGTAAATTGTTATCTTCTAACCATTTTTCCCATCCACCAGCATATGATAACACCTTTTCGAATGCTTTGTCACCAAACCCCGGCTTTCTTTTGTCATCTGGATGCTCCAAAGGCGTTTTAATATTAAAAATGTTATCCTTTGCCTGACCCTTCATGCATTCCTCTACCAAGAAAAGTTCGGGGTTTGGATGTGCTACATGAGTCTTTTTTAAAGGGTTATATATAGTAACATTCTTTTTACATAATTGCAAAAAATCTTTATCGTTAGAAATAATATACCATTCCTGTTGCTTTTCAAGGCATAACACACCTATAACATCATCAGCCTCGGTGTCTTTACATCTAATGACTTTAAATGGAAAATGATTTTTGATTTCCAAAAGGAAACTTTCATACATATCATAATATCCATCCCAATCAAACTCTAATTTATCTCTGGATTCTTTGCGATGTGATTTATATTTAGACCAATAAAGTTTTCTCCACGAATGTCTATCATCCATAGCCAAAACTATTTCATTGACCCCGTGAACGTTTAACAAAGACTTGTAGATAGAATCAAAGACACGAAATTTGAATGTTTCCGTATCCATATCAACCACTTTCTTACTATTATCAGGATCGTACTTTAAAACATCTTGACCGAATAAATTCCTCATAGCAAGGTTATTCACGTCGAAACAAATTGTTTTTTTCAAATTATTACTCCAATTTTTCTTTTATATTATGTTATGTAATATGAAATGTAAACTTATTTAATCTTTCTGACATACTTTTTACCAGAATCATCAGTTGTTCTAACATAAAAAGGTCGATTATATTTTGTTCCTGACATATATTTCTGTGCAGGAGATTCCGACTTCCAACGCAAACGTCTACGACCGTCTTGCATGTTCTGATTAAATTCTTCGGGAGATACATCAAAACAAGGAAACTCATCCTTACCTTGTTTTATGATATCATTAGCCATAACACCATCAACATCAGTCTCATATCCTGAAGGTTGTGATTCCGTTCCCGATGCATTGGTGTTTTGATTTTCTCCACCCATAGTTACAACGTTTCTATTATCATTGGCGTGATTAGCACCACTATCACCCATAAATTCACCCATTCTGTGCCTCCATTTTCTTTTTTTGTTCCACACAATAATCTATTATTTTATCTATCCTATCCTCTCGTAATATCTTGGAAGGATGCTTCATACGCACATCTTTTATCGTCCTGAATATTTGTTTGCATAGTTCGCGATCAAATGGGACATCTTCGTTTATATATTCCGTTTCACCTTTATTTATCTCAATTCTGGCGACACCTGTCCCCTGTAGAGCATCTTTGATCATCTTGTACTTTATTCTGGTATTGGTATTCATATCCAAATACTTTCCATAAAGTATTGCTTTTGCTCCTCTCCCTTCCATTTTTTTAATAAAATCGACAAATCTTATATTTTCAGGCAAAAGACCTTCGTCACGTAACATATCAAATAGATATATCATGACAATATCACAAAATTCATCTGAATGTACACCTATACTACTCATATCACCGTCAATCTTATATTATTTGCATTTTTAATGGACTTCTTTAATCGATTATATCTTAATTTTGTAGCCGCACTTTCTCTCATGTAAACTGTTTTTATTTTGCCCAAACTTTTTGATTGAATATATCTCAACAGATCATCAAATTCTGGAGTAAATACTGTATTATTAGGATCACTTAACATTCCTCTGGTTTCACGAGATAACTGAACAATATATACTGTTAATAGCTCATGAAACTCATCTACCGTCATCTCTGTATTCATAAAATCTTAATATCCTCTGGAGTTACTGTATTTAAAAACTCTGTCATGTCAAAAAAATGACATATAGATAAATTATTACATTCGCCCCATGTCATTGTAATAGAAGGGATTTTTCGTAAATCGTCGTTTATTATAGATATGCCAATCAAAGCGTTAAATTGTTTTTTCTTATATATCAACATAGGTAATTTATCTGCTCTACAGGCGTCGTTACAACATTGCTCCCAGAATAGACGGATTTCGTCATTCTTAACGCCTTTCAGATGCTTATGAAAATTACTATTAGGGTAACCTACCTTACATTCAATACTAAACTTTGAGGTAAGAAATGTTCCCTCTGGTCTTAATGATATTATATCACCAGAAAGTTCTTTGTTTTCTATGGACACGGTTGCCACGGAACCACTACCCGGCGCTCTCCACCAGACATAGGGTTTCTCTACTCCTGTCAACCATTTAGTTAATGTTTTAGCAACATCACGTTCCCATGTCCCACCCTTACCTTTTCCTTTCGCCACAGATTATTTCTCCAATTAAACTTCGGTTTCTACTTTTCTATTTTCTCATTAATATCTATAATTATACTTCAAATAAATCGGATTCTTTATCGAAATGATCTAACGTGCCTTGTCCCATAGACACTATCTTTAAAACTTTTGTTAATGTGTGATCAAAGTCTACATCAACTGCATAAGTATCTATCAATTTTCGTTGAAATTTTCTACTATCATCATCATAGATTGTCCAATAATTTCTGTTCATACATAAAATCCTCCGAAGACTCGACTATGACTACTGCATTGCTTATGTCAAATGACTCGTCCCCTTCATATAACTTATCATTAGCCACATCCTGAATAGTCAAGGTTTTTTGAAAATTATCACCAAATCCAAGTATTTTAATGGGCATATATTTATCTCGTTCCCTCATTCCATTAATACCAGTATTTAAAAGTTTATCCGCCCAATCAAATAGAATATCTTTAATCTTTTTTGTCATTTTGCCAATGTTTAATGAGTATTGATTCTTGTATCTTCGAATACGAATAAATCCTTTATTTAATAAATTAATGATTATCTCTTCTCTAGCTTTACCTTCTTGTCCCATACGTTCATTGTATTTTTCATACGTCTTCTCAATCACATCAGTGGTTAATCCAAACTTTTTGGGGTTTTTAATAACAACATCGATGTGATTAGTTGATACAGGAAGAACTTCACCTCTCGGTGATATCCAATAAGCAACAGTTCCTGTGATTTCATTCAAATAAACTTTAAATTGTGTCATGACTCTAATATACAGTCCTTGTAGTAATATAAATTTTAAATCTAATAAAAAGGGTTCAATAGTATTTATACTAAAGAACCCTTTCACATTTAAATGATTTTATAATGATTACATTTTTTGTAATTCTGCCAACAATGCATCAGTATCATCTTGATCATTATCATTTGATTCGGCAACGTTTGATGATGCTTGAGATTCCTGAGTTGTATTCGCGTTAACGGGGCTTTCTGATGACATTTTAGTATCAGAAGAACTCATAACGGTATCCGAAGTCCCACGTTTATAATACTTCTCGAAGTTATGACCCACATCATCCCACAGCATCTCAGATTTCAAAAGTGTTTCCATCTCATCCACAGAAAGAACCAAAGATTTGATGTACTCTTCAAGAGAAATACATTGCGCCATAATCTCAGATATTTTTTCCTCTGTTTCAGCAATTGGAGTTGCTCTACGGGCAAAAATTGTATCACCGTAATCGGGCCATTCTTTACCATTTTTGTCCTTGGGCTTCGCTTTGACCTTCAAGATGAAGTCAAATCCATCTTCTGGATCGAAAATTTTCATTCCGTATCCCTGATCTTTATCATTGATTTCATTGGAAATTTTTGATTCCACTGTAGAGGGGAACTCATACAAACGAACAGTGTTGTTCACTTTGTATGCCTCATCCTTGACATCTACATCTCGAGGATCCTCAATGACATACACGTTAGACACATAACGTGTGTTACGTTTGTACTGACTTGCCTTACGTTTGTCTGTGTCGTTGCCTTGATAAAGAATCTTGGTAGCTTCGCAAAATGGACAATATTCCTCAAGACCGTAGGTTTTATTACAAAGGAAATACTTGAATTTTTCCCCAACACGAAAACCGTGATACATATATTCCTTATAAAATCCCTTTACTGGATCAGGTAAAAGTCGAATTTTATATTCCTTGGCTCGATCCACTGTACCCATTTGAGGGTTTTTCCATTTTCGAAAAAAGTGATTAGATGAATCATCCTTATTGTTTTCTGCCTCTTTCGCTTTTTGGTTAGCAAAATCATCATAATCGTCTTTTCTTAGCCATTTACTCATGTTTGTCTCCTATACTGTAGATTAAATTAATGTCTGTTCCGTTCTTTTAACGGTTACTGAATTATAAGGTTTTTGTGTTGCTATGTAAACCCTATCTGATATTTTTAGCACAAATAATACATTTATTTTTTAACTTGTTTATTCGGTAATCAAAATCTTTTTTTGATTCTCAGATCTTTCCTCTTTTTCCTTTAAAGTTTCCCCTGTACCATAAATAAGCTGTTCTTTGGTTGTCTCTTTTTTAAGAGGTTTCTCGAGATAAGGTTTGTCCTCTGACTTTTTCATTCAATTCATTCTCCTTTTGTATGATAAATGGTTTTATGTCTTCAAGTTGCGCTAATATTTCCCTGTATCGCTTCACAAGGTAGGGAGAAAGTGCGCGTTCATCATCAGTGAGATTTATATACCCTTTATTAACACAGTAAGCTAATGTTATTGAGTCAATATTTCCCTGTACATACATATTCACACAGACTCTTATCTCACCGTCGCGGAATTTGCAAAAATTCTGTAATTCACTATATCCGGGTCTGATAGGTTTATCCAACATGTAATCAAAAATATTGTCAAATGAATCTTTGATTTCTTGGTGAGTAACTTCAATCTTTCTTTTACAAACTTTATCTTTATGGATATATAAATTAATAACCTTTTCATTAAGAAGGTGTTTATATGTAAACCCTTTCCATAACTCAAAACCACATGACATATATACATCAAGATCGATATTAGAATATGTTGTGTTAAAGTACATAGTAGCATCATTCAACCATTTAAGGTTATTAGGATTCATCTTTTCAAGGAACTGATCCCAATCCTTCGGAATACGAAATCCTCTACCACTTGAGTTTCCTTGTGCCCTTCTAAAGGAAATATACACATCTTTATTTGTAATCACTAAATATACTCCATCATTTATATTATTAATTTTATACGAGTGACAATATAATGTAAAATTTGAGATATGTAAATGACAAAAGAGGTGATTTAAAAGAAAACCACCCCTTGTTATCAATCTTTCATTGACATTTCAATCCTTTCATGAATTCTATACTTTTTAGTCCAATATTGAACATATTCCCCAATCGTAGGTCTAAATGGCTTTCGTCTCAAAAACATTTTGGATTCAGAGCATAAGCGGTCAGCTTTCCTATGATTACAAGGTTTACATGCAGTAACGCAATTCTCAAAAGTTGACTTTCCTCCTCTTGATTTAGGTATCACATGATCGATAGTACAATCTGATTCATATTCAATATATGTCCCACAGAATTGACAGGTTTGGTCATCTCTCATAAAAACATTTCTTTTTGAGTACGGCACACTTTGACCAAATCTTTTACGAATATACGTAATCACACGAATCATCATAGGAACAATCATTTTAACTGTTCCGTCAAAATTACGTACAACTCGGTCTGATTCTTCAACGGGATGAGCCTTTCCTTCATACAAAAGACAAATAGCATTTTGCCATGAAGTAACACTTAGGAATGAATAATCTGCATTAAGCACAATCACTGGTTCCATTTTTCACACCACCTATCCTTCTATATAGAAAATTTATTTGATTCATTTCCGGTTAACACTTTTGCAACTTTCGGATCATCTTTTAATTTTGCAATATAAACTCTGTAATTTTCAATTGCTTGTTGTTTGGTTACTACATAGTCTGGTTTACCTGTTTCTTCACTGGCAACAGTTACTTCATTTTTTTCTGTATAACAAAATACACATTTGCATGCCTTGCTTCCGGTGTTCGGTTCCATTAAAACACTGAAATCTGGATGAAAATATTTATCACATTTTACGCAACGGGGCATAAACGTTCTCCTGTTTTAACATATTTCTTTTATTTATTAAAATTTGCTCAGTTCATGAAGAGATTTCTCAATGTTTGTACCAATTTCTGCCATATTATTGTTAACGTCACGACAATATCGATCAATTCCTTCGCTTAATTTCTTCCCATCACTATAACAATTCAAGATTTCCATCTTAATTAAACCGCTGATTGCCTCTTCTACTGCTAAATAGGCATCACTCACATTATCAGGGTCAACATCAACAACAGTTAATGTTACCGATGGTTTAATACTTTCGTAATTTCCCGTGTTTATAGTAAGCGTCCTTGTGACACTTAAGTTTACCTTTGCCATATACTACCTCACAATTTCATTTTTTCTATCTTTACTATACCTTTAAAGGGTTTTCTGTCACCAAAAAAGGAACGGAACGTTACCGCTGAACCAAGTCCAATTTCTTTACAAATATCCCTCTGGTCGGCATTTATGTATTCTCTCACACTTCCATCATCAAAGTAAACAGAATACGAATATTTCATACCATCACTTATCAATGCTCTGTGTTCATTGGTTAATGGTTTACCCTTATGGGATTCACTCATCTTCCTTCTATGTTCTTCTGATAGAGATTTTCCATGATAGGCACCTATACATCCATACATGGAATTGTCTTCACCAGTAAACCTACCCTTCAACGAATCACTTATCCTCTTTTTAACCTCATCGGTATGTTCTGCATTAAGACCACCACCAACGGTTCTATTGTATAAGGTATATCCATCAGACACATATCGTCTTATTATAAAATCCTCACAATAATTCAGGTCATCAATATTAGAACACTCACAAACTATTTCCCACAACAACTCTTCGTCTGAATACTTCTGTATGACAGGATACAACGTGCCATTCTTAAACCTTCTATGTTGACTATACCTCTGGCGTAGTGGTCTGGTGGTCTGACCCACATATAGTTTACCATTGGTCAAGTTAGTGACCCTGTAAATTATACCTGTATGTTCATAGTCAAAGATATCCATACCTGTATTTATACATAGTTCCTTTTCTTACCGTGTTTATAGTCAATCAACTCATCAGGGGCGGTTATACCTTCGCCATTTAATAAATCATCCTTTTCTAAATTTAATTTCACTTTCTTTGGTCTCCAACCCACTACATCAACCCCGAAATTGTAATATGGGTCACCGTAATCATGTTTATGGGAATGACCATGTAGATTATATCGTACTCCAAGGGCAGTCAAATACTCGGCTTCTTGGGGTCTGTGACTGAAACAGTACATACCCATTGACCACCTGTGTTTGAATACACGTGTAAATCCTACATCCAAGAACCATTGTTTTCCTTTACGGTCATGGTTACCCATAATGAGAATCTTCGTTCCATTCAATTGTTGGGTAATTTCGGTAATTTGTTCTTTCGTACCACCACAGATATAGTCACCCAAATGGATAACAATATCATTAGGTGTTACTACACTATTCCACTCTTCAATACCAAACTGGTGCATTTCATCCAAATTAGCAAAGGTTCGGTTGCAATACTTGATAATATTCGTGTGGAATAGATGATGATCAGAACTAAAAAAACACTCAACCATGATTTTTATATACCCTATCTTTAGAGTAATGACCCAAAGAACACTCCATTCTCTTTAGTTATTTTTTTCCAATCTTACCAACAACTTGTGCTTTGGAACACAGAAGAATGTCCAGAAGGTTACGATAGGAACGGGCGAATGCTTCTTGATCGTTTGCCTCGGATTCGGAAATCTTGTCACGCAGTTCTTGCTCAGTCTCACGGTGACGTTTAATGTCAGCCTTGAGTCCTTTCGTTTCTTCGAAAAAATATCTCCGTTTCATAACTTCCTCCAATAAAAAAGCCGTGATAGAACCTCATTACAAGGAATTGTACCACGGCATTTATGTCAACGTCAAGGGTAAAATTTAGTATTCGATAAAAGGTCCAACCACCATCAATTTTTTAAGATGTTCCCACATATGAACTTCAACGTCATGATATTCATCAGCGGGTTTCATTTTAGGTATAAAGGTTTCCATAAAATAAGGAAATTCTTTGGCATACATACCAAATTTTTCTTGGCTATCATGCATTGTCATAGTGACGTTAACAATACGATCAGCAAGTTTTACCAACCTTGCATAATGATCTTCTGCCAATAAGGGATATGTTAGTCCTTGCCGTTCCTTACGATTCTTTCCCTGTTTATCGGTCAACAGATAAGTTAGATTTGCTATTTGAGTACCAAACTCACCTTCTATGTCCTCAAAAACAACCATTGTATCCTCAATGGTGTCATGTAACCATGCTACCATGAGAACCTTTTCATCAAAGACTCCAAATGTCACCAAAACGTTGTAAACATCATTCAAATGTTTAGAGTAGGGATAGTTTTTCCCGTATGTATCGCCCTCATGAGCCTTTAATGCGAATTTTTTTGCCCTAAGTACCATCATAGACTCCTCTATCCCGACCTCAACTAAATAGTATCACAAAAACCTTAAACAATCAAGGTCGATTCTTTATCGGATAACGATTTTACTGCATCGGATTCTTCAATACTGGTACCACAATTCATACAAATATAAGTACTTCCTACAGGAGCAATCCCCGCTTTACCTGTCTGACTAACCACAGCTGACACCTTAGCAAACATGATAATCTCGTTCCATGCCTCACTCTCACAGTTACCACATTTTACCATTTCTGGTTCCATACAAATTCTCCTTATTTTTATTTAAAATTTCCAAAACTCATGACTTGTCCATTTTATTGGTATCAAACCATGCATACAATGAAAAATCATCAACATGAAGCAACGAAAAGATACTTTAAAATTGGCCCTCATGTGTTCAAAATAATTCATTTTTCTTCCATTTTTAATTCTTCATCATAATCCAAACGAGTATGATATATCCCGTCCAGTTCTCGCGTCAATCTCTGCTGCACCTGTCTTAAAGTTCCAACCTTCATTTCATCTAATTGTTGATCATCCCTTAATCTATCAATTGTATCCTTGACAACTTTTTTCTTTGCTTCGGGTGTGATTAATTTATCAGCAACAGAACGAGCGGTTGCCTCTACTGCATCAACAATCATTAGGATGGATGAATATTCGTTTGATGGTTTCTTACATCTATACCTGAAAGAATCTTCACTTTTACTTGATGATTTTTTGAATATCGATTTCAACAAACAATCCCCGTGATGTTCTGATATAATTTCAAGAACATTTTTAGGCATATCAGTCTCATTGATTAATATTAACAAACTATCTGATACATGTCGTGTTATTAACTGATATGAAATATGCGGTTCAAGATTATCATGAGGGTTTCCTTCACCATTTTGATTTTCGGTGAAATATTTAGGATTCATCATCTTACCAATATCATGATAGTATGCACACACTCTCATAAGGGTGGCATCTAGACCAAGATCAGATACAACTGATTCCGATAAATCAGCAATGTTCATTGAGTGCCTAAACGTCCCCGGTGCAGCACTTTTAAATTTATTTAACAATGGATGATCAGAGTCAAGATATTGTTTTAAATTTGATATATCTATTTCTTGCTCATCAGACATAAGTTCTCCTTTATATTAACACCACTAAAATTGAATAAATTTATCCTTTATTATAATAATAAAAGTATATTATAAGTAAAGGTGTTAACTTAATATAGACAAAAAATAGCTACACCCCCCACATCTGGTACAATGGGGGGTATGTGCTTTTTTGCATTTAGTCGGATTTACGATAAAATACGTGATAAAAGTCCTGCTCCACTTGAATTGTTATAACATCTTGAGATGAAACTCCTAATTGTCTAAGTTTATCATTAATTTCCCCGACAATAATGGGTGGTTTTCTTGAATTTCCTTGAGAATTAAAAACTGGAACACCAAATGCTGCAATTGACATACTACACCTCACACTTTATTTTATTTTTGCTGCTTGTTCTTTTATTTATATCTTTGAATAATGCACTACACATCAATAAAAGGCTTACCACATTCAGGGCAAAAGTAAACAGTCTCACGTCTTAAATATCCACTCTCGTAAGTTCTTTCTGCTTTAATATCATTGGACAGAGTAAATAACTCACCGGAATCACCTTCAACCACTTTTAGGTTTTTACTATCCCAGCCATCTTTGTAGTCACAATAAGGATATTTCATATTATAAATCCCTTTCAGTTTGCCATTATATTGATTTAACCATAAAATATCATATCAACACTGTCTTGTCAAGTTTGCCATTTGCCAAGAGATTGACCTTTTCACACATATTACATCTGATTTAGTGTTTAGTGTCCCGAAGAATACCCCGGAAATAGGTGTTATAAATATTAATTGTAGGGAAGACCTCTGGAACTCCTTAGATTTCTAGTCTCTTGACTTTAGTTTCTGGTTGTTCCAGAACCTTCTTAGCGAAGGTCACTGTAAGAACACCATCTTCAAACTTTGCTTGTGCAGTATCTGGATCATGAAAATCACCTAAATTATACTGCTTTGTGAAAGAACGTCTCGCAAACTTTCTGATGATGTACTTGTTGTCTGTCTCATCGGTCAACTTCTCTGCCTTTACAGTCAGAACATTGTCCTCAACTTCTGCGACAACTTCTTCTTTTTTGAACCCAGCTAAAGCGAACTCAAAGTTCAATACCTCATCCTTATCAACAAAAACGTTGCATACAGGATAACTATTTTGCTGAGTGAGGGGAGCCACGTTGCCAAATACGTGATCAAAAATCCTCTCAAAATCGTTAAACATGGACAATTGGTTAATTCGTCCTACTGGCATAAGGTCTTTTCTCATAATAAGCACCTCCATCTCCTTTAGATTTAAGCGAGATTCGGCAGAGGTCTTCCCTAACACTATTTATATCACAAAAACAAATTATTAAATAAAAATTAATCATTTTTTTTTTCATATTCTTCCGCATATCTTCCAGCCATCATTGCATTAGAACCCGAACTAAACCCCAATCCTTCATATAATTCAATTCCTTCGAATATCAAAGGTCTACCGTTAACACGTGATGTGTAAAATGGTGAATCATATCCAACTTTACCTCTATTAAATATCATCTTTTGTCCTATTTTTGTGTCATTATTAGGACAATTATTAGTACCAACCAAATAAGCTTTATCTTTGTTCTGGATTGACCCTTTTGGTACAAACAGAATAGTATCTTGTTCATACTTTTTACCAAGACGAATCAAGTCATTCTCAAGAGTACCTTTATTGTCAAAATCGACCACAAAGAATGATATCTCCTTTGTAGAAACACCACCCTCAAGATAAGACCCGACAAGTTTTGTGGCACCTTTATACCCCATTTTTATGAGGTCTGCCATGAGTGCCTTATTTCTCTTGTCATTTTCTTTTCTTGTTATCCTCACAGGCGGTTTATCGGGGTAACATGGTTGTTTGTTATCCATATATCCACAATTAGTGTATAACCTAAACGCAGTAATTCCACCACAATCGTGTTCTTCATTATGTTTCCATAATCTACTCAATGAACTCTCTATCAGATATTCTCTAATTCCCATTGATTTGCCTATTGGTTTATTATTCAACTTTTTGTTCAGAAAAATGTCTAACTGATCGCATTTCTGTCGGAGTGTGGTCAAGTATCGTTCTAATCCTATTCTGGATTGACTCAAACACGAAAGGTCTACCGTTAACTTTTGAATAAAACTCACCTTTCTTGCCGAACATTGACTTTCCTAGTTTATTCTCAACACCAATTCTACCGTTACCGGGATACCCATTAGGACATTCATTAGTAGAAATGATGTAGTATTCGCCAGATGACTTACTATAAGTAATGGAGTCTTGGTCGAACTCTGTACCTAAAGATATCAAATCATTTTTTAATGTTCCTTTGTCCTTCAAATCAATAACAAGAAATGATTCCTCTTTAACAGGTACTTCATTATCTGAACCATAATTCTCTATATAAGTACCTTTAATCTTAGTGATACCATATCCCATTCTTTCTAGTCTGGATGCCAGAATATTGTTTCTCTTCTGTTTCTCGGATTTCGTATACTTCACACCATCCCCACAATCTCTTGCGTCACGATATGCAGATATAGTACCAGAATCGTGTTCTTGGGTCTGTCTCCAAACCCTTGACAACGAAGATTCATTAAGTGCGTTAATATCACATCTTGCAAACTCTTCGCCTATTAAATGTTCTCTGATTCCCATTATTCCCTATTTTCTCCCACCTTCATCGTTTTCTAATATCCACTCTATTGAACCAACCACGAGCATACTTCTCCTGTTTGGGAGATTTTGTCATATATTCAATATAGTGATTACCTTGTAAAATATTTATTATCTTACATAGTAATTCTTCACTATCAGTTTGTAAATATGTATAAAGATATTTATGTGTTGTTGATCCATATCCACCATCAACAACCATATCTGGATACAGTTCGCCGTTTCTATTAAGAACGTTTAACCCGATTTGCATAAACTTTACCGCACGACCTACCCCCATGTTAACACTGGTATCAAACATCTCCAAAGCCAACATTTTAGGCATATCATCGCCACAATATGGGTCAAAGTACCTCTCTTTATAATACCGTTTAACATCTTCTTGTAAAGTTTCAGAAAATTCAAGACACTTTGGAAAATCGAAATTGGATCTCACATAATCAATGTGATCCCAACCTATCCAAGATGGGTTGTATACCCTAGAAATTCCCTTATATGTCTCACCACCAACATCATCTTCATCAAATGAGTATCCACCCTCATGTGACATTGTTATTGCATACGCATCCCAAAAGTAACTCATATTCTACCTCCAATTACACATCGAAGGTATTTATATTACTTTTTTGGTTTATGACAAAATTTACACTTATCTGGTAATAAGTTCGGGTCATGACACGACTGACAAAACGCATGAGTTCTTTCTGCGGCACCAAACCCACCCATCATACCACCATGAGGGTTATGACAAGTCATACACCCCATTATTGACGTGTGAGGTTGATGTGGAAAATCCACAGGACCCCTTTTTGTCGATATTGTTGAGGAAAAACAAAACTCTGATATCAATACCAACAACAGAGTCATAATTATTTTTTTCATTTTTTATGGCATCCAGTACAAATAGTCGGGGCGGTCTTGGTTTTATCTGCCTTATGACAAACTTTACAAACCTTGTGACCAACATCCTTATTCATTCCAACTTCGGTGAACTGATTGACCCACTCATGACAGGCGTCACAACTGTCACCTTTCACTGAATGAGACAAGTGATTGAATGTAACTTCACCCTTGCTGGTCGGATAGACCTTGGTGAAATTTGGTGAACCTAATTCCGCATAAGCGAAGCTTGCACAGAACAACATTAAAACGATTAACAATACTTTTTTCATAAACAAATCTCCTTTGTGTTAGTGTTACCTTTATTTAACACTGTTTGATACCCGATATCACTATACATCTACCTACATTTAGATAGTTATTTTATTTATGGTGGGCCCTGCAGGATTCGAACCTACGACAACCCGGTTATGAGCCGGGGGTTCTACCAACTGAACTAAAGGCCCGTAAATAATATTATGAATTATTTTAATGCAACTCCAACCACCTTTTTAATAATTGATTTAAATCCGTCCCAATCGTTTTCTTTAATAAATAATTCCATTTTAATTATCTCTGCTTTGGTAGCTTTACCGTAAAACTTGACCATTTCCTCAAAACCGATATTACCGTGATAAGCAGCTTCATTCATCTGATCTGGTGCTAAAATAAAATTTTGCAATTTTGACATATATTTCTCCTGTTCTACGGATAAAGATTTACGTCAACACATCACGCTCGATATGTTTTAATAATTCCCTTGTACCATTCAGTGGTTGTGCGTTATAAACATTCATCACAATATTCACATGGAGGAAGGTTACGGACTTGAACCGTATCCGTGGTATCAGCACGAACTCATTGATTTCCAATCAAGACTAGTATCCTATCTAGTTAAACTTCCTTAGATTGATTCTATACAATATGTACTGTAACATTTTTCACAGACGTAATGTTCTGTGATATACGGTTCCACTCCTGCGGTATACACCAAGAACCCATTCTTAAAAAACTCTTTCGTGTTCTCTTTATGAGGATTACAGTGAGGACAAGGACGTTCATACTTGCTAATGTATTTCGGGTGACCACTCTCTACCTCTTCGGTAGGATAGGTCTTCAAGCAACACCCACAACGATAACCATCGTGTTCTTCCTGCCAGTAAATATGACAAGGACAATCATCATCAGGACATACAAGACCTGTCTTGTGACCATCTTCAAGGTATTTGATTTGTGCTTTCATACCCTCATAACGGTCTTTCCTGACAATGAGGACATTATCTTTGTGTGCCCAACCATCAAAATGACCATCATGAATCTTGACATAATCCTCTGGACCATCAGGTAACACTTTATCCCATTCTCCATCAGTAGGCGCAGGCATCCAATGAGTTACGTCATCAGTCAGAAACCCCTTCTTACCGTAGAAACAGTCACCATATACAGGTTCAGTACCCTCTTCAAACATTTCCCTTGGATACTCTTTTCTTAAATATCTGCCTTTATAAACACCCAAAACATCGAAAAAATAGAACACATCTTGTCCATCTTCGGGTTTCTGATCTTTAATGCGAATCCAATTATTCATTAGCCTTTGCTTTCAGATCTGCAATAGTGTCTTCCAGACGTTTAAGTTCTGCGTCAATCATTCGCTTCAATGCTTGCGCTTCACCTAAAGACAGTGCCGCATAATCATTGTAGGTCATTTCCTTCAATTTTTTACTTATCACGTGTTTGTCTCCCTATATCCCACGAATAGTGTTTCTCGTATTCATCAAAGAAATTGTATGGGTTTTTGTTACAATTTGACCTTTTTCTCCGAAACTTAAACATCATCATATCCTTCTTGACCTAAATCCTGTATCTGTTTTACGAGTTTATCAATCCGTTTCTGTTGATAATCCCATGCTTCACGACTTTCAGAATCCTTAAAGATTCCTACTTCGTCTGCCCATTCATCGTATGTCATAAGTTTCCTTTAATTTTGGTAGCGGTGAAGGGAATCAAACCCTTACTGAACACCTTATGAGAGTGTCATCAGTATCAACTGTCACCGCTTCAATTTCTATAACTATAATCTTATCCTATTCAAACAATTCTGTCAATGACGGAAATTGTTCCAACAAGATAACCTTGATTTCCTGTGCTATCACCCTATGTTCCTTCTGTGTTGCGTCATCACAACGTAGGATACAATAGTGGATAAAGGAGCGTATATCCCCTGTGAGGTACAATGTCGTTTTGGTCAACCCTTCAGGAAGAACCTTCCTTGCGACCTCTTTAGCGATACCTTTTGCCAAGGCTGCTTGATATAGCTCGACCGCACTGTCACGAAGACGTGCTTGATTCAGTGTCCACCAATCCTGTAGCCCTTTGTCATGAACTTCGATAGAACTCTGTCGGTTCTTCTTGTCCTGTAGACGTGCCTCGGATAGTTCAAACGAATCCTCTGTGACCTCTGCATACCTTTGTGAGAATTCCTGAAACTTGCATGACTTGTGACGGATGATCTGCCTACCAATTTCTCTGGTACATTTAATTTCCATGGTCATACTGGCAGTTTCAAAGATCGACCAATGTGCGTGATCAGCACAATATTTCAACAGTTTCCCCGCAGTTTTGTGGTTTGCTTGATTGTTAGGGTTTGATACCCTTGCAACATAAGCAATCAATTCCTCTGCCGTTTCACACTCTTCAATAACAGGTTTCGTTATCGCAACAAGTTTAACACTACTCATGTATATCTCCCAATTAGACCTTCCAATAATCTATCCCTTTTCTTGTACAAAAAAGAAACGTCATCACCTGATTGCTCTCGGCTTACAAACGACCAATCACTTAGATACTTTTCCACGGCAACATCAAGTATTTTTTTATAGAGTTTATCTCTTCCGGTATCGGTTCTAATTCTTATTTTATCATAACCAGATGTTTTCAAAAAGTCCAACGTTGTCTTAACTACCGTAGCAAAAACAACCTGTGAAGTTTTACCGTGAGTATGGGTTTTAACATTAAATCTATTCTGTGTAACGTTTATAAAATGTACTTCTATCTCGTTTTTGACATTCTTTACAAAGAAAACCAAGAACATTTCGCCATTATCAACGAAAGTATACCCCCTAATATAGTCTATAGACTTCTTTAAATCATCCCTAGCGTCATTATAATCTTGTTCAGACCAATCAGAATTATCCATCAAATCAGTCATCATCGTATAAAACTGGGAAGGAGTAACTTTTTTTGATAGTGTCGATGTTTTATTCAAGTCAAAACTTTCTAATATAGACAAAGATCCGTTAAATTCTTCAAAATTATTCATGTAAACCTCTTATTATAGTCTGTTAAATACTCAACCACCTCATCAGGTACGAACTGTTTCCAATCATCATCACCCTCTAAAATCATCTTTCTACATTCTGTTCCTGAGATACCTGCAATATATTTATCAACTTTAATCTCATTGACTTCATACCCAACGCCACGACCGTACTCCACAGATTCTAAATCTGGAATTATAATCGTTTTTACGTCTGGATAGTCCTTGAATCTATAATCAATCATTTCCTTGACTTGTTTAGCAGACCAAGGGTTGTTTTTATCCGGTGCCACGTCACGTATGGCAAGGGTTACGGATTTACCTTCATCTAATTTCTTACGAATAATATAATCATGACCATTATGGAAAATCCCATTCCAACGACCTATAAACATACATGCTGGTTTGTGATAAGGTTTTAATAGATCAATAATATCATCTACACATTCTTTGATTGTGGATAACTCTGTGAATGCTGTATACTCAGGATTAATCGGTTCTTCATAAGGCGCATCAAAACCTGTGAAATGGGTAATATCCCCATTCATGGCGCGTTTCCACATACCCTTTACATCACGTTCAGCACATGTATCCTTAGACGCTGATACATGAATCTCAATAAAATCACCATCATTAAACAATTCACGTACCATATCTCTTGCTTTAGCTTCTGGTGATATGAATGAACAAATGGCATATGTACCAGTCTTAACAAAAAGCTTTGCAATCTCACCCATTCTTAAAATATGATCATGTCTATCTTGTGGAGAAAATCCAACATTTTTGCCTAAATAGGTTGATCTTAGATCATCCCCATCCAATACAACCGAATTTGTTAATACTTTATTCAATTCATTTGCAATTGTGGTCTTTCCTGAACAGGGTAGACCGGTTAACCATACACATTTCATCTGACCTTCTCCCACACCTTCTCATGGATATAATACAACAACATTTTCACGACAAACTCTAGAGTGGTTATTTGGGATGCAATATCAACTGATCCTGTTAACGCAAAAGATATAATAAAAGTGAAAAATGTTGCAAAAAATCTCCACGAAATAGTTTTATATAATGTCTTCACAGCTTTTCGGAATACAACTCCATCATTAAATTGTCCATATACTCCTTTACATTATAATTAAGCAATAACCAATTGTCAAGGTCGATTTCTTTTAACGTTGGGACATAGTGACTTCCACAATACCCTTTCCAATCTTCTTTTATATGAAGTTCGACCACTGATCTTGTTTCTTCACCAAAACGTCTTACAACCTCGTTTACACCCATTGTATGGTGAAGGATACGTCTGTGTTCTGGTCCACGAAACTGTGGTTGAAATTGGTCAAGGAATTGATGAACCTCTGTGTATGATTTGCCAAAATGTTCAATGGATTGTTGTTCATGTTCATTTAGATGGGGCATAAGAGTCCTTATGTTTAATGGAGGAAAGCTGGATATTCGAAATCCATCCGTGTTACCACGAACCAGCCACTTAGCAGGTGGTGTCAGTACCTTACTGATTAGCTTTCCGTGAATGGAGGCGGGTAAAAGAATCGAACTCTCACGTTTTACCGTGGCAGTGGGTTCAAGCCACTTTTGTCACCTTGACGCTACCCGCCAAATATACACTTTTCCTCATACCTCTTAGAGATATCAGGAAAAGTGTATCTTATTATTTACTTTGTAAATCATTGTATACTTTTTTTTAAAAAGTATGAAGGTTTGAGACTAAGACCTTCGTTGTCAAGACTTTTGTGAGATTATCCGTAGGGGACTTATTCCCTTTGGTTCCTCACGTGTCCACATGAAACTCATTCATGTATCCCAACGTGACTGCATTATTAAAGTGTCTGCTTTAACACTGTCCTGTATGACTATTCAATACTTTGTCTACCCTAGTGTGTAGCGAACACCCTAAGTGCGACTCCCTATCAATACTCTCCACCTTGCGGGTTTTGAGTACCCCAATTCACATAACATGTTGGGGATTAAGCCACTTTCATCATACAGCGGGGTCAACTTTGCGTTTGAGTATTAATATTGGATTTGAACCAATAATCAACAGCTTTCAAGGGCTGTCAATTAACTATCGAAGATGTGTGACCCCTGTGGATTCATAATCTTGCGACTACGAAATACCACACACCTAGTATCTTTCCCGTTTGTATTGGTACTCAATGGTTTGTCAAGATTCCGTCCACCTACTACCGTAGGTATCCGTTCCCTATCGAACTACCAACCGCCCTTGACACTACTCTCGGACTGAGTTGATTACCCCTTATCTTTTGTAATTAAGTAGATTTGGTATGCAGTAATTCGGTACCACCCGAAAGATAAACCAACCAGAGTTACCCATTGGTTTATTTGTCCTACTCTACCGTCCTTACTCAAGTCCATCCCTTGGTAAGATGAACTCACCCATTACGGGTGAAGACGAGGCTTGCTTGATTATCCCTTTTATAGGGCGGGAGACTGATAGAAGTACATCCCTTTCCCCACGTTACCGTGGTTTATTTCTATGACCTCAAGCGACCATATTCTGATTTTGAAAGAACTTATTGCTCTTTAGCAATTGAAAGTAAAAACGGTGAATGACAACATCAATCATCCAAGATTTCTCGACAACCCAAACATTCTGACACATCCCAATAGGGTAGCAAGTCCTATTGTTTACCTCCCCCGAAGGGTTCATTGGATGAGGGGAATTTCCTTACCCCCAACTCCCACTGGCATTGATTCTATAATAGGCTATCGTGTGGATTTCAGCAGGAGAACCAGAACCTTGACCTTATTGCGACCACACTAGGTTACGTTACCTCGGTCTGTTCTGTTCATTGTTCAGGATGACGTTACTAACCACTCCCTTTAGATATACCGCATCGGGCTTTTGGGTATTTCAACCCCTATCAGGGTACGTTATGGTCATGCAACCATTATTCCGTCAACCGTTTTTACTTTCAATTGTCAAAGAACTTGACACAATCCCTTACCCCGTTGATATTATCTCTGGACACCAAGTATCTCTCTTGGTTATCTGTGATGGGTGATTGTGACTACTTAACCACTATACCAGTTTGTTTACCGTATGTAAACATAAAACTTAAACATTTTTTTGCTTCTTTTTTAATGGTTGGTTCACCTACGACAACCCGGTTATCTGGCTCTGTAGTCCGAAATGGCTCTGCTCACCTCGCCGGGCGAGATCCCACGCTCTCTGTAGGCTCGATCTTGTAAATTTTTTCGCACTTCTATGGCGTTTAGGTTGATTTGGCGTACCTCAAAACCATTCGCGGGGAGAATCCCATCTCGCTCTACCGGGTCTGTACATACCGTCCTGTCGTATTCCTCGCAGCGGGTGTGGTACTCTTTAACCAAACTGTGCAGATATTTTTCTTTATCCGTAAGCTCAAAGGTTCCGAGTGGCTCTTGATAAAAAACCAGATAATTTATCTCTGAATTCTATCGTTTCACCGCCAGTTATTTCTAAGGTATGTAGTTTATCATCCATAGATTACCTCGCTAATGGTGAGGGCGGGGGGATTCGAACCCACCGATATACAGATTAAAAGTCTGTTGCCATTCCACTTGGCTACGCCCCCATAACTATAAAATTGGTAGGGGTGAGGAGATTCGAACTCCCACTAATCAGGGCTTAAACCTGATGCCTCTGCCTTTGCGCTACACCCCTATACATATAAACATGATACACTATATTCAGCGATTTGTAAACTTGAGAAGTTCGTCCTCCCATACCTTCTTAGGGAACGGACACCCACGACTTTTTTAAAGAGGTTTGGGATGACGCCTATCAGACTTCCTCTATAAAACTGGTACTCCTGAGAGGATTCGAACCTACTATAGAGCGATTATAAGTCGCCTATTCTACCATTGAATTACAGGAGCATATTTAATATTCTGGAACCCCTTGGAGGAATCGAACCTCGTACCTTCCATCCAACTTTTAAGGAACAGATTAGAAGTCTGTTGTCGGGGCAAGGGGCTTAAATTCTCAAACAAACTAATCAGTATTCTACAGTCTTTATGTAACTATGTCAACACTATATTCAATTTAAAATATTGACAACTTATGTATTGGAGCGGGTAGACGGAATCGAACCGACAATTACAACTTGGAAGGCTGTAGTTATACCTTTTAACTATACCCGCAAAACTTTAAACTTGGAGCCGGATGCAGGAATCGAACCCGCAAATTCTGATTACAAAACAGAAGTTATACCATTTAACTAATCCGGCTTATGGTCAGGAGTAAGGAATTCGAACCCTTGTTTGCTGGGTCACAGCCAACACGATTTACCTCTATCTTAACTCCTGATTTAACTGGTACTCGCCATGGAATCAAACCATCCAGTCTCTTTGTAAGAGATACTAGGTCATCAGACCTTCGACGAGCTTAAACTTTGGTAGCCCATGCGAGTGTCGAACTCTCCCTGTACACGGTCTAAACGTGTTCTCTCTGCCATCGTGGAGTAATGGGTCAAAATTCATAAATTTGGTGGAGGTAGGGGGAATCGAACCCCTCAGTCACTTTCCTTGCAAGGAAAAGCCGCAACCCCATTGCCTACCCCCTTAAATTTTGGTGATGTGCGTCAGCTTCACAGAAATTAATCTCCACCGTAACACTAACCCTGTCACCACAGGGACATACTCATACGAGTGTAAAGTGCGCTTTTTGGGATAGTCAGCCCCTTCAATCATCAGGGTATCGCCACCTGACTAGACACTAACTAAGTGTCGCGTCTATATAAATGGTCTGCCGGGTAGGATTTGAACCCACGATTTCCTGCGTCCAAGGCAGGTCGCATACCAGACTTGCGTACCGACAGATATAAATCATAAAAGACTAACTGAGAGTGTCAGTGTTCCCTTTTGACGTGTTTAAAGGAACTTTCGGTTCATGTATCCGAGCCTGTGACAACTCAATATGCTATTTACACGTATTGCATATGATCTTGTATGACACATACTCTGACACTCTCAGAACTTGGTAGCGGAAACGGGATTCGAACCCGTAACTCAAGGATATGAACCTTACGAGATGCCATTTCTCTATTCCGCGATAATACTTGTTAGGCGCTTATACACTCGTCGTCGTGTCCGCACTCGCCACACTGCCCACACTCAAGGCAAACTGCCCATTGCCTGTTTTCTCCGTCCGAAAAGTCGGTCAATCCACAACTGGCACACGACGAGCAATCTTCACTCCTCCACCCAGCCTCACGAAACATCGCGTTATCGTGGCAAACAAATGGTTCTGTTTTGCCGTCGGTCAAATGGTCAACTTCTTTTACTCGATTAACTCGTAGGTCGATCCAGTCGCAGCAGAAACTACCGTGCGGGCGTTTCCACGCCAATGACCGCGCTTCTTTTGATGATCTGTGGAATACCAGTTCAGCATGTTCCTGCCGACATCCCTCAGCAAAGACAGAATATGCTTTTAACATTATTTCTCCAATCCGCAAGAAGGTTAACTAAATCGTTGTCACTCATACATTCAGGTTACTGGACTATCGGATACCTGTTCCGATGTAGTATGATTCACCGAGCCATTGACAACTTGTAAATTAAAAAGGGGAAAGCTACGAAGACAAGGTTTCATGATACTATTGGAAAGCGCCGTATCATATTCTTATTCCCACTTGGCCGTTGGGGGTCTTCTATGGAAAGATACCTCATCTTTCCCCTTAACTGTGTAAACTTGGTACTCCCTCAAGGATTCTAACCCTGAACTTTCGCTAATCAGGCGAATGTGATAAACAATTTCACCAAGGGAGCAAACTTCCGGTAGAGTGTACAAGGAGGTAAATCATCAACTTATACCCATCTACCTTAAAATTTGAATGGAATTTGTTCGTTTGTTCCATTCTGAAACGAAAACCCTCACCTGCACACGGGGTCGTTTGGGTTCATCCGTCTTTTGTTAGAGTAAAGGGTGAGTCTCAAATGAAATCTAAGGTGTCTCTTATTTCGTCAGACCTTACTATTGAAGTCTCAGTGAATTCTGAGAATACTTCTTTCAGGACACTACTTCGGACTTTCCTACGTTTCAAGATATTCGGATCACTACTTGTCATCACCGCCGGAATTGAACCGTTCTTTCCCCGTACTAAAGGGGACGTGCATTCATACACCATTGATGTTCTTCGTCAGACCCTACTTTTCACTACCCTTTTTCCCTCAACCGTGAAAACATCTTATCAGGTTCGTTTTGAATTGTCAAGATGTTTTTTTTTTGATTTTTCTTGGGTGAGGGTTTTGATAACCCCCCGAAGCCGATATACACGGTCAACCCAAACTTGGTGTCTCTTTCAGGTTTCGAACCCGACTCTTCTGTTCTTCAAACAGACGCTTTCACCAGATTAGCTTAAGAGACAAATTGGCATAGACGTGAGGAATCGAACCCCTTAGTGCTGGTTTTGGAGGCCAGTGTGTTCACCAGATACACGTTAACTTACGCCTATATAAAATTGGCACCCTGTACGGGAATCAAACCCGCCAAATCCTGAGTGACAGTCAGGTATCACCATCAGATGATCTACAGGGTATAACCATTTAATTTTGGCTCCAAGTGCAGGGATCGAACCTGCGACATTCTGGTTAACAGCCAGACGTTCTACCTCTGAACTAACTTGGAACATAAATTGGTACTCCGTAGGGGAATCGAACCCCTTTCAGTGGACTGAAAACCCACTGTCCTAACCAGTAGACGAACGGAGCAAAATATCGAGTCCTCGCACCGTATCCCTTAGACTTGTCGAGGTAGTCGCCGAGTTTGAGGACTCTTTAAAATTTTGGTGGGGTAGCACGGAATCGAACCGATATTGCCTGACTCAAAATCAGGTGTGCTACCATTACACCAATCCCCTACAAAAATATCACGATAACCCATATGAATCCCATGTTGCTTTGTTCATAAACATGCATCGAGTTTGTATAACTTCCGTTAAAGATTTCCATTCTTTAAAATCTTCAAGAATTCTGTTTTCTTTAACAACGACCCATTTTCCCGTAGGATAGATGTTATCTTTTATTGCAGGATTTTCATTCCTTACAATATCAACCTGAATGATCGTTATACCTTCATCCATTTTAGATTGACATCGATCACACGCATCATAATCAAAAAATTCAGGAACACCTGTCGTATCTGTTTCGTCTTTAGCCTGTCTACACCAAAAGCATACATCCATGGGTTTAAAATTGGCACCCCTGCAAGGAGTCGAACCTTGCCATCTCAGTTCGTAGCCGAGAGTTTAATCCACTAACAGGGGCATAATCTCCTTAAGTTTTATAAAATCTTACACCAAGGACATTAACTTGTCAATACTAAATATTTAATTGTCAAGGATCATAAAACTAAAAAACCACCTACAAAATTTTCTGTAGGTGGTTTTTATTAATATATGTATACCAATAATTAAACCACCTACACTACCCCCTGATACTCATCACGTGTAACAAAACACGCCATGGGGTTCATGTCGCTAATATTAAACGACCAACTAATATGTATCCGTGATTTTTTCATTGAAATTGACATCTCCATAATCTTCTTATAAGTTATTTATAAAAAATTTCATTTTTTTTGCAAAAAAAAAATATTAATTTGTGTTAATTATAACCACTAATCAATTCAAGTTGCTGTTTTAACTGACGATTTTCCTCTTCAAGTTCCTTCATACTTTCTACCCATTTCGGGTTTGGTGCAAGACGATTGTGACCGCATTCAGGGTTCTTACAGAAGTATGACGCTCTTTCCCAATTCGCACCCCATACTTCACACTCTTTTGAATACAGAACTTTCTTGGTCAGTTGACTTTGGTATTTAGCAGGTAAAACAATGGTGATATCAACCATCATATCAATCTTATCACTACCACATTTTACACATCTTGGTATATACGACATTATAAACCCCTATAGAAAGGGGTGACATAAGCCACCCCCTTTATTTGATTTAGATGATGAACAAATCTCCGGCATCAGAAAAGAAATCATCGACAACTTTTTCGATACGTTTGTGAGCGGCCGTGAAAATAGGAGAACTGTTACCGCGTCCCGGTCGTTCGGATGCGATTGCCGAAAGAACCGTATATGCACCGAAGCGCGTTTGTCGAACTCCGAGACGAGTAAATAGTTGATTATAAGAGTTGATAATTAACCGCGCCTGATTTTCGGACAAATAGCCATTGCGACCACCACTTTCATCGACCAGGCCATTAACAAAAGACTCAAATTGCTCACCCGTAAACACCTCTTGATCAAAACGGCGAAACATTTCAGCGGTTTGACGGAAAAGTTCAAGTTTTGCTGCAAAGTCTTCACGGATACGGGCAACCAGACCGCGTTGAACGTGCGAATAGGTCTGAGTGAACATATTGTTCAAGAAAGTAACATTTCCGTTATCACGGTATGCGGCAACAGTGAAACCTACACTGGATTTACCATCGTACCCGTTGAAAATTGAAACCTTGGTTTTAATAATTTCATCGCCAATTGACATATTGAACTGATCACCATCGAGGATAAAATCACGTTGCCAACGGTTCTGTTTCCAGTTCAGGTGGTCACAAACTGATTCAATCGGAAGATCGGCAAAGGCTTCTGAGAAAATATCAAAAACCTCTTCGTTCAACATAAGTTTGTAGTGAGGACCAACAGTACCAAGAACTTTACCGTTTTCACCATTCAACAGTGCATCACGGTCAACATACAAATCTGTAGGAGTTTCGTCACCTTCATAGGTGAAAGGGGTGAAAAGTTTATTTCGGATTACAGGGTAAAAAGGATTCAATTGATTAAGAAACTGCATTTTTATATCTCCTATTAATTAAAGTTCATAACCTTTGTCGATTGCCCATTTTTTAACATCATCTTTTAACGCATTACTTGCGATAGAGAATGAATTGGCGACAACTGGTTTGGAATTAGCCCTTACTGATCCAGAAGACCCCAAAAGAATGTACTTTTTATCGCCTTTTGACGTAACCCATTCTAACACAGAATATTTGTTTTTGGAAGGAATTTCTTTAGCACCACGGACAGACTCAAAATACATTTTGTATTGTTCTTTGAGGGTGAGGTTTTTAAATAGTTTCGCCATAACATTTTCCTTTTGTAGAACGAGATAACCCCATACTATCCAAATATGGGGTGAGTGTCAAGGATTTTATTATACACTCCAACCATTTTTATAGCCTCTTGGTAGTTCAGTGAAACTTCCAGTTGCATTATCAGTATGTTGAGAAATTGCGGATAAAAAGTCCGAAACACGTCTCTGTTGACTTGGATGAAGTGATACTTCTGGTTCTCTAATGAAAATTGGCAACCCCTGACCAGCCTTCTGCATCAACTTAATCGGAAGGTCACATAAACCAATAACATGTGCCATAGAGTCTGGACGGTCTTGTGGCTGTAGATCACGCTCAATCTGATACCCAAGTATATATTCAATCCATGCATTCGCCACAGGATCAATTTTTACAACACGATTACCATGATAACGAGTGTAATCAAAATTGATTTCAATTGCATCAGTTACGTCAACTTGAAGATTCCCTTCATGACAAATAATTGTCAAAGGTTTCGATAGATCCAAATCTTCATGGTCAGTCCATTGACCCCCGCCCATTCCACGACTTCTAATTCCTACCATTTTTAATACCCCTTTATCAATAAATTGTCAAAGCAACGTTCATATTTTCTGGTAGATCCGTTTCGGGTACGCCATAAAACTCTAAAACCTTTTTAATAAGGAGTTCGGCTCTTTCCTGATTGTATATAAGAATTTCTTCCAAGTCACCCTCGTAATCACAAGTTTCGTCGATATATCCATCCTTATAGAACGCTCGGTTACCACAACCAAAAGTAATCTTAAAATATGGTGACGGTGTAACTACTTCGAATGATTTGGGTTCCATGTTTTTCTCCTTGTAAAAGTAAGGGGTGACCTTCTGGTCACCCCTTACTTTTATTGAACAATCAGACCGTTCTGATCAGCGGTTACAGTGATAGTATCACCGTTTTTAATTTGGCCACTAAGAAGGGCTTTACCGATCTGAGTTTCGAGAGTGCCACTCAAATACCGTTTGAGAGGTCTTGCCCCGTAGATAGGGTCATACGCAACATCTGCTACATAATTTTTAGCCTCATCGGTGATTTCCAGTTTGATTTGTCGATCTTCCAAACGCTTACGAATATCACTCAGAAGAAATCCAACGATAATCTTGACATTATCTTTAGTTAAAGGTTTGAACAAAATAATATCATCAACACGGTTCAGAAATTCAGGTCGAAACCCCCTTTTAAGGTCTTCAAATACCCGATTACGAGTAGAATCTTTAATCTCACCCCAACCGTCAATTCCTGTAAGCAAATGTTGACTTCCAATATTGCTTGTCATGATAATAACAGTATTTTTAAAATCAACAGTGCGACCTTGACCATCAGTAATACGACCATCATCCAGAACTTGAAGAAGAACATTAAAAACATCAGGGTGAGCCTTTTCAATTTCATCAAAAAGAATGACACTGAACGGTTTTCTACGAACCTTCTCAGTCAATTGACCCCCATCATCAAATCCGACGTAACCCGGAGGGGCACCAATCATACGGGAAACACTATGTTTTTCCATATACTCAGACATATCAATACGGATGATATTCTGCTCAGTATCGAACATAACTTCGGTAAGTGCTTTAGCCAATTCAGTCTTACCGACCCCTGTTGGTCCAAGAAAAATGAAAGAACCAATGGGACGGTTAGGGTCTTTAATCCCACTACGACTGCGAATCATAGCTTCACTAACCAATTGCACAGCTTCATCCTGACCCACGAGACGTTTATGTAATTCAACATCGAGATTGAGGATTTTAGAACTCTGATCCTCAGTCATACGATCTACAGGAATTCCAGTCCAACGGCTAATTACTTTAGCAATTTCAGCCTCATCAATAGAATCATGAAGAATACTCATATCACCGATGTTTTTGATGTAGTTGTGTAGTTCGAATTCTATCTGAACAATAATTTCATACTTCAATTCACTGGCTCGATCTAATTGATTAAGACGTTCACAAGTTTCCAACTCTTTACGAGCGGTTTCCAATTTAGAGCGAAGTTCGACCAGATTTTTAATGTTATCTTTTTCTTCACTCCATTGATCTTGAAGAATTTTTTGTTCGATTAACAAAAGATCTCTTTCTTCACGAATTTTGCCAAGACGAACAACAGACAAACCATCGTCTTCTTTCATTAAAGATTTTTCTTCGATGGTAAGTTGTTGAATTCTACGAGTCACACCATCAAGTTCTGCTGGAGAGGAATCAAGTTCAGTTCGAACTTGGGCACATGCCTCATCCACAAGATCAATAGCTTTATCAGGGAGAAAACGATCACTAATGTATCGATGGCTTAGTTTGGCGGCCGCAATCAAAGCGTTATCTCGAACCGTGACCCCATGATAAATCTCATAAGTCTCTTTCAACCCCCGAAGAATGCTAACAGTATCATCGACATTAGGCTGATCGACCAAAATAGTCTGAAAACGCCTAGATAAAGCGGCGTCTTTTTCTACCCCGGTACGATACTCATCCAAAGTAGTAGCGCCAATACAACGGAGTTCGCCACGAGCCAGCATGGGTTTCAGCATGTTACCAAAGTCAACGCCATTAGAGGAACCCATACCAACCATGTTGTGAATTTCATCAATAAACAACATGACTTTGCCCTCACGCTCACGAACCGCATCAAGGACAAATTTCACCCGTTCCTCGAGTTCACCTTGGTGTTTAGTTCCTGCCATGAGAGAACCAAGATCTAAAGAATAAATAACCTTTTCTTTTAGACCATCAGGAACATCACCAGAAACAATACGTTGTGCCAGACCCTCAACAACGGAAGTTTTACCAACACCCGGCTCACCAATGAGGACAGGGTTGTTTTTTGTTTTGCGAGATAGAATGCGAATCATACGGCGGATTTCATCATCACGACCGATAACCGGATCAAGATGACCTTGACGGGATTCTTCGACAAGATCACGCCCAAAAATCAACATATTATCATTGATAAGACGATCATCTACAGGGGCATCAGCCACCTCTACACGGAAATGATCAGGTCTTGATACTTGTCGTTGATCACCTGACAATCGACCAATAAAATTATTATCAAAAGTTCTTTCATTCTCAATATTTGTGGACCAAACCATAATAATTCCCTTTCGTTTCAATTAACAATGAAATTTATCCTAACAGTGAGAATGCACGTTGTCAACAAAAAAATCAACGATATATAACAACACAATTACAAAAATAATCCTCAAAATGATCATTAAAAATTTGAACTAGATTCTCATGATCACCAGATTTCATCTCATCAAGAATAAGATTAATATCATCCCTGTCAAAACCAATTTGTCTGCCTATTTTTTGAGCAATATCCAACAAAACATTTGCATCATCAAGGGATCCCGATGAATATATTTCAATATATTTGGGATTCCTTTTATACTTGATCATTTTTCGGAGAACCTTTCTTGATTTTATTAGGTTTAATGACAAGGAAATCTTGTTGCTTACGAGGAACGTATGATGGTCGTTTTAAGTCGTCAGAACGGTATCCCATGATTTTTTCCTTTCGTCAATCGGTTACGATTTAATATACCAAAATTCGATCAGGGATGCAAGGTAAATTTATTGAGAGTCGCTTTTTTTATTAATAGATTCGCCTATTAATGATACAGCCTTTAGGGGTAACACACCATCCACCAACTTATCTCTCACTAAATCCCGAATTATTTTAATATTTTTAAGACCTATAGATTTAGTTGTCATTCTGGGAAGCTTTAGCATCGAGATAGGAAAAAATTTACTCTCAATGTTATGACCATTATTATATCGAATCAACACCATTTTTATATTGTCATTTGAACCGAATGATAGATATGTATCTTTGTTTATCCTAATAATACCAGTACCATTCTTGGTTATTTCAAACTTCATACATCTCCTCATATTTTACATGGTAATAATTCTAACGCATCTCTCATGAAAAGTAATTAACTATTCTTTTTGCTACATTCTTAACATTACATTCAGGGAGATATATATCCAAATTTTTATATATATCACATATAGAACCAAAAGATATCTTATCCCATGTCTTCAATATATATTCCACATCAAAATCGGTACCCACCACCATACCATCAAATACCGAATGATACCATCTATGTTCTATCGGTAACAACGGTAAAATACCACTTTCCAGATAATTGAATAGATAGGGATCAAGTCTACCTGTTTGATATTCATGATCGGTTCCAAGTAGTATCAGTGACTTAATATCAAAGTTTATTGATTCTGATGTGATATTAATACCCATCTCCTCAACTTTTCGATTGATTGTCTGATTTCCAACTGAATCAAAAAACAAAACATCATATCCACCCAACTCTGACATTGGTTGATAGTATCTTTTAAATGTAGATAACTTTTTTGTCAAAGGTGACATATACACTAAATCAACACCAGTTGGCTTATCTATCAACGGTATTTTATCAGGAGTTTTTATTTCACCCCATACAGGCTGGTATGAAAAAAACATTCTATCACTAACGGATGATTCCCATAAAAATGCGCCCTCGGACACCAGAAAACTAGCTTCATCAGGACTAATCTTCTGGTCTCCATCAAATATGATCATGGGTAATTTATTCTTAATGCACTTCTCTATCATATTGGTCTGTCTGACGAATAGACTTTTATTGTCAGGGGTGGACCATTGTATAAATACACCTTTAGGTTTGTCAACAACGTCAACAACATCACATATTTTTGATAACTCAACAGTCAACCCATCATCAATATTGTTCACCGCTATGTTCATTATTTTTCCTTTTTTTTCGGATTATCCTTATTTGAAGTTGCATGGTTTTTACAAATATGCATCTTTAATGCATGTAAAGTTTCGTAATGATCAGCACCACACCACGGACACAACATCTTATGAACAACTTTTTCTTCTGGTGGTGGTGGAGTTAACATTTCAAGGAGTTGAGGGGTTACAGCGTGAATCTCCTCACGGCTTTCAAAATTATTCATCCTATATCCCGGTAGATTGCCTACCCTCATTTTCACATACGTCATCGCATCAGCTTGATCCTTACCTAACAAATATAACTTATAAGTTGAATCATCAGTCTCATAGTTTACCACAAATACTTGCATTTTATTCCTCCAGTTTTTCATATACAGGTCTGTAATTAACAACACCCGTCTCATCATTAACATCAGTAACCAAATAATATGTAATTAAATCACCAACTTTCTTTGAATCTTTTTGGGATAAGATGCTATTTCCAGTAAGAAATCTATCCCCCGGATTTAATTTATATTTCGTTAAATCTCGAATTTCAATTAATTCACTGAAAATCATCGATCTCATTTAAATTCTCCGTTTTGCTTATAATTAAATCTAACCTCTTATCCATCTTTTTAACAAATTGATTATACTCATCATTCAAAGTGTATAACTCTTCCAACAACTTCTCTTTTTGTTCTTCCTCTTTTATCATTTTAAATTGAGCCATATATTACCTCCTTAATCCACTCGGATTATTCTATTGGCTCACTACTACCTAATTCGTCTTCAAGTTGTGCATTCTGTGTACTATAACCCTTTGTTTTTAACACGTTTTCTATACCCTCCAACAAAGGTTTTGGGTCTTGTTGAAGGATTGCTTCGTATAGTTTACCTTCGCCTTGTGCCTTAATATCCATACACGGAATTGTATACCACGACCCACCCTTCTCGATCAGACCCATTTCAGTAGCAACGGACACGATACCTGCCATTTTATTAACACCATTCTGGTAGTTTATTTCAAATAATGCTTCTTGGAATGGGGGTGCAAAACGGTTTTTGATAGTTGCGGCATGAATCTCCGTACCCAAAACTGCTCCACGCGCAGCGGCCTTTGCGTTTGGATTTTCATATAAAAGGAATTTCTTTAGGGTTATAATATAGTCTGCAGCAAGTCTCGGATACTTACCGCCACCAATCTGTTCAGGGTCACCATAACCACTTGGATTGCCGTAATAATGACCAGCAGAAAAAGCGATACTGTCTTGGAATTTAACAATATCAACCATTGTCTTCATCATGGCTTTGATTTTCTTCTGCAAGGAACCTTGGTCGGCTTTAATATCACCCTTGTCTGCATCATCTACGACCTTGTTAGAACTCAATGCTCCTATGGAATCCAAAGCAATGGCGAGTTTTGTGAACCCTTCTGATTTAATATTGGCAAGATCACGGTGAATATCCTCAACACTGGAAGAGTTAATAACCATAGCCTTAGTTGCATCAAGACCCCAACGCGAAACGAACTCCGCTGTCCATGCACCTTCCGCATTAATGATGATGGGGGTATATCCAAGCTTCTGTGCTGCGGCAAGGTTCAAACACATAAATGATGATTTACCTGACGCCTCTGGTCCCACAAGAAGCGTGTGTGTCTTTTCAGCGACACCTTTATATAAAGAACCCGACAATATTCTATTCAGGTCATATGTTGGAGTAAACAGCCATGTATTTATCTGTGCAACCTCACTTTCAGAAAGAACCATGACTCTTTTGCCTTTACTGGCATCCATGAGTTTCTTTTTGATATCTTCAAAAACATCTGACATATTTCATACCTCACATTTTATTTATGTTATAATACACATTTATACTATATATGTAAATCAATAATCCCCGTAAAAGTTACTTGAGTTCTCTTGATAGTGATCTATCTCATCTTGAGGATCAAAATTGTTAAAAGTATACGAAACTCCATTGGTAAAACGATCCAATGTATCATAAAAATCCGATAAGGTTACACCCCAATGAATATCATCTGTGTAGGTAAATGTATTACCCCCTTTAAGATGTGCGGTAATGCGACATAATTTATCATTAATCCTTTCAAACTCCATCTCATCAACGTTTTCACGATGGAAATAATCTTGTAGTATACTTTCAAACTCCGTACTCATAAGTCAAGATCTCCCTATAGATATAAATTGTTTTACCGTTCTGGTCTTTTGCCATACCCATATATTCAAATCCATCTTTACCGTCAAGTTTGACGTAAAAAACTCTTAAATTGTATTCACCAGTTTCATGTGGTGTTAGTGGTTCCTCATACTTCTCCCACGCACACTGAGTATAATGAGCCATTTTAACGAAATCCAACTCTTGTTGACCTTCTCTCGACTGGCTTCCATACCTTTTGGCATACTTTTCTACCTGTTTGACACAATCTTCGACTGCATAGTTGGTAATTTCATCTTCTCCAACATCACCATACTGTGGAACTGTATATTCTCTTAGGTGTTTTGCCACCCTTTCTGAAAATTCTAACCACTGTTTTTCACGTTCTGATGTTGCCAGTTGTTTGCTATGCTCAAAACATTGTAATGTTTCATTACTATCTCTATCACAATTACATATGTCTTTTGCTATACAATCACTCATATTCTAAATAATTCTCCTTCTCTTTCGAAATGGTTATTCACATTTATCGTTATAACTATATCCGATTCTGGGCATCTCCAATCGGTCAGACCTTCATGGTTTAATTTATACTCACTTTCAAATATACTGGCGTAAGTTCCCTTCAACCTTGGTCGATGAGGAGTAGATATAGCAATCATTCTCGTACTCGTCAAGCTTATGGGTACCAATAACCTATATAAATCTCCATCATAATGATCAATTTCGTCTATAAAAAATGTTCTTGTGTTATAAGATCTTATAGATTCTTCATTCATAATACGTATATCGTTTCGTCTGAATGGCACATCCAACTCATAACAAATTCGTTCCACACTCCTTTTCTGTCCATAATTTACAGTATAAAAAAGGGAATTGGGTGTAGTCAAAAACTCTCTAACCAAAGCCGTAGTTTTACCTGACTGTCTTGGTGCCCAAATCATAGTATTACCACTACTTTTTACTATTAGATTATGGAATTGTTCTGAATTTAATCCGGTTTCCATCATTCACAACCTCTCTAACCTCACCACATTCCGCGCAATATACATGCGATAATATATAAGCACCTTCACGGTTAAACTTTGGATTCTGTTCATGAGGAATATATTCAACCCACTTTCTACGATATTCCAACCATAAGTGATTACATTTTCGATTAAATAGTCTTTTCCACATCATATTTTCCTATTTTTTTTAACCAACTTGGCAAAAATGGTGAATATGGTCTACTATATGCATAATCATCCAAGGTCTTATCAACAATATCATGTAATAATCGAATATATGATTGCTGTTGGTAGAGAGATTCATGTTTTAACTCACATTTCAAATAATTAACATCACTCATATTAAGACTAAGAACTTCAAGGGACTGTTTCAATACCACCAATTGTTCAGGGGTTAACTTAAAACTTACCAAATCGGTTTGATAGCATGGAACGTTGCGCAAATCCCTCATATCTATAAAGGATTTCGCATATTCCCATTGTTCATTTTGACGCTCAAGTTCTTCATCCGAAACCTGAACATTTTGGAGTCCACCTGACAGGTCATCGAAATAAAAACATCCCTGCAACTTTTCAATATCTTCTGGTGCTACTGGAACAGAATCAAAAGTTTTCTGAGGAACTTCCTCTTCATAAGGATTAATTTGATTCTTCTGCATCTCTTTCATAAATACCCTCCGCCATTATATCGAGACGTTCCGCCCAACGAGCATCGTCTTGATTGTCAGCGATTTCTTCATAAAACGTCTGTACGGTAGGTTTACGTATACCATAAGGAACTTCTTTCTCGAAATCGGTATCCGCGTGATACAAACCATGTGCTATAATACGCTCTTTATCAGTATCACTCATTTCAACATAAACTGTCTTGTCAAGATACAGAATATAATCCACACCTTCTGGGTTTGCATTTGTTGCAGAAATGTGACGTAAAATAGGAGATGTTTTATCAAGTTTTACCAAGACGAATTTACCACCTGACTTGCGCTTCTTTGTATCCATTACAACCTCAATATGACAACCATTCAACTGAGGGAACTTATTACGAATAACTTGTTGCACCTTATCCATCACATCTGTTGTTGCTTCTTCAAATCGACTACTCATTATCTTCTCCTTGTTTTATGGAATGATTTAAAATATCTCTTAATATTTGAACTTCTATCGATGAAGGTAGAATCATAGCCTTAATTTGTCCCTGAAACGTATCAATACATGCTTTTTTGATGCTCTCAGCAACCCTATTCAATACAGCACTTGAATATTTTCTATCATCGATACGGAATATCAAAACTGTTCCATCATCCAAATCTTTCTGAGAAATCTGACCAATAACTTCAATGATATGTTTCTCGGCAACCACCTCAGTCTTGTCACCAAGGTTTATTTCTTTACATGGGTTTTGTTCCATTAGTTTTCCTTTGTTACGGTTTTATAGTTTTTTTCTTTAAGTTTTTTAATTAGAAACTCTTTATGTGTTTGAATAGTTTCAGTAAGTTCATCAATTTGTTTGGCACCACGAAATATAAAGGCACCATTCATCTTTACATGACCTTGGAAAATAACCCTACAGGCAACCTTAATCCTCTCCAACATACACCTGAACCAACGGAAAGATTTATCATTTTCCCATACACGATAGCTGTCACCAACATCCACCCAAAACTCCAAATAGACCTCTGGATATTCGTCATCTGTGGCGACGGTAAACGTTAAATGGTCATCACCCATACAAGAACAACTTGTTCTCCATACTTTACTACCATCATCATATTCGGCCAATTCTTCTATTTGACTTGACAAGGAACTCCTCCTATTACTTCAAATGCCATATAAGGTTTATTTTTTCGCATCATTCGATCAATCATATCCTTGGAACCCGTAGAACCACCTTTGACCATCATGACAACTGCCACATCTGCATACTTTGCCATATCTTCATTACGAAGCGATCCTGCTCGACGACCAAATTCTGACCATTTAGCAGGAAAAATACTTTTCTCTATACCATACTTATCGGCATATTGTTCACCCAAAGTGTCAACACCAAGTGCAGCACCGCTAACTATTTCTGTGATACGGTCTTTCCAATCAAACTGTCCCATGGCCTCTTCAAACCAAGGACAATCGATCAAAGACATCTGAATTCTTCGATTTTCCTTATCACGATAAGTTCCTAAATCTCTACTTCCGGCAATTACACATTTCATTCGCGATCCTTAACATCAAGACAGTTTTCCACTCTCGTATATCCTGCTGCATCAAAAATATCACCGACAGTCTCACACATTCCCATTTCATCGGTTTTGATAATAATCCATTCTGATGCACACGCAGACCCCCACCCCTCATCTTCACAGCAATGACATAGGTGATTTTTTACAACAAAATCAATAGCTTTATCTTCTGAAATAAATCCTGATCGTGTAGGGTCATAGTCATAACTTGCGGGTAAATACAGTGCTGTATACATTATTCTATCCTCTCAAAACCATAATACCAAAAAATAGATTGTTTGTTAATACAATCCCCATAAAATCTTTAATTATGTAAATTCTGGATGATACCCTTTTTGTCATACACAATGTTGATATTCAATGGAGTCAGTAGCACCACCTCTATTGGTAGAACTCACTCTTTTTTCGTATCCTTCTCATAAAGATAAATTTTAATTTCATTAATCAAATGATGTGATTTGTGGTTAAGAGCATATCTGTGTTTTCCTGACATATCAAGATGTGCAATTCGTATTGTATACATCAACTCTCTTAATAATCTCTCTTCTTCACTCATGATATAATTCTACCTCCAATGCACGATGTTTTATGTACACTTCCCCATTTTCAACAAGTACATAGTATACCAAAGCAGTTGGACACTCGATACTGTCAATTTGTTTCTGAATACCCTCAATAGAGACAAACGGTGACTCTCTAAGACAACAGCTACCATACTCAACTTTATCTATTATCCCCCAATCATCTTCTGTGTAACTATCAAAGATGTTATTAAAAAAAAATCCCAATCATCTTCATTCTTGAAGTTATTCATATCTCAAATAGATCCTCCCACTCAACATTTTTTTGCATCTATGGTCTTTTTATCCACACCCATTATAATTCCCTAATATTGGACATTCCTTGCTCTTTTTCCACAACAAATGTTCTGTCGGCATCAAAAGATGCAACTTCCTCTCTATGAGAGACGATAAAGACCTTCAAGTTGTCTTCTCTTTGTTTCATTCTGACAATATCCATCATTTTATCTAAACCATGACTATCTATAGAACTGTCCAATAGTTCATCTAGTACTAGAATATCAAGATATGATCCAGCTTGTCTACGTGCAACATCCATCATAGCGAATTTTAACGCGAGGTCAATAGACTTACCCTCTCCACCTGACATATTTCCAAAGTCACATTCACCGACACCAAAACCTTTAATCGTTCCGTCCAACCAGTTATCCAACTCAACGTAGTAATTCCCTGTCTCGGAGAGATAATGGTTCATCTGTTGCTGTAAGTACGGGATAATACTACTAATAGCATATTGTTTAACATTCTCGTCTTTTAAGGTGAACTTGATATGCTCTAGGTAATCCTTCATTATTTCTAATTTTCTAACTTCGGCTTGGGTAGATACAATCTCGGACTCAAGTTTTACTTTAGTCGCAATATTTGCTTCATTTTCACCAATCAACCTGTCATGGATTTCCTTTTGATTATCAAGGATACTCGTAGCAGTATCAAGTTCATTCAACAACTTATCTCGTTCTCTTATAGTGTCTTTACATTTATCAATAAGTGCATTGTTATTGTTAACTTCAAGTAATGAATCCTTATATTCCAGATCTTCCGCTTCAATCTGAGCAACCAACGCAGATTCTTTATCACGATACTCTGGTAGAATAACTGTGTCAATCTCATCAATACGAACTTTTAACTCTGATAGTTCTATCTCTTTTTCTTCAACACCTGATAGTTTTGCAAGTGCTTGTTCTAACTTATTTTTTTGTTCAATCTTATAGTTTATACCATCAAGAAGATCACTTTTTTCTTTGTGTTTGTGGCTAAGTTCGATGATATTCTCTTCAATGTTAGACAAATGACCATTTTTAATAACTAATTCTTGTTTCAGTCCCGCAACTTGTGACTCGATATGGTTTTTAATATGTTCATGATCAACTTCTCGAAAACAAGTGGGACATACCGATTCAGATGTTGTCTCCATATTTTCAAAGCTTTCAATCTCATTCTTGTATTGGCGAATGTAAGTATTACATTCCGTTAGAAGTTGTTTTTGTTTACCCAATTCATCAAGAAGATTATCAATTTCAGTTTTAGTGGGTTCTCTATTAAGGTCTGAAAGCTTAATTAACTCACTCTTAACCCTAATAAGTTTATCTGTCTGTTCCGATAAATCACCGATCTTTTCTATACGCTGACGTTTCGTTGTTGCTTCCGTTTCTAATGCTCGAACCTCAAGACGCACATCACCAAGCTTCTCTTTGGTTTTTGAAACCTTAGTATTCAGTTCATCTCGCTTCTTGGTCAACTCTGTGCATAAATTGTTTAAATTTTTCAAACGTTCTTCAAGGTCTGGATTATTTTCCGTGAATGTGTCATATAATGTTTGAATAGATACCACTTTACCTTGATATACATCCAAATCAGGTGCCACAAATGACTCTATCTTAGCGGTGAGGTCATCTATTGACTTCTGTTTATATGACACATCTACCCTAATCTCTGAAATCTTGTCATCAACACCTTTCAGCTTCTTATTGGTGACCTCTGTTGCCTTAGAATAAATCTCAAGATTAAAGAACTTCTCAACAAATCTACGTTTGTCTGCCTTTGGAGTATTAAACATCGAAACCATGTTATTAGCATTCTGAAACAAGAGTGCTTGTGCGGCTTTAAAGTCCATACCAATCAAATCATCTTCAAGTTCTGCCTGAAACAACCTCTTATCGGATAATTTTGGAACCTCAACACCATCTTTAAACAATGTTAAGATTCCGGGCTTAATTCCACGGTGGATCATGTAAGACACACCATCCTTACGGAAGTGAAGTTTTACCTCACATTGTTTACCGTTTCGCCAATTCACAATTTTCGGTAATGATATACCTTTATTAATCTGACCAAACAGAGCAAAGGGAATAGCCTCTAGAAAACTGGTCTTACCAGCACCATTTGATCGTTCTTTATCTTTATCGTGACCAAGAACAACGTTAATTCCTGTCTGGAAATCAAAAACTGTCCACTGATTCCCATATGACAGGAAATTTTTTAATTCAACCTTATCAACGTTTATTTTGCCCATTAGATCATACTCCTTGGCAATTTATTCAAATCTTCTCTGGATACCACGACAACCTCAACGATCATTTTTTGTTTTGGTTCGGCCCAGTCAACAAAACCTTGCAGTATTCTCATAACATTTTCGTCATGCTCAAGATAAACTGTTGATCCTTCGTTGTCACATATTTTAAATACTTGAACATCTTCACTCACAACCACTCTCCATATATTCTTCAACTCTTGTTGGTGTATACGGAAACTCTATGTCTACATGACTCTCTGAACAGGTATAATAAGTTTTATGTCTCTCGCCAGTTACCCCATCAGTATACCATTCCCAAAACACCTTACCATCTATATCATACGCTTGTCCGTTCCTTTTGAAAACGTGTGAACATCGCTTATTTTGATAAATCTCTTCACCATTGGTACGTTCATCAGCAATACAATTCCACTCATCATCATCACCTGTTAGGGGTGTTATAGGCTCAAACTTCATGACCTTCTCAAGAATCTGCAAACAATATGACGCTGACATACCTGAATGACCTTGTTTACCAAACACATCAAGAATATCCAAGACACACATAGCCATTTCCGCATTCACATCAAATTCTTCATTTGGGTCTTGAATTGGATAGCCATCTTCAACAAACCTGAATCCTATCCTCTTCATTTCCTCTATTGCATGTTTATGATAATTACTCATATATCATCCTCATCATCAATTTCATATGGACGCAATCTTCTTAGTTCTTGTGGGTCAAGACGTGCAACATCAACCAAACCATCTTCATCGGAAAATTGCTTAATTTTTGTACTGGTTACTGCATCAGAAATCAACTTGTCCACCGCCATTTTAATATACGAATTACATTTATACTCGTTTGCTTCCAAAAAATCTTCCAAAGTTTTCCTGTAAACCTTAATCCAATGTTCAGGACATAGGTGATAAATTCTATCTACCTGTTCACCTTTCAATAGAATCTCACACTCAATGTCTTCTGTGGCACCACATACGTCACAACTCACATTATCTGTCATTATTAACCCCATTTTAAATCTAATTTATGCGCCCTCTCACGAAGAGGCTCGATACGTTTTAACTCTGCATCTAATGTCGTCTTACCATTTAAGACCTTAATCATGTCTATACTCAAACTGTGATGAAATTCATCTTCCTTAATCACAAATTTCCACCAACACCAATCTTTAATTGTTTGCCATCTTTTAGATGTTAAAAATTTCATCATCTTCAAAATACTCCAGACGTACAGGTTGATTATCAATAATCGCTCTACCTGCGTGTATATCATCAATATCTTCTCTAGGAAGTATAACTCTTGTATCTTCCAGTTCTCTTAATCGTCTTTCCAGTTCAAACATTCTGTATCTATAATATGCTTCGCCATCCAACCCTCGGTATACTTCAATATGTTCGTCATGAAAAGAATGACCTTCATTCAACAACTCTGTTTGTGGTAACTCCACCCCTTCGGGAACCTGAAAGTAACTGTGGTGTGTAGTGTAATGACCACATGAAACACCGTTCTCTACATGTTCTTCTACCCATATAGCAGTTGTGAAACACACTGTTTCAAAAATATATCTTGTCATCCTGAACGAGTCACCAACATCATATCTCATATGTTCAAGACTAGCGGGTGGCATACTCGGTATAACTGGAACCACAATCTGACTCATCGGTTGTGGTCTTTCGTTCATATCATTATGAACTGCTTCCCGTATCTCACGTCTGGTAGGACATGTACATTGTTGGTGATTTCTGTATACATATCTTTTCATAATTCAAACAGGTCATCCTCAAAGTGTTTCTCTTGTTTCTTTTTTACAGGTTTTTGACCGAAAATCTCAACATCATCGGGCCACGCGGCACGGTAGCGGTGCTTAGTATTATAAACAGGTTCAATACCACCTGTTGATTCACCAAAATAACGTGGGTGTATCCTACCCTGACCGTCAAGTTGAACTTGTGCGCTACGTCTACGGCCACCCCAATCCGGCACATAACGTGAGTCTTCTTCTAATTCATTACGCCAATGGTCTTCATCCAAATCACTCAACACAAATTCAAGTCGTATATCATATTCGAATGAATGTTGGTTTGGTAACATTTCCGCTCTTGAAAGTCTCACATCACGGAATCTTCTACTGATATTAACTGGTTCGCCAGTTCTGACCATTCTTTGAAACAAATCTAACAATTCCGTGTACACATCTGCGGGAAGGTTTTTAATTTCACTATGTCTGACCACCCTTCTCAATATCAATTGGGGTCTAAATGCACCCATATACAAATTTTGAAAATAATCACCACTTGTACGTGTTGTTCGTTGTGATTCGTGACGCATTTCCACATCACTTGTCTCAAGAATTTGATGTAAAATATCGTGTATCATTCTACTGGGCATTGACTTCCTCATAAATTTGGTCGATAAACTTAGATAGAATCTTTTTACTAAGGTGTTTAGGAACCTCTGACTTCTCAACAAATCCCTTATGGACCTCTACAGGACCAGACAATTCCAATTCTTCCTCTACTGTATCATCTGTGGTCACTTTCGTAAACTTGTACTCAGTGAATACCTGTAGGGGATTGGTACCATAAACATCTGAAATTATTTGGTTATTTATTGTTGTGCCATAATCCTCATCAAAGACAATCTTAACAATTTGGTCGGTAAATTCACCCTGAACGATATTGTCAGGTAATGCTCTCCATTTGATATACTTCGGGGATTTATCCCAACGAATGAACTCAAGGGAACCATCCTCATCATCAAATACATACCACCCCCTCGGACCTGAATCGTTAAAATCCATGTGGTGTGATGCACCTAAGTACTGAATATTCATGGGATATGTGCCGGGGGTATGAAAGTGACCAGAAAAGGTCTTCTTAAACTTTCTAAAATCGGTACAACTGAACTTACTTCCCTCTGCCACACGACCTGATACGTTCATCTTGGCACCATTGATTTCCCAATGACCAAGACAATATTCTTTGGTGGTTTCATGAAGAGGTTTTAAGAATTCTACAGGGTCAATCCAATCAGAACCCTCTACAATCCAAGGTACAAGGAGCATATTACCAACCTCAGTCAGTTCATCTACCACTTGAATATGGGGCATGGAGTAGAAAATTTCATGGGAATTGGGCAAATATCTGTCTTTATAATAAAGATCGTGATTACCTAAAATAAAATAAGACCTGTCAAACCTATGACGCAAGTTTAGACCAATTCTACGTGCGTAATGAAGCGTCATCAATGACATATTTCTACGATTATCGAAGAAATCACCAAGGTGTATTAACTCTTTAATGTCATGCTCTTCTGCATAGTTACCTATGTCTTCAAACAATTCAAGGGTTAAATCAAGATATCTCTGATTTGCCTTCTTATGACCCAAGTGGGTGTCAGTTACTAAAATTCTCTTCACAAATAAAACTCCCTATACAGTTTTTACCATATAGGGAGTATAACGTATTAAATGTGATATGTAAACTTTATGCGATTCTTCTGATTCTGAAATTAACCATCGTGAAATTCTGAACCGTACCTGACGTGTCAGCAGTCAATCTAAAATCAATGACTTGTCCTGCCGTCAAACTCAAATACTGACTCGCCATAACATTCTGTGATGCGGAAGCAGTATTGGTACCAGAATTATTAAATCCACCTGTTTGTTGTACTGTATCTACATAGAATCTACCTCTATTGACTCTGTTTACGTTAGTGTTATTATATGAAGCATTAAAAATAACTTCATAAACACCAGCATCAACAATCGTAAACGTACAAGCATTTGCGTTAGTGGTTACATTAACACTTTGTCCTAATACGAAGTTGGTTGTGCCTGTCACGTTTGTATCGTTCATTACGTAGTATGTACCAGCGGTAGTCACGGTCAAGGTACCTGTAGTGGTCATCACCAGTTCAGAATAAGTAGGTCTAATATCACTGATTATTTCTTCTATTGCACCCTGTACACTTATGGATGTTACATTTCCAGTAGGAGCAAAAGAAACTTGTGAAGCGGAGACATTTTGAGATACGCCAGCAGAAGCAATCAAACCACTGGTTCTAAAGTCATCCTGTGTTGCGTCATAACTTAAAGCGCCAGTATTACTCCAAACGAACCTATACAACAATTTCATTTCTTGTATTTCTGGAACAGAAGGTATAGGGGCTTGTCGTGCCTCTGTAGCACTATTATAAAGTCCTGTTGAGGTCATTGACGGAACAATAATATATATTGGCTCAGTGATATCAGGAGAAGCATAACACCAAGTCGGCATATATTTTGCTGCGGCTAATGGAGTTAACGCATACGCTGAAGTAGTCAAAGGCCATTCAGGACTACCACCGCCGGGGGTCGTTGTATCGTAGTAAGGAAGAACGTCATCTTTGAACGTCCAAACACCAGCAGAAACCTCATACCAAATCCTTGCGGTAGTCTTGGCACCAATAGTGTGAATAATATCTTCATCAGCAATCGAACCACCACCTATACTAAGGTCATTAGGTGTAGCACCTGTAGGTAGTGTCTTAACAAAACCACTCAAGTACCTTGTATTAACGGTTGAGTGTGCCCATAAATGCCATTGAAGGTCACGTCTATATCCATGTCTCTCATCAAATACAGCGGCGGTACCAGTTGTGGTGGCACTATTCCATGTAATAAGTGCAACAGGAACATGTATGTTCAAATCCCAAGGCCCCTCGGATGCGGTTAATACACCTGTAGTATCAGCGAAATAGATGAAATATGATTCCCCCTGTACAGGGAAGGTAATTCCACCAGCAGTATCCAAATCTATCGTGACAGAAGAGGCAACAGTTACCTCTTTACCTTGATAGTAATACTTGAAGTTTGTTCCTGATAGTGTGAAAATATGGGTAACATTATCAAATGCGAGTGTTGTGGCAACATCACCCATACCGTGAAGCCAATCGGCACCAAGAACTGTTGGGTTTTGTGCAACAATACCAGTGGATTGTGCTGATGTTACGTGATAATACTCGTTTGTAGTACCACCTTGTAATTCACCCAAATCGTTATGAAATGATACTGGTTGACCTGAATATATAGTTTCATAAGCACTCTCTACTAGGGAACTTGTACTTGTTGCAACCGTAAGACCTTCTTGTGTAATAATACGACCAACAAGAGTTGACATAACATGAAATTCATTTGGAAGGTCGGTTCTTGGTTGTGACGCAAGCGCCTCAGCATACGTCTGATAGTTGCCACCAAGAACAAATCCAGCATGAGGGCTATTTTCAAGGTCACGGTATACCCAATTGACCGTGTAATAGTTGTTAGTTAATGGAAGAACACCAACAGCAGAACCACCATCATAGTGAGAGTTATTATATGTTCCAGAACCATCAGTCCACAACATTCTCTGCCAACCTTGGTATACAGAAAGGTTATCATCTGTATCAAGATATCCAGTACCAGCAGCGGAAATTGAAATTGCCGTAACGTTTCCTGTGGCACCAACAGTATCAATGGTAACTACAAATCCTGTACCAGTTCCACCAAGAACAGGATAATCCATACCTGCCATATAACCTGTTCCTGCGGTATTAATTGCAGCGGCAGTAACATCCCCACCACCACCAACTGTAGTGATATTAACGGTTAAGTTTACTCCACTATTATGCCAATGATACCATCTATATGTGGCTGTTGCCGAACTAAAAGCACCCAAAGTATTTTCTACGGCACCAATCCAGACAAGACCTGAACCAATTTGAACTGACTTTGTGGGATCCGTGACAGATAAAGCGAGACCTGATTCCCTTTTAAATCTATCGGTTTTAACAAGTCTCTTATGAATCATATTAGAGAGACCCTTACCTAAAGTATCCCAACCTATATAATGAATCAATGTATTATCTTCGTTATACATTGTTATAACAGGAATAATATCCGATTCATTGATCAATGATAGTTCGGCATATGTCAAATCTCTAAGAACAGGAGATCCAGCGATAGTATTATCTACAACCAAATAACGAACCTCGTTAGGAGTGTCAGAAATATCCCTACCTATCATGGTAAACCCATTTGCAGTGCTTATATTATATGTGTATAAACTGTTCGCATGTGAATCATTGTCATATAAAAGACACGTGAAATCACTAATATCATAGGTTCCGTTATTATTATCTGTGAACGTTGGCGGTACTTCTATAACCCCAGCATTAGCACCCGATAAATAAAGTTCAGTGTTAAACTTTTCAGAAATTCTTGTCATTTTTACTCCTATAATCCTTTTAGTTACAAACTATTATAAGTATTTATCCATATAGTTATAGTTATTCATGTTGATGTCTTCTATGTTAGGAATATATAATTTACTGTCAATAACACTAGCATCTAATAATCTTAAATGCTCTGTCAGACCATCATTTCCATCAAAAATATCACCGACAGTCCATATGTCACGATTTGTATAATATAATTCGAACACCATTCTACCAAATTGTTCAATGAATCCAAGAGTACTTCGCCTCTGATATATAAAATTTTTTGACTTAAATAAGTCTTTACCTAGATCACATTCATTCGCTTCTGAATAGCATGACAATAAAACACTATTATCAACATCGGGTCTATATACAAAATTATCATCCATAAATGAAGGAAAATTCATAATATCAAAATTTATTTTCTTATGAAACACGTCACAAGGAAACCCTAAATCAAATATATCAAAATTGTTTTTGGGCATTAAAAACTGAATTTCCGTTTTGGGGAATAGACCCTCAAACAAACACTCCATATTAGATATTTTTTTATAATATTTATGATAGGTCATATCTAATTGTTGTAGTGTTAGCTCAAGACAGTCCATAACTATCATTTTATCACAACCAAAAGATACACTATTTTCTAATATATACAAAAATGCCTTATAATCTATAATAAAAACATCATCATCAGGTATTTTGTTGGTTATAAAGCACCTGAAAGGTCTATATATACCTTTACTTACATTGAAATAACGTATTGGTTTTTGTTCCAATACAATCAGATCACACCCAAAATAATTCTGCATATCAACGGCATTCAACATATTACCGTTTATTGACATATCAAAGGTTATTATCTTCATTTTTAGTGCTATTGTTATGATCATATAAATGGGTAAAGTACCTATTTACATGATCATAGGGCAGCAGAAACAACTCCTTATGATTGTTCGACAACTTTCTATCATAAACCATAAATTTATCAACAGTCAATTCTTTAGCTTTATATGCGGCTAATACTTTCTTTAAATAACCAGAGTGCTTTATACCTCTCACGAATCCTAAGTTTTTGTTATCAAGAAATACATTTCTATTTCCATATTTCTCCATATTACTCTCAAGTTCTAACATTTTATCTTTGAATATAGTATCAGCATCAATATATATGCCACCTTTTTCATACAAAATCAATAGTCGTATAAGATCACATATGATAGGAATCCTTAAATGTTTATAGTTCCTTGTTATTTTGACAGATTCGACCCACTCCCTGTATCCATAAGAATCAAGAAAATCATCAATAAATTCATCCTCGTATATAACATGATTGAGTTTACTGGATATGGATCTATTCTTATCAAAATACTCATCATACTTACCATTTGATTTGTAATTTATCTGAAATATCATAATTGTTTATTACTTTTATTCCTTCTTATAAGAAAATGAGGATCTTGATAATAATCATAACATGAGCAACAATAATCAGGTGATTCCGTAATAAATAGTTTTTTGTTAACCAAATCCCTTAGATTGTTTTCGTTCAAATCTTTAGTCACTTTATTGGTAAAATTATAATATGCACAATGAATTATATCATTATTCTCCATATCTATAACCGGTAAAAATGGATATTTTGTACACAAACTTTTAGAAAATGAATCATTCTTCATCTCCAATTTATTCATATAAAAATCACAAAACATCACATTATATTTATTATAAAACTCCCTCATCATATCTAAATGATTGGTAGAGATATCAACACTTCTCTCAATGAATATTTTGAACCAAAATGATTCTGATTCGATAATATCTCTATAATATTCTTCATTCTCTAATAATGATCTTACTGTGTTCTCTGTCATGACAATGACGGTTTTAGCGTTATCATCACTACAAAATTCTATATCATGGAATTTCTGTACATCCCTTCCTATGATATCCCTGACAAGATGTTCATTGTAATAATCAAATTCCTTAATAATTTCAGGGTGTTGTACACGTAAAAGACCGTTGGACATTATCTGAGTCTTCTTGACTGACTTATGGTCCTTCAAAAACCTTATCACGTCTTCCACGTTACTAATCAGACCTGTCTCGCCACCACAAATCTCGACCATGAGATTCTTCGTCTCAGATCCAAGGATATCAATAGTCCATTTAAACTTATCCATATCCATTTCTGTATAAGTGTTTATACCCTTGTTTATTATATCACAGTAATAACAGTTCTGGTCGCAGTTATATGTGGCAAGAAACTCTACAAAAAATACGTTCAAAATATCCTCTTTAATCCTAGCATTCTATTGGCAATATCATACCTTAAAGCACAAGATATTTTACATCTTTTAACGTGCTTAAACTTCTCTTCAATGTATCTGAAATACTCGTTATTCTGTATAGTTTCCATAGTAACACCATCGGTGTTAAGGTTTATTAATTCCTTGTTACGATAATAAATTTCAGATATATCATCATAATACTCATCCTGTGTGTACTTCGATATAGGGGCAGGGGCGTTATCCTGCATACCATTGATATATATCGATAATTTACAACACCTGTGAACTTCTCCATTCTCGACTATGTACAACCATCGACCTTCCTTCCACCCACATTTCACCCCTGATTTGCTGAACTTTTCGTTAATTTTGTAAACAAGTGGTAACGTTCCATTTACAAAAACACCCGGTACATGTGGTGCGGATAAAATGGAATCACCTTTATCTGGATAATATATCGACAATTGTGTGTGATACTCTTTAACTCCAATGCTCTTAAAAAACTCAGTCATAATAGGTATTTTATCTTCGTTAAAATTAAATCTGATAGTTTTAACAACAGCATATCCACCGGCGTCAATGAACGTCTTGAGGTTATGTAACACTATTTTTGTGTCTACCATACGGTAAGGGTTCTGACTTTCAAACACTTCATCAACAGAAAACTGTACATAATGATCGGCATCATTGGCCATAGATGCAAGTTCCTTCCAGTAGCTCTCATCACGAATACCTGCATTGGTTTCTATCATGAAAGGTTTGTCGCCTATCTCTCTAACAAAATCAAGGCTTTGTGGGTGATTTATGAAATCTCCAAACCCGCCGATAAAGGACATCTTTTTTGCATAAGGAATGACCTTTCGGAAGGTTTCTATGGACATGGTGACACGTGGGAATTCTGGTACGGTCTGTCTGTTACAAAGGTAACATTTAGCGTTACAATATGAAACTATACCTATGTTAACATTCTCGTACATTAGAATATCCTTGTGTGTTGGAACATGAGGTTTCTCACCTGTTCTTGGTCACTACACCTGAATCGACATATCGTGTTCTTGTGTTTGTTATTCAACATGTACTGATTGAATTCACTGTTCAAAGCCGACTCTACTGTCACCCAATCGTTGTTCAAATTCATGTCCTCTCTACCCCTGTCATATACATCCATTATATCACCAAACATAGTCATACCAACATATGGTTCCATGAAGGGTTCTATGGAATCTGCGTTACGTATACCCTCAAAAGGCAAATGACAACAAATCTTAACCTCTCCTAACTCATTAACATAGTACATTTCGTACTTGTGCCACATACAATCCTTTGGTGCCCTGCGTTGAACATTCTCTAATAGATCCAGACATGACTTATAATTAACCGTTGGTGCTGAAAGTGGTCCTTCGTCCATATACAACCGTGACCTGATCGTCTCGTAGTGATTTACTCCCATGTTCTTGAGATAATCAGCCATATCTTCAATTATGTGTTGATTGAAATTGAATAGAATCGTCTTGACATGGGCGTTACCACCAGCATCAATGAATGTCTGTAGGTTCTTTAACGCCTTTTCAGTATCCACCTGTCTGTGTGGATCGGTGATAAGATCATCCAACACGAAACGTATAACAGTGTTCTCTTTGTTACATATCTTACCCAACACCGTCCAGTAATCCTCGCCATGAATGCTCCCTATGGTATCCACATCCATATCAACCCCACGCTCTACTGTTCTTCGGGCTATATCAAGACTTTTGGGGTGAAAAATAAAGTCTCCCATTTCACCTATATATGCGATAGTACTTGACGCATCAAGGATCTTGTCTATAACATTTATGGTCATTTCACCATTATGCCTGTATCCTTTAAGAACTTGTCTATTACAGGTGAAACACTTGGCATTACAATTGTTTGTTATCCCGACATAAGCTTTCATGAACTAAAACCCTTATGTATCTTAATAATCTCTTTCATATATCTCCTGTGTCTCCAATCGTGCCATAAAAAATTAGCAATACACCCATCACACACAGAATCTTTCAATGAACTAAACATTATTTTATTTTTATACAACCTTTCTAAATTATCATCTGTAATATCAACTGAATCACCAGTGATTGATATACAACATCGGTTAACCCTCTTATTTGGTAAATCAAAGATAGGTTGTGTATACACACTGGCACAAATTTTTCTGTGAGAGTCCAACCACGGTTCATCATTGTGCCGTTCAATAATCCTCACCACTCTCTCAATGAAATCTGGTTTCACATTCGATTTATCCTTAATGATATCATACATTTGTATAAAGTCATCATAGGTCAACAGATCCAAACCGGGTGTTCTTGGTTGAAGTATATGAGGCAGAAACCGGTGTTTAGAATCAAGATTATCCGTTAGAAACTTATCCAAAATAGGTAGGTTATTTTTGTTTATAACAAAGGTATAGTAACACAGAATATCACCAAAATCATACTCCTTATACTTCACCCCGTCATATATCTCAGGAGCAATGTGATATAGAATATAATGGATTTTGTCGGAATATCTCTTATGATAACTTTTCTCCATGAACAGACCATTAGTAGCAACGTTGTATGTTTCAGAAAGACCACTATTAAACACTCTATCGAGATAATCCTGATCAAACAACCCAATCTCTCCACCTTCAAGGCAATACTCTATGGATTGGTCATAATTGGTGATCCTCTTGATGCGGTCAAATACTTCCTCTACATATTCAATTGGAGCAACTTTTGGGTCAGTTTTACATGGAAAGTCACAATAAGAACACTTCCAACTACAATATTCGGTTAAACTGAAATACCATTGTTTTTTAAAATCAGCAAAGGTTGTCTTCTTCATCGTCTCCTCAACATATCTCTAATGTTTACCTCTATGTTTGTATCCAGACACACTCTGGTGCATGTGTCACAACTGTCATCACCTTGAAAGACATTCGTCTGCGATATAACTTTCTTCAAATTGTCTCTGGTCAGAGGAATATCAATATGCTTGTTCCTAAAAGCACAGAGACATATGACCTCTTTAGCTAGATCAATGGTGAAACTGGTTGCCTTGCAGTACCTGCGATACTTCCCTAAGTGGTTGTATTTTAAACAGTAATGCTCTAATTGACGTACAGCATCATCGGTCACATTAAAAAACTCTCTAGCCAATAGCAATAACTTGAAGTAATCCATGTGTGTATCATCGAAAGCACTATCCAGACCTATATACGAGATATCAAGGTTTTTGTTGGCTGATATAAAACTTATTATAGTCTCAATATTATCACTAACTATACCATACAGTATATCAAGGTCTTTGTCGATATAGATCGGGGCAGTATTTGGTCTATCATTAACATGGTAGTATATCTTGTCGATATTATTACGTATTTCTGGTATATTGTGATACCCCATTTCCATAAACAACCCGTTAGTATTGATTGTAACTGGCTTTCCTATGGATACCATCAGATTAGAAATGATATCAGGATCTACCAGACCAATCTCACCCCCCGCTAAAACGAAGTTATAGTCTCCTATCAACTCCATAATATAGGGAAGGTGGCGATCAATCTTCTCTCTACTGGTCATATATTTACCGAACTTTGCCACGTTACAGTAGCTACAATTCCAGTTACAATCCGTTGTCAGTACAAGCGTAGTAGTTCTCATCAATCAAACAACATTTGCACTTCTTCTAGTGGTTTGTTCTTATAATTCTCCATCATTTCCTTTTTTGTCGTCTCTAGATAGCCAGGACAATCAACAATGTTATAGTCATCACCTATCAGTAAGAAGTCCTTTGGTGCTAGGTATTTCAGATGAACGTTTGTCTTTCTTGGTAACGTATGAGACAGATCAATCTTCGGATAATGTCTCTTTATGAAATTAATCTCATCTTTCTTCATATAGTTGAAGTCGGTTACGCCCTTCATGGTAGATTCGTATGTGTTATATATCCATAACTGCCAGTCATCATTAGCAAAAAAGCGTTCATGTTCGCCCAACACTTTTCATAGTTCCTGTAATAAGGAACCATGAACCTCAACACGTCATATTGATAGCAGAAATTAAACACGAACCACCAGTTAAGATCCTGAATATCAACAATATCAATAGGACATGCTGGTAGGGTCACCTTGATCAGTTCATACAATTTCAAATAATATTCAAATGTTGTATAATTATCTGGACTTAATCTGCTCTTTAATTTGGGGATATCTTTGAGCTTTATATACAAACCTTTCACCCCAAGTTCCTTCATGAAGTTTTGGAGAATACCAGACCATCCATAAATGGCTTCACTAGCATCACCAGTCACATTCATATAATCCAGTGAATAATTATTCTGCGCTCCACCGAAATCCTCACAGACCACGTGTTCATAATTAGGCTTAATTATAGTATCATAAGCATACTTATTATCTCTTATAGAAGCCTCTGTCATTATAACCTTCATTCGGTTTTTTATGCGGTCACACCACTGATGGAGGCATATCAGAACGGTTGTTGAATCTAAACCACCAGACCAATAAAGGTTAAATGGTTCGTTGTTCTCGACAATTCTTTGTGCCGTTGCCATAGCAGTGTCTTCGAAGTTCTTGTTATATGGTGTAGAGAAATCAGGCAGACCAAACATTGATTTGAAATTGATTTTATCTCCTACATCAAACATGGTAAAAAGGCCAGTTCTATCAAATTTATGCGCGGCGGCTCTATTAAGATGGAATAATCCATACGCCTCATCCCTCCTTCGTAGAAGTTTATCTATAGCAAACGGATTATAATATAACATTATTCATACCTCATTTTTTTCATTATCATCTGTACCCATTAATCTTGGATGAACATCATAGTTCATCGAAAGTTCTTTAAGCCTTCTAACCCTGTCTACTCTTTTCTCATGTATATTATCTTTGTATATCCAATTACCATCACTATCAAATGTTATTTGATCCTCATATCCGATATAATTATATTCGCTATGAATCGTATAAAAAGAGATAGCAACATCCCCTATACAAGCACTGTACCTGTCAAAAAACCCTTTGAGAGCGATCAAACCATCATCAAACTGTTGATCCGTTTCTGTTATATAACCAACCATAAGATACACATATATTTTTATATCGTTCTCCAACGCAAAATCAAACCATTTAGCTAACTCTTCATTCTCATATTCAGGCTTATTCATAGAGTCACGAACTTCTTTATTAAAAGACTCAACACCTACACTTAATATCCTGCATCCAGACTTTATGAAGTCATTCTTATTAACGTTCTTCATGAATCCATCAAAATCCCATAGTGTCGCATTGGCAGACCATTGGAGTTTTTCACCATCCCATGATCTATTGACTATGGTCAACTTTTTTGTTAGGTCATTTAAGTACTTATAATTATTGAATATATTATCTGTTCTGATGTTAAATCTGAACCGACCTGTTGTGCGTTTCCAGTACAACATTTCCTTGATGATGTAGTCAACCTTCCTGTAGAAGAATTTCTGTCTTCTGTGAGTACAGAACAAACATTTATGGATACAACCAAACCCACTAAAACGGGCATAGATGCTGCTGGAAGGTGTCTAGGCAGAACTTGGTTATACGAATATAGATCTATATGTGGAAGATCAAATAATTTCTCAAAGTAGGGTTCGCCGGGTCCAACAACAACATCAACATCAAGGTCTTCGAATTCAAGATGATGGTCGTAGTGGCTGAGATAATTACCACCAACCACAACCTTGTGGTGTGGTTTTAGATGAGGTTTTATTATCTCATACATTTCATCAAAATGTATCTTGTTTAGTTCAAAGAATATACTGAACGCTATAACATCAAAACTCAACATATAATCTAGGCTTTTCTACTGTCTCTCTAAACCAGTCAGCCCTCTTCTTGTCGTTTCTAAACTTCTCATACTTTTCTGTGGAAGTGTATACGGTTGGATTCTTTATATGACTCTGCACATAATCACTATAACGAAAATCTATTGACTCACATTCCACGTTGTTATGCTTCATGTACCCCAATAGATAGCACAACCCAATATTATAGTCATCTGTTTTGAAGTTTAATAATGGTAGATCTATAAGTAATACTTTCATTTATACTCCATGGGGAGATATACAAGTTCGTCCTCTAGAATCCCACCAACAGTGCAACGAGAGTCATGATTCCTATATCGGTGCATTTCAAGACTAGGCACCCTTTCAAGGATCTTCTTTGATATCCCCTTCTGTCTGTAGCAGTAGTAACTTGGTGAATAATATTTATTATCAGATTCATATCTAAATAAATTAAATTTATCTGAATATACTAAAAACTGATCATGACGTTCTTTTTGTATCACGTTTACATCATCTAATTGATATCTTAATAACTGAGTCATCCAGTTAGACATAATATAATTTAGACCATTTGTTCGTCTGGACTTTCCGTATTTATACCATCCACCCTGATAAATCATTTCCTCAAAAGAATCATTAAAGTCGTCACCATTACATACAATAGCACCCCCCTCACCACACGTCAGAAGTTTGGGATTGGAAAATGAGAAGAATGAGAAATCACCAATAGTTCCAGCCTTATAACCCTTATACTGTTGACCGAAGGCATTCGCGGCATCTTCAACCAAAATTATACCATGAGAGTCGCATATCTCCCTCACAGTCAACGTATCATCGCCAACGTAACCACCCATATCAACCATAACAACGATATCAGGAACTCCTTTTTCTACGATCATCTCCTTCAATTTTACGGGATCAATAGATAGGGTATCTTCCTTAACATCAACAAAATAATATTCAAAGTCATTCCATTCACAAACATTGATCCATGATACATGACAGAATGAGGGTCCATAGATCAGAGGTTTAGGTCTATCGATAGATATTCTCTTCATTATCAAATCTAATGCTGATGTGCCAGAATTCACAAACTTGAATGTCTTAACGCCAAGATAATCAGCAAAGTATCTCTCATTATCATATATGACACCAAACTCACTTAAAGGATGTTCTTGACACCAGTTCATTAAAGGCTCTAAATACTTTCGATTTATTTTTTGGTTGTTATTCACGTCTATATAAATCCTCGTCAAATTTCCCTATGAATCTTGATTCTTTCAGTATCTTAATGTTGTTCTCCCTAACAGCATGACATTTTTCTATATTGTCTGACCAGTACCGCTCGAACTCTCTAAACCTTTCAAGCATATACTTGAGTCTTGGTTTAATCACAAGATGTGATGCTGTCGAATTAAGTTTCTGTAATCCATAATTCGGTATTCTCATATTAAAGGTGTTCATCACTTCATGTATATCAACACCTTGCACGAAATATACATCACCTTTATACCTACAGGTATTTTTAATATAGTTTAGATGCCATTCAACAGAGAATCGGTTATATGCAAAATCAAACAACCTATCTTTACCTGCTTGGTCGTAGTATTCAAAATCATCGACCATATAAAATTTATTCATGGTTCTCATAACCATTAGATAATAAGATTTTACGGCGGCTTTGTATGACCTGACATTATACACAGAGCAGTCCAGATCGGTAAATAACAAATCCTTAATAAACGATAAGTTGGCATGGTTGTTATAATACAACAAACAACAATCTATAAATGGCTTCGAACCATCATATCCTTGTAAATACTCTTTGTAAGCATCTTCGTCAGACATGGCATGAATCGTATCCCTGTCAAACTCTTTGGTTTTGTGAGTATGATAATCGGGAAGAACCTTAAAATAATCCCATATAGAAGATGTATATCCTCTTGGTGGCCCAAACATCACCCTTTTTCCTTGTACTTCCATCTAACCTCTCAACAGATCCAATGTGAAACAGTGGAATCCACCAGCAAATATCTTCCTATGTCTGTGTCGCACTGGAATGGGATCAAACCCCTCACTATACAACAGTTCAGATAGTTCAGGGAACAACTCATTTACAATTATCTTATTACCATCAACCGATAATATGTTCATGTCAATATATGGTGATGTTAATATAAGGTCGGTTGAATCATATTTAGGGAACATATCACTTCTTATCTCAGGTGGATATATGATCTTCCAATCTTTTAGAAATGGGGGTAGGAATTCTTCAAACTTCTTAGACCTTAACAACAAAACACCTTCGCATAGAGGAACTATCAGTGTATCCAAATGGTTATCACACAGCGAATAAACTGGATGGTAATTATACTGAGGGAATTGTCTTTTAATCCACAGGTACCCCAAGTAATGATTTTTGTTGGAAATATTGATTATGATATCTTTCCCAAAACGTACCAGTTGAGCGCCATCAATCATCATTTCATGTATTTTCAGGTCATTAGCATCAGGTATGATATCGTTTGGGTTTAGGAACAAATCGCTATGATCGAACGGTTTGTCTGGTATTGAGTTCAACTTTGACTTGTGATCTAAAAGGTTCCTGTCAAAACTGTTATCGGTCATGATAGGTCTAGGCATCACCATCCAATTAGCCCCATCAAGAAAACCCTCATAAAAAATGTCTTTCATGAGGTCGTTTTCAAAATATCTATTCCTCACACATGGTGATGTTTCAAGAATAGTATCACCGAGTATAACGGTCTGATCACGAACATTCAGTGCTGGAATTATTTCTGTTGACCAATGAGGAGTTTTAACCCTAACGACCTTTTTTATATCATTTGGTCTGTGTACATTAATACCTAAGTCTGTGAGTGTTTCGGAAAAACATTCAACATCTTCTTGTAATTCATCTACATATTTCTTTTTTATTACAATTCTTTCTGGGGATCCTTTTCTGGCTCCCCAAGAATAATTATCACGAAAAAACAACTTAAAAGATAGGTCGACATCAAAAACGTAATCAGAAAAAGCAGAACCAACAATAACTTCTTTCAGGGGACTCCACTCATTCTCAGAAAAAACCTTCATAGGTACCTCACAAATTATTAATTAAGACATCATTTTAACAATAATATCATCCTTTGTCAGTTGTCGGTCACTAAGATTCTCGGCCAGACTATCTTTATATCGATAATAAGATCCATCCTTTACACCAATACTCTTATAGTGATAGGGTTTATTGTATAATTTACATTCATGAAATAATCTTGGGTGAGGATCAAACCATCTATCCGATTGAAAATAAACATATTCATCAAACCTTTCATGAAGATCATAGAAATATCGATCTTCTTTAATCAACAATTCTTTGCCTATATCACAGGCAAAATCTAACACTTCTGGTCTATTTTTAGCATCATACTTTGGATAATTAACATATAATTTATTATCAAACTTATCTATCTTCTTATGCGATTCAAAATCAATCTTCATTTTATAAGGGACATCTGAATAACAAAATGACATTTCAGTAAAATAGGTAACCTTATTCTTTTTTGATTTATAGTAATACATACTGGTCGTATATTCAGGTATTATTATGACTTCTTTAGCTCTACACATAAAATTTTTAAAGCCGAAAGGCATCGTAAGATCAACAGTCATGACTATATTTGGTTTATTTTTAAAGAACAAGTCTTTTAAATTCAGAACATGAACATTACCCATAAATGAGTAATCGCTTATGTCATATTTACCATTGATTATTTTTACTATTTCATTCTTTATACTTTCTATTTTTACATCCTTAACATACCGATTAATCTTAATTATATTAAAGATGAGATGTACATCTTTGTTATGCTTATATATAAACATAAAATACTCCAATGCGTCATATAATGACCCCATTGGAGTAATGTTAGATTCGGCATCTAATACCAAACCGAATAATATAATGTTTTTATCGCTAAACATTTAATTACTTAATGAAACTTTGACCGTAACAATACCTTTTATATATCTCTTCCAATTCTTCCCTACTTTCGGCATTATAAATTTCTTCTTTGAATTTAATTAAATTATCCGTATGGCACCAATACTCACATATTTTATCAGAAACATTAAGGTATCGCTCCAATGATTCTATAAGTGACATATCACCGGTATTCAGTATGTCAAGATACATCTCTTCTTTATTATCCTGTGTTATAAAAAACCCATGTGAACAAAATTTATTATTCAACATGGTATAATCTATAAATGTAATGAGAAATTCTGGATCCATAACTCTACCCAAATGGAAATTTTTGTATGCCTTTACAGCTGTATGTTTTAACTCTATTAGAATATTGGCAGCCTTAACCTCTATCATATCCACTTTCAATTCTTCCACGTTTCTAGGACAGATTAATATATGTTCTTCGATGTTATCACATACAAATTTATACACTTCATCTGAAACACCTATATACACTGTAGGATCACTGCTCCCTTCTGGTATATCACCAGAACCTGTTATTCTAGCTTTCTTTTCATCTAAAGGAAATATCTTAACAGCCAACATTTTTTAACCTCCTATTAATTTTTGTGACTATAACATCCACTAGGAACATACGATGTTACATAATAACAATCACAAATACAGGCATGATTACAATCACAAGTACAAGCATAAGCACAATCGCAAATACAGGCATGATTACAATCGCAAATACAGGCATGATTACAATCGCAAATACAGGCATGATTACAATCGCAAATACAGGCATGATTACAATCGCAAATACAGTCATGATTACAATCGCAAATACAGTCATGATTACAATCGCAAATACAGTCATGATTACAATCGCAGGTACAAGCATAATCACAACTACATGAAGCATGATTACAATCGCAAATACAGTCATGATTACAATCGCAGGTACAAGCATAATCACACTGACATGTACAAGCATAATTACAATCACAATTACACTCATTATCACACTGACATGTACAAGCATAATTACAATCACAAGTACAAACATAATTACAATCACATGCACAATAGTTACACTCACATGTACAAGCATAATTACAATCACAAGTACAAGCATAAGCACACTGACATGTACAATAATCACAATCACATGCACAATAGTTACAGTTACACGTACAAGAGTAGTTACAGTTACACGTACAAGAGTAGTTACAGTTACACGTACAAGAGTAGTTACAGTTACACGTACAATTAGATGCCCAATCGATAAATCCTTCTAACATGGATTCTACTGTAATTGGACGTATTAGTTCACCTGTTACAATGTCTGCATCACTTATAGGGGTATCTGCACAGTTCCCTGTTATACTCACATAAGTATCTCTCATGGTTCTTATTTCAAGTGCATCCACTGGTTGATCAAATACGGGAATTAATAGATTAGTTAATCCTCTCCTAGACGCCTCATAATTCAGTTCATCTCTTAATTCATTAAGTTCATTCTCATAGTCTATGATATCACCAGAATCCGCTACATTATTAGTAAATGCAACAGCCCTTGATGGATAATATCCAGAATGACCACCACATGAGTTAATGTGACCTACACACCCCGTTAGGGTATGACCATGACAACCCGTACTACTTACATGCCCATTACATGCCATAATTAAATTCCTTAACTAACCATTCTATGTGCCCTACTAACCAAATCTATTATATCAAAAAAATAACATTGATAAGGTTGACAGGTATGATCAGTCCATTTTTCCTCATATTTATCTTTCTCACTATGCTCATACTTCACAACATTACACTTCAAACAAAACTTATTTGTACATCCTTTACATTCTTCTGGAACGTTTGTATAGAAGTCTTTAAACCAATTTGAACTATTTATAACTTTATCAATAGCATCCTCGTCCGAAACATTACCAATAAGATGTTCATCATAATTGGTATATAAAGCCCCATGACATGGTAATATATTACCATTAATATCCACTGCTATCATACTAACACCGGCAGCACACAATGCTTTATTGGGAAAGAAAAACACAAAATTATCCAATCCGTTTTGTTTTTGGTATGATGATATTTTTATCAATTGCTCATATAAATCTTGACCATGTTGTTTATAACTATCATCACCTTCCTCATAAGAAAGATGCAAATCTATCGTCGGAAAGTAGCTACGTCCTTGGGGTAAAAATTTACTTACATCAAGATATGCTTCATACAAGTGTTTAAAGTTTTTAGGGGATATAGTACTTTTCATAACATAATATATATTGTTATCAATAAGCTTCTGTAGAGTTTGTCTAACCTTCTCAGAAGAACCTTTACCCTTAACATCAACCCTATCTATGTCATGAATAATTTCACCATCATAACTGACCTGCATGACAAATTTAGGTTCGCTATTAATTTTTATCTTCTGTAACATTTTAAATAAATTTATGTAATAATCATCTATATAAAATCCATTAGAAAACATAAAAAAGATAACTCTATTATCTTCTAAGAACTCATCCATTAAATGGTTAAATAATTCTTTGTTAAGTGAAGGCTCTCCGCCCCAAAAATTTACTTTAATTGCATCATAATTACTCTTAAAGAAATCGGACTCCATGAAATCTTTACAGAACTTGATGAAGTTTTCAGGATCTTTATATGACTCATTCTCCATAAGACTATTATTAGCCTCATAGCAATACTTACATCTTAAATTACATTGTCTTGTCGAATTTATATCTATATGAAATATTCTCATCCATAATCCTTATTGTTCCTAAAATCTATCAAACTCTTTGAAAGTTGTAGATGGTTCTATCAATATACCCTTTGTTGGGCTTAAATATAAATTACCATCATAATCTATTCCTGCACAATTTCCACATTCAAAACACGTTTTTCCATTAAAACCACAGATATTAACATCGTACATTCTTTGTAATTCAGCCATATACGGATCATAATACTCTTGTAACTGTTTTATATAACCAGGTCCTATATGATTCGATATATTCTGGTAATTCCAAGAAAAAACCAATCTAACAATTTTATATCTTTCTAATATATTAATGCTATAGTCCATAAGTTCTTCACAGTTATCATATGAAACAGTGCATGATATACCGAACTGTCTATCCTCATTACTAAGTTTACGTAAAGTACTCTCCACTATATGAGTAGACGTTTCACCGCTTTTAAATTTCCTCTTGTTGTTATTTTTCCAATCATAACTAACCAAAACTAGCCAACTAACACCATTATCAGAAGATCTTTCAATCAAGTCATAAAATTTATTCCTGTAGTCATCATTATCCAATAATATACCGTTAGTGTTCATATGAACATTAAATGTTTTTTTAGAAGAAATCATTTTTTCTGCTATATACTCAACCATATCGGGAACTATAGTTGGCTCACCACCCATAATAACAACCGTGTGTTGATTGTATTCTGATTCACGAACTTCTATCTCAGATATAAACTCATCAATTTGATCCTTCGTGACATCACTCTGTATCTGATTTTTTCTTGACTCGTAACAATACTCACATCCAAGGTTACATCTTGTCGTCAAATATATAATATTAGTCTTTTTCATTTTTACTATTTTTAATTTCTTCTCTTATTTTCTCTATCGTAGAATTTAAATCAACAGAAGGTAATATATTATTAGACCTAAGATTACCACCTTGACTTGTATGACCATTACACCCATTACCGTCTTGATTGTTTTTGCCACCACACTTACAATCAGGATTATCACACTTCCCATCATTCTTCATCGGCGATTTTCCATTCATCAAATTATTCAATACCATGGATGATAATTTAAGCATGGAGTTTACAATAGCATCCTTTTCGGGAGTACTAGGGCATTCTTCCATTAAATTAACAATATCCATCATTTTTCTAACAACTTCTGACATATTTTTTACACTCATTGCATTTTCTCCTTAAAAGTATTTACCATAACGATTCACCATACAATCAATATATAACTTATTATCTTTTAATTTATCGTGTAAATAAAATACATCATCTTGTATAATATGATATAATTCACATACATTTTTTACTGGTTTTGCTGTTATATTACCTTGTTCATCTTCACGTGTCTGTGAATAAGTACAACCAGCATTACAAAATTTATACAGATCACATGCCTTGCATTCCTCGTAACATTTAGGGTTATGAATATTTGGATCTAAATATTTATTAATCAAATCATGATTTAAATTACCATTAACATCCATTATAAGACCACTTTTATCAGAATCACCTGATCCGTATCTGGCACATAAATAAAATTGTTTGTCTGGCATATAACCAACACCAGAACATCCCGCAAAACACCCAAAAGGTCTTTTACCTTTATTATAACCTAATATAGAATCGATGAGATGTAATCCAAAAAACCCAACAAAAACCGCCTTACCGTCTTCGTAATATTTTACAATTCTATCAGCAAGTCTCCGGCTCTCAACCTTGAACCTTTTTACATCATCCTCACTCCAAATATCATCTCGAACTAGACTGAAATCTGGAAAATAAGCTCCAATTTCGTTTACAAAAAATTCAAAATTTTCTGTCATTGTATCAATATTACTAGGGGATACCATAACTTTACCCCCACCATTACCGACAAGTTTTTTTACAAGGGGAATTTTTTTCATATATAATGAAAACACATCCTCGTGTGATACATGTGGACGATTTTTATTCTGCCACAATCCATCAAAGGAGAAAGAAAATCCAATCTCATTTTCTTTTATGAAATTTATTTTATTTTCATCAAGAAGAAGACCGTTGCTTATTATTATCTGATGTTCACATCTAGGGTCTTGTTTGAATAAAGGGGCTGACTTTTCAATCAACCCCCAATTCATTAAAGGCTCTCCGCCAAAATATGATATATTGTATTTATCACTACCATATACTTCCATTAATTTATGGACATTTTCGATAAAATGAAGGGTTCCTTCGAGATCCATATATGTATTACTATTTTTCATATAGCAATATTCACAATTAAGATTGCATTGTTCTGTTATAACATATTCAACTGTTAATGACTTCAAAACTTAAATATCTCCCGATTCTTTATTTACAAAATAATACCATAAATGTATTTATATGTGAATATAACTAAATCATTTATTTTTTATGATATTTTATATCTCCATCCATAAACAGCATCAACATAAATCATTGTTAATTTAGCACCATCAACATCTAAAATTAAATCTTGAGACGACACCCCCTCAATAATTATATTATTAGATCCTCCATCATTATCATGCGCTCGAATCTTTATATTATTAACAGATGATGAGCCTTTATAATCATCAATTATTAAAATATCCCCTATAGATGGTAAGATTGTACCTGAAACGGTATCTGGCAACTGAACAGTAATAGCACCAGAACTGGTATCAACAAAATACGCATATCCGAATGAGGATACGAAATCACTGGTTTGTTTAGACCAAGATTCTGATATAGTTGTTATTCCGGTTAATATGTTTGTTATATGACCATATGTATCAAATTGAACTCCGGTTATAGACGAACTTGCTGGTACAGTGAAACTACCACTTCCTCCGACATTCGACTCAAGAGTACCTGAGCCATAATGACCAATCTCCAACCTTTCATCTCGCTGGTTAAGGAACGTAAAGTTAGTAGAAGTTGAATTAGTATCACCTGCGGCGGTTCCATAACCAGACCAAAAGAACCCATCATTTGTTGAGTTAGTTGGATCATAAGTAAAATTGTTAGCCACATAACCGGAACCTCCTTCTAATATAAAATCAGAAATTGACCCAACAAGGTATGGTTTTACCACGGCACCATAACCATTTGTCGTTGATATGCTTCTCATGGAAATGGTTGACCATTGAGATACGGAAGAATATAGCCTTGATACTTTCGATATCTGACCTTCTGGTCCAACACCAGAAACTTTCCATGTACCATAAGAACCATCACCTGACCAATCAATTGTATCACCAACCTGATAACCATAACCACTATTAATTATAGATACAAATTGTATCGAACCAATAATTCTCGGAACTATACCAAGAGTTGTTCCTCCTCCACCTGATTCATCTAAAACAACACTTGTTTCTGTTCGATTAACATTTATACCTGAAATATCCATTGTTGGATAGCCAATACCAGTTGTTGTTTCTTCTGTCAGTGAAGCATAACCAGATCCACCATGAATAATTGACAAAGATGAAACAGTACCGTTAACATCAGCCGATGTAACTCTAGCCAAGCACTTTGTTAACGTACCTTTATTAGATAAAGTAACTCTACCGGTACTTAAAATACCATCAATTGGATTTATATCAAAAGTTAATCCAATACCTAAACCCGAAGTAGTTGTTGTTGATATATCTGTTCCCATAGAATATCCTGTACCACCATCCGTAACCGTAAATGTTAATACATCACCATAAGGGGTAACCCCTGTTATAGTAATAGATGCTAATGTAGTACCTCCATCAACAGTTACAGTGTCCCCATTTTTATAACCTACAACATTTCCTATGGATAATACATCATTAACTGAATAATCAACACCACCATCATTAATAGATACACCAGTCACAACCCCATCCGAAACTGACTGTACCACTAAAGTTGCATCACCATTACCTGATCCTGATATAGAAACAACATCGTCCGTGACATATCCTGAACCTCCCGAATCCACGGTAACTTTCGTGACAGAATTCCCATCACTTTCAATCGAAACCAAAAGACCCATTCCAGACCCAGAACTTGTCGTTGATACTCCAGAACCGTTAGTAGTGTATGACGTACCCCCATACGTAAGTGATACATAGGTAACATATCCATCGGATATTGTAGTATCAACGGACAAGCCACTACCCTCGGCACTCGAAGTTGAAGAATCACCAATACTTCTTGGATAATTTAAAGGTATTCTATCTAGTTCAGCACTAATAGATAATAAATTACTACCACCATTGATCAAATTAAAATTAACAATTGTTCCATAATTTTTGAAGTTATTTGTTATAATGATACCATTATCAGAACCATCATTATAAGTTGAATCCAATGCCCCAACCCATCCATTACCAACAAAAGATTCTGACAGATAGTCAAAATGTTTGTCTGTGGGAGATACAAGGGATAATCCTACATATCTATCAACATAATCCTTTCTAACCTTTTCTTTAGATTCGTCATTAGAGGTATCAACATTCTGTGTAAAATAGTAATGAGGGTATTTCTGAGATAAACCCGCCCGACTATCAAAATAACTTTTAGTTATGAGATCTCCCGGCTGTGTTGGTTCTATACTACTATTATTGACTCGTGGATAATTTAATGAATTATCAAAACCTCTTCTACAATCAATATGCATATATTGAGTATGATCATCACCCACACCACTACCAATGAGATATGAATGATAAGCACCACGAACCGTTTCGTCCAGTCGTATCGATGCGTGTACAGTTCCGGGTACATTTATATTAATTTCACCTTGTTGAACTATGCCGTCCCCGCCATCAACAACATCAAAGGTCAAACCCAAACCATCGCCTGACAACGATGTAGTTGTGTATGTTCCTGTGGAGATACCACCTGTGCCACCATTCGTAACTGTAAAATCGGTAACTTCTCCTGATTCTAATACAGTATCAATAGTTATAACGGTATCATTGTTACCACCAACCAAACGTACTGTGTCACCAACTTTATATCTCCCGTCACCATCACCTGATTGATTTATACTTACCTCTGGTGTCGACAGAAGTCCATCTACCGTAATTTCAACTATATCAACAGTCAGACCCGTTCCTTGACCCTGTATAGCTGTTGTTGTACACGTTTCATCTTGATATCCACTTCCTGACAAGGATACAGAAACTTGTATAACTTTTCCATAAGAATCAACCTCTGTTACCCGTAATTCACCACCAATGCCATTTAACGAAGAATCAACCGATACGATATCCCCCACAACATATCCACCACTTGTACCATTTACATATACAGTATCAAGTTCAACATAATTCATTCCACTATCAACAATATTATAGCTTGTTATAGTTCCAGATCCGTCAGTGGTTATATTAATAACCATACCAGTTCCACTGCCACCACGAACAGTTACATCAGAACCATTAAGGTATCCATCACTACCGCTAATAAGGGTAGAACGTAAAACATCACCTATGATTACATCAGGACTTCCTTGTAATATGTTATATATTTTTGATCTAAGATATTCATAGCTCACAAGATTTAAACCTGATGATTCTAACTTTGAGAATGTATAATTACTATCAGATCGTGGTCTATCTTTTCTTACAATATTTGAATTATATACAACAGAACCAATATCAATATAATAATCTGACATGTAAGTGTTTTTATAAACTCCACGTAAGAAAGCATCAATCTCACCTCTAGTAATATATTGATTAGATGCTGTAGTTACTGCCTGTGTCGTGGACAAATGACCATCAATAGTATCATTACTACTGTTTATAAGGTACTCTGTATGAGTGATTCCGGTATTATGATTGATAAACGATTGCTTTACATAATCAACAGAAGCAAAGGCTTGATCTTGGGCATCCAAAGCAGAAAAATCAACAGCACCATCGTATAAAATCGGTGCGGTTACTATGCTACTTCCGTCAACAGTAACAAAAAGATCTCCCTGTGATATGAGAGTAATCCTATCATCAACATATTTCTTATGAACAAGATCATATGTATTAATGGGGTTTACCAGATCCGTGCTTACTCTAGGGAAATTAATATTATTATTGAATGGTCTTGACCCATCTACCAACATATATTGGGTATGAGGGTCACCTGTAGTTAGACCTGTAAGATTGTTATGTACTTTTGTAAAAGAAGAGTTAACAATGGAAATTTTATTATCAACATAATCTTTTGTTGTTAAATGTCTTGCGTTTGTTATGGATGTTATTGAATCTAATGTACCATCAAGAACCGGAACACCTGTAACTGCAATAGATGCATCTTTAGTCCACACATTACTATGTAAAGTATTTCCTATATATTCAGCCCTTAAATTGGGGATCATAGTAGAACTTGATATAATAAATGCAGGAGTACCATCAACGACCGTGGATGTTATTTGTTTATCTGTTATTAGCGGTTTTGTTATGGTTATGTTAGATGATCCTATAGATAGATCAATAGACGTACCGTTATAACTTAATACAAGATTTGATCCATTAGGAGCTATTTTATTAACAAGAACCATCTTGTCGCTGTCAACAATTATGTTTTCAGCAAAATACTTAGGCGAGGTTACTAACCACCTTCCAACAGATCCGCCTTCCGGTTTTACGACTTTAACGTTATCATCCATGGCGCTAGAAGATTCATCATACGTATAGAAATGAATGGATTCTCCGGTGATATCCCTAACCACAGCCATATCACCATCGGAAATTATATCCTTACTAATACCCTTCAATGAACCGTTTTCTGGATTGGTTGTCAGTCCTGTAGGGTTGTTTGTTATTGAAATAGCGCCATAAATTCTGTTAACGGCCATTAATTTTTTCCTCCGAGATCATCACTTGGAATTCTTTTTCTTCTTTATATCATCCGACATTACAGTGTAATCAATTGCCTTATATCTATAAGAGGATGATTCATCATCCATGTCCATACGATTATGAAACAATGTATCCTTTATATCACTGTGTCTTTTTTGTTTATTAATGTAGTTCACAAATGCGTGACTACAAATTGTTGTAATATAAGCAAACGGATTGTTTGATACTTCTAAATCAAAGTTCTTTAAATATTTACAACAGGTTAATACCGCTTCTTGTATCATATCATCCTTCCAAGTATAGTTTATAAAATTACCTTTATTGGAAAGATTTTTAGCTATCAAAAGTAACATTCTTCCTAATTCTTCTGATATTCTGCCTGATTTATTAAATTCCTTAATCTCAGGTATGAGATCTTTATTCCTCACATAATGAGATGTTTCATCTGAAACTGTTCCTTCTGGCATATATTCCTCCATATATGATATTTAATACCACATATAGTATCATTATATATCACTTTTGTAAACTTTTTTCCAAATTCATCTGTATCTCAGACAATTCATTATTAAACTTAAACCACTTTTCTTTTATCTGCCTCGCCTTTCTTTTATCTATGTTTATGTTTTCTGGATTAAATCCTTGATCCTCAAGACAAAAATCAAATTTAAACTTACCTCTATACATCTTCTTCAACTCTTTATTAGCTCTTTCTAGTAAACTGAGAGTGACAACATCAAGACCGTATCTACTAGCAACAACCCTAACAAGGTCAACATTACCTGTATCTTCATCAACCAAATCAATATTTAGTGATCGAAAGGCGCTCGTTTCGTCATCGGATGATATTGAAAGGTACTTATAGAGTCTCATTACGTTATAACCCTCACCAACAAAGATATAGTATTTGTATACATAAAAACTCTAACAGTATCATCGTTAATACATTTGTATCCAACAGGGACAATACTATATGATGTGCTATTATCCCAACATTGGATGATGGGACATTGAGTGTTTGTACCATGAACTATATCATAGTAATATGATTTAGTTATAGCATCATACATAAACGACAATGATGGTATATATTCTACATATCTTTTATTATCTACATATGATAGTGTGACAAAATCATCAGGTGATGCAGAATAGATGATACTACTGTCAGCATATCCAACTGGTTCTGTAAATGAGGTAGATCCATCTATAGCAACATATTGTGGGTGTGGATTAACAGTTACATCATTCGCGTGGTCATTCCATAACCGAGCCATTTGATTGGAAACTAATTTATTTTTTGTTATTGATACCGTGTCAGATAAATCTACTTGTTCTATGCCATGTACGGATGTTGGTAAATTAGGTGAAATAGCAGTCGATACATCACCATTATACATAGTTCTTGAATGTAATTCCCATGTATGACCTTGATAGTTTGATATCAATTTATTTATAACGTCATCTGAGCTATCAGTGTTAACACTAGAAATACCATGAATTTCACCGTCAACTATAACAGAGTTTTTATGACTCTCCCATCCTTTAGCTAAGGAATTAGAAATCATCTTGTTAATTAAATCACTATCATCAGTAACATCAACTTTTTGGATAAAAGTTGAAAATATGTCAACATGGTCAATGTAACCACTTGATACTCCTGTGGCAGACCAAGCAATCTTAAACTTTGTTGATATATCATACCCATGTGAGGTATCAGACTCGTCAGCAATCCAAAACTCAAAATAACCCTTAAGACTTGATATTGTTTGTGGTACTATAGCAGTACCCCTAATACTAAATTCATCTGTGTAAATCCACACGGGGTCATTGGTTCCTGCAAGATATACCGATATCTGTGCATTTTCAACTGGAACACCCTCATCTGTAACAAGAAACTGCCAATAATGTTTTCTAGCCATTTGTTACTCCATTGTTTTTAGTCTATATCTATTTATCATTTAAACTATACTGGTTACCATTCCGTCGGTAATTGTTACAGTTTTTCCGTCAGTAGTGGTAAATGATCCGGTCACACCGGTAGCATGTTTATTTGTTTCGTGTGTAAGTAGAGCAACATCTATCTGACTTTGGTTTGCATCCGATTGGGATTGTGCATCAAGCTGTTCAAACCACGGCGACCAATGAGCCGTCCCGATAAGCCCGGTAACCAAACCATCAACAACTGTTACATGGTCAATTTTGGTTGGAGCAAACCCACTAACAGATATATAAAATTTTACCACATCTTGACCATGAAACCCACTAACACCCTGTCTTAAAAGAACATCATTTTTATACAATGATATAGTGTTTTCAGCCCTTCTTATGGATAGTGTCTGTGGACCAAAATCGATGCCGTGATATGCCCATGAGACACCACCATATATGGTTCCAAGACCACCAGACGCTCCGAACTGAAATCCCGCAATAGAACCCCCCGAAAATTGAAATATAAGGGCAATCGAATTACCTCCTGTTAAAGGTGATGGGAAATCTACTCCTATATCAACCCCCCCATGACAATGCACTGGATATACTCCATTTCGAAGACACATTAGCATTCCATTCAAACGCCAAATTACCGGGGTAGGTAACAAGACTTATATTACCACTCACAAGATTCCACACATCAGTATCAAGAGAAACACTATTAAAATCATCACTCGGGGAAGGCGGTGTTTCATCCCATCGTCTCGTGTATATATAATTTGTAGCTTTTGGTTGATATTGCTGAGTTCCATAAATATCAGATGCCTTACTTGTGTTAACAATACCTTTGCCAAGTAAAGGCCAGTCACTACTCGTCATATCAACAGCAAAAGTTGATGACCCAAGCTTGTATGATGTTAAAGGTTCAAATTGGGTAAAATCTGATGTCAAAATTTGTTCTTCACCCGCTTCTAATCTCAATTTATCTATATTTTTTTGCTGGTTTTCTCTCGGCCATTTGTTACTCCATTGTTTTTGGTTTATATAACACTCTATCTCTGTTCCTTTATGTATTTACAGATACGAGAAATATTTTCATGTGAATTACTCAGGTTTCTTAATGAGCGATCCTTATTTAATTGTCTCCAATAATAACCAACTTCGTTAATATGCTCAAATGGTACATCCAAAGAACATAGAAGGTTTAACATATATTCCGATAATGAAGATACACCTCTAATCCAATGAAGATGTTTTTCAACTACCACCCTTTGATACACTACAAGATGGTGAACCAACACATACATTCGTCTCATCGATGTATAAGACCAAGGATGTGTTGATTGTGGTCCAACCATTAAAAAGTTACCGCCATCATCAACATAATTTTCAGTTGTGTATACATTACAGTTTTTTGATTCTAATACTTCAAGACATTTATCAAATATACCCGGTTCAATGTAGTCATCGGGATCAACAAACGACACATATTTTGCTGTTCCCTTTAAAAACGCATTTGCTCTTGCTGTTCCAGTACAACCAACAATACCTTCACATATGTGAATATTTACTGGCTCGTTTTTTAATGAGTCCAGACAAATATCAAACAATCTTTTGTCTTCACCGGGAAGCGTTAGTATATGAACATCAATAGGATACATATAACTCAAACGATGTAAAATAACTTGGCCATATAGCGGCAGCTTGTTCAAACACTATCTGATCAATGGCTGCTGTTTGACCTGTTATAGGTATTTCATGTAACGTATTTGCACTAAAGGGACCGATAACGTTTACGATATCAACACCCCACTCATCCTTTAAAATAAAATTATCAATATCCTGACTTACACTAAATCTCATGGCAGTAGGTCTCAACTCAGTTGACCATGAACCGATTGCGTTGAGGATTATTCCGTATCCATTGACATACGTTACGAGACCAAACTCCCAAGCTGACTGTGCAACTGACCATGACGCTGAAGAATCCCATGAAGGTACCCAGAACGTGTTATCAAAGTATGGTTCCCACCTTCCACTTATTGGAGTTCCATTCCAAACTATAATTTCAACATCATCTCCAGCCAAAATCGCAGGGTTAAGTATATTGATAAAAGTTCCATCCGAGGTATGTTCCAATGATCGAACCAATTTGATTCCATTGACCCACACGTCAACATCCGATATACTCGAACTCATGGCTGGTTGTACAAATACACCCTGTTCATCACCGGTAGCAATAATATTAGAAACATCTCTAGTAACACCTCCATTATTATCACTGCCAAGTTCATCACACCGAACCCAATAAGAAGGCCATGACCCATCATCGTACATTGTTACAGTAAAACGATATATTAGATCCGAACTCAACATGAACTCTGACGGTTGAGAATCTATAAAAGTCACTGTTATATCCGCAGTGGTTTTTAAATCAAATATCAAAGACATCGCATCATCCGGAGGATTGGTAATAGTAAATGTCATTGATGATCCTGTTATTGCCTTAAACCATCTCTCATTAAAACCTGACATGTCAATATTCCATGAGCCACTTATGGTTCCTAAATTTGTCGTGACCCCGCCACTATAATTATAACCATTAGCATAGACTATACCATCTCGGTCAATATTAAAAACTCTCACATTGGCAAATTCGTTTATCGCCTTGTTACATACAATAAAATCACCTTGACTGTATGTATTAGGATATACATGGCGTAATACAAGAAGATTCTCATATGATCTATGCTGCTCTATGGTAAAACCAGTTTCGTATTCGAAATTACGAAATATGTATGGTCCCTGAGGTCCAATTTCTATACACGTATCCTCGCTATCATAGCTTAATTCATTCCTTGGACGATACATTTCGAGAAAATTAACATCAGGACCATCATCACCTTCTTCCCATATATCTCTCCATGTTATTTTTGGACTTCCTGTTAACTGTGTTGCCTCTACGTGATGAAATTCAAAAACATTGTTATTATTAATCCATTTCTGTGAATCATAATCATATACAAGACAACTTAAATGTTCTATTTCTTCTCCGGTATTACCATATAAAAATTCAATCTTCTCGACGGTAAAATATTTATCAGTATCTGACACTATACGTATTCTTTCTATATCCATTCCATTCAGATAACCTATTTTATAAGATTTACCTGACTCTAATATATTATCAAAAGAAGGATCAACATCAACAATATAATCAAGGTTTGGATTATATACACGAAAATAAATATCGCCGGGATCCACACCAAGGGTAATTCTTACATGTGTTGGTCTGAAACCTTTAACCCAAGTAGAATCACCCGTTCTTATATACAGGTCCGACCATCCACCGTCACCAAGATCTCTAGGCTCATAATAAGTCCCGTTCCATACACCATCAGTTATAACAGGCCAATATGTACTCTGATCTGTAACATCTTTCCATGTTTTGAGTGAATACTCAGTATCATCTAAGTTATACAGAGACATTGGCTGTGATGGCATTTCATTCCACACCTGCTGCAATGTGACGGATTTAGTATCATACTCCTGATATATCGTGAATATTTCTGCACCTGTAATAGAACCTATTTCTGGCGCATTAAATGTATAAAATTTGGGCATTCTTTCCTCCGTTATATATACAAGAATCCTTCATTGTTATCAAGAAGATTGATATCCAAATGGTCTTGTAATGCTGAATCAAACCCATAAGGGTTTCTCCATACTTTAAATCTACATACAAAGTTAACCCCAGAAGGTTTATATATACCGCTAACCCTACTGACAGCAACTTGTTGTTTATCAATACGAGGTATATCAGTATTTATAAGTTCTATGTCAAGGATATCATATTCACTGACATTTAAAAGAGATAGAGCTTCATCTGTTACTGTAAATGTGTAATAATACCAAAATTCATCCTCTTCCTGAAAATCAGTGTCACCATACACAAAGTTTTTATTATTCAAATCACCATCCCAAAATTCAACAGGAATCTTACTATATCTATATCTGCTTTCGTATTCAGAATTTTCTTTAAATGATGATATAATTTTACTACCATCGCTGATAGTAATTCTCCACTCCAAAGGTAAAAGTGACCCGTCAGGGGATCTTGGTATCAAACCTGCAAACGAATTAAGATTACCAACATGCCATATGGCAGCAAAACCCGATATATCCTCACTAAATGTTACAATTATATAAGGATTAGTGTTCTCATCCAACGGACTCATATCTACATTTAATGGTACTATCTTTTCATTAGAAGAGTCATAACAATCGACCATGAAAAGGTTTTCACTGTATCCATGGTATATATCCCAATACCATTCGCCGTTTGATGTCCACACACCACCTGAACTCTCACATTCGCCTCTAGTTCCATGATCACCAATGGAACAAGAACCGCCCTCCCTGCATCCATAAGGGAACGTCCATATAGATGCATCAACAGGTAAACCTTCATGAGTGTTCACGAGAGTAACCTTATATGTCACGCTCCCTGATGTTGCACCAGAACCAACAAGGTCGTCATAATTAACCACAACCTCTTCGCCCTCAACCCAACCAATTCCTTCATTTACAATAACCGTTGATACTATCTTTCCACCGGAATATGTAATATCTATCTGCATTCCAGTTCCGCTAGATCCATTTACGGTCACCGAATAAACACCAGGAACAATTCCAACGAAGGTACTCGAAGGTTTTGTGTCGACAAAATCAACCGTTGTTTGAGCAAAACCCTTCCTACTAAGATATGCATAACTTTCACCCTCATCCATCTCAGGTATATACACAAAATTCTTGGTAACAGTGTTTATGGTTGAAGGAGTATCTATTTCATTAGTCGTGTTGTTTCTTATCTGAACAAAAACTTCATTTCGACCAAATCCATGAAACATTCTATAAGTTGAGTTTAAATAAGCACAACTTTTAGCTTTTGTTACAACCGCAATACCCTGAATACTTTCAGAGAAATTGATATTAATTACATTAGAAGAAACCCATACTATAGACTCAGGGACAATTTCGATCTGATTCTCATCCATAGCATGTACTATAACCTCACTGTCAAGGTTATGTTTAACCCTCCACGAAGATGATACATCACCTTGTATATGGATATAATTATCATCATCAAACTTTACGTTATCGATAACTTTTGATAATGATTGACCCGCATATTCACCGGTGTAAATAGAATAATATTTACTCAACAAATCAGTTGACGGTTCATAGAAAAATTCATATATAGCTTGTCTATTAACTGGTCGTGTCATTTCCCAATTTCTATATAAATTATCAGCGATCTGTTTTGGCATGATTTTTAATGCCGACAGTGGTTGATGGTTTAATCCCAACCTTGCCCTATACATCGTAGAAAGTCTTTCATTGGTTGAGCTTATATAACCATCAGGATAACCGGTAACCCAATCAGGATATCCTAAATCAGCTATAATACTTTCAACTGTATAGTCCTTTGTGAAATCACTTAATATATTTGTAGAGAAAAAATATTCATCTTGAATATCAGTATTTTTCAAAACAACATTATCATCGTCAACAGACCATCTATCACCAATAGACATTCTGACATCACCAGTTCCAACACTTTCCACACTTATAACTTTCACCCGAACAAGAACTTTTTCGGTAAGATCAGTAAATCCGTGATAATATTCTGCCTCTGATTCCCCGTCACCATAAACGGTAATTCTCATAAGACCACCATTCGAAGACCAAGTTCTCTCCTCAGCGTTATCAAAGTCAAATGTTTCTATAATACGACCATTTACAATGTCTAAATCATCACCTGTAAGTGACACACTCCTCACAGAACCAAAACTTGACTGATACACTTCATACTCAAACACAACATCTACAGACGATCCTATATTAGTATCAAATGTCTTTAATTTGAAATATATTCTATTATTAGGATCATCCAGTTTTACGGAAAATACGGCACCATTGTTATAAACATTAAACCTTTCATTCGGATATTCTTCGACCGCATTGCGAGGATAGTATCTCACAGGAGCGTTGTGATTATAAAAACCGGTGTACTCATAATCAACAAAATCATTTATACTATTTAATATCGTATAATCCCCGAAATATCCATAATCCACATGTAAACCATTAACTTTAAATAATATCCTACCAAATGATGGGTTGTTTGCTGAATATCTCAAACTCCATTTATTTCCTATATCACCTCTAACAAAAGTATCTATATCAGGAGTATCATCACCATTAAAACTTATTTTAATATTACTTCTAAGAGAATCATATATAACAGATGGTGTTATGGTTTCTATTGGACTTGATTGTGGGTTATACTGAATTTCTTGTCGAAAAGTTCTAGGCGCACCATCAATAGTAGCGTCAGAAGTAAATTCAACATTCCATATACCACCACCTGTATTCGAAATAGTTGGGGTGGAAACCTCCAAAGTCGCCTTGATAATGTCTACAGGAACCCCTTTATAGTTAGTTGCGCTGATAAAAAACCCTAAAATAGAAGAGGTTGATGTACTTGTCCATACAGGACAGGTATTAAATTCAACACCTGATGATTGAAATGTCCCTGTTCCTGCGTCAGCATCAAAAGATATAATATAAGGATTGTATCCAAGACTATTACCTGTAGGATCAAACGTTCCTCCAATAGCCTTGACGGAAAGAGTTTCATCTACACCTCTACTCCATGTAAAATAAGTTCTTGGAATCAAAGCGTTAGGCAAATCATCCTCACCAACAATTTGTGTTTCGCCTACATTATCATCGCTTGGGTTTATATTAATTTTATAAATGTTAGATGGAACATTAAGAATAGGCGAACTATTGCCACCAGTTATAATCATTCTATTGTTCTTTGCAAACATTACATTACAGTCTTTATATGACAAGTCCATATTCATGTCTATACTGTATTCTACAATACTTCCCTCTAACGGTATATAATTAATCCTACTATCAAAAATATTACTCAAATAATACAAATAATCCTCACCATTCATATTATAAACAACAAGTGTAGAATTTTGATACATATCCAAATTGGTTGCTACAGTGAACCAACTGTCATTGGCAAGATCGTATCTGTGGATACTTTTACCAAGGGTGGATCCTTGCACATAAACATAATTACCATGTCTAACTCTCGTGTCCCTGTCTCCTATGACAAATCCACCGCTGGCTCCGTCATGCCACATTTTGTCAATTTCATTATAATACTTAACTAACGCAAGTGTACTTTCGGTGTATATAAATACAACTCTTTTATCGGGAGAAATGTCATCATTGTTATTATAATAATAAGCATTGGCTTTTTTTGTTGGTAGAGAGAAATTAACAGTCGAGGCATTACTCATAGATTCATTGGTTCTTACTATCTCATCTATAGTTTTGTCTACTATGTTATAAATAGCTTGTTCTGCTGGATGGGATATTTTATCCCATCCAAATGTAGTAACAAATGCTTCATTGGCAACTGAACGGTTTATATACGAAGACACACCAGTTAATGGTACTGTGGATTGTCCGACATATCTTATATAATATTCATATTGACCGGAAGATAGATTGGATATAGACAATGTTTTACGATCTTCTATATCATAAGAACCACTAAGAATGTACCCAGAAGTAGTGACACTTGGACCACGAGTCCAACTATTTGGAGTGCCTCCGTTATCACTAACTGCGGGATCAAGTGCCCTTCGATAATATAAATCCCATGTATGGTTAGTAACAGTACCATCATACTTTAAAGTTGCACCGGGATTAGTCATTGAAACGCTATCAACGGAACCTTTGGTTACGTTAGTTATAGAAAACGTAGCATCATTGTTACCAGCCGCAATAGTTAAAGTGTCACCAGTCCTATAATCATCTATATTTCCATAAGAAGCAACTGTAACACTTGTAACCTGACTTACAAGTGAATCCACTCCAAAATAAACAGGACTCGGACCGCCGGATATACTTGAATATACTGAGTCATTAACATTATATCCGCTACCACTATCAATTACCGTTACATTATTAATAATTGGACCAGAACCAATAGTATATGAAATTCTCAAACCAGTCCCGCTACCACCTGATACGGTATCAATATATGTACCGGGATTAAATTCTTGTGTTTGGTTTGGTTGACTTACTAACGAAACCGACTCAACGGTTTCGTTAGTAGTTGTTGTCGTAGTTGATGTCGAAACAGTATCAGTAACCAGTACAATCGGAACGGGATTATCCCAAATATCACCCGTAATTATATAATGATCTGGATATAAAAAGTATTTTGTCGGATGAGTGGTATCATAGGAAGTATCCTTATGATTTGATGTATTAACTAAATACTGTATTTCCGCTCTTTGATTAACAATCCTAAAATTTATCTTCATATTAGAATTATTTGTATTATCAATGGTAAGGTCGGTACTATACGGGTAGTAAATGGGTACATTAGATCTCCAAGGAACCACATTCGACCCTTCTGCGGGCATTGGATAGTCATCATAAGACTTACCATCAACATCTCGTATATCATAAGACTTAGCCGATTCGAAAAGTTTCATAGTCAGAACCACACCATCAGTTCCCGTTGTATTACTGTCTGTTTCGGTTGATGTCGTTATTTTAACTAGGAGACTACCACTACCACCAAACTCATTAGCGTTTAAATATCCAGTCTCATTGTTAGAATACGTGTTGGTGGATCCAGAGTCAACTACACTAAGAGGTGACCACACGTTGGTGGTGCTTATGCTAACTAAAACCTTAAGTCCTTTCCAACTAGTAAACGCCGCATCGCTATAGACCTTTACAATATGATTACCTGAATCATAAGGAACGACATTTGAAATAGATAAAGCTGATACTCTTAGTACTTTACCCTGATGTTGATTAGTTTGATAGTTAACTGTAAGACCACCACCACTACCACCGGAAGTATTAATATTGTTACCACCCGACCCGTAATCACTTCCCTGTTGTGATGGAACCCCATTATAAGACAAACTAGTCAAAACATGGTCAATCCTGAAAACGGCACCTTTTCCTGTGCTAACTGAACTATTCAATAAAAAAGGTGAATTTGCAGTATAATCCTTTGAACCAATTTTATTTAATGTATAGCCCACTATCTCACCGGTATTAGAGTTGATACTATTAACGATAATAGAAGCCCCTGTACCACCAGAAGATCCACTCAAACTTAAAACTTCACCAACTTGATATGAATTTGAAGGTAAAACACTAACACTACCGGCATTTATTTCAACATCAATTTCTGTTGCCGTATAATCAGTACTATAAATATAACCCTCACCATTATTGTTTATCGGGTTTATTGTTTGAGGTACCGGGGATCGTGGTCGATATGAATACACCACATTGCCATGAAGATATATTCCAAGACGTTCATCATCATAATCATATAATATCGGATTGCCCTGTAACATCGATATAGTGTTGTTTTCTGTTGTGTTCGCAGCAACTTTTTTTGATAAAATACGAACATACGTATCGCCATATGCATACTTCTCTATAAGCCACGAGGTGTCCGTTATATCCTCAACAACAGTTTCAAATTCTCTAAAATTATTATTAGATTTTTCTATCGTATAAGTAACACCTATTGTTGTACTAGCATCCCATAACAACATACCGGATATACAATTAAACCTTATATTTGTTGGGGGTTGAATCTGAGGATCTCCTGTAACCGAATACTCAGTGACAGGTATTACAGTCTCAAGAGACATCGAGGTACTAAGACTAAAACTTTCCCTGCTGTCAATAAAATTTCTATCGAGAGTAACAACAGAGCTTTGACCTGTCGGGATATCAAATGTTATAGTACTTTGAGTACTATTAACGGTAGTTATCCCGTTTTCTGTTGATTTTACTGACCATTTATCACTTTGAACTGTTATGGGATAATCGCCAGAATACGGTTCACTATCTATCTGAATATCTTTATCATGCCATCTCTCATATACATCAAATTTATTTTCGGTATTTCTACAAAAAAGATCTTTAATGATATACATCGATGCATAGGTTCCTTTACGTTTCAGCAACCATACAACATCACGAGCATATTCTCTGTATATATCGGTAAACCATGTTGGAATATCATCGTATCTTTCTATTCCATAAAATGTTGGAACGTAACTCAAAAAGGTTTCATTACACTCCATGGCATCACGAAGTGACCAAACATCTTTGAGTTGTTGATACCCTTCCCCATATACCATATCAAAATATGTATCAAGAAACTCTATAAACAACTCTTTACGATTGTTTGGAGGCAAAGCACTAGCAATCCAATCCTTTAACCCACTAAAAACAACTTGATATCTCGGAATTGTATCACTCTCTGTATCAGAATTATAGACCTTGCCGAAATATATAAACATTTTATCAGTGTTTACATAGTTTCTCGCAATAAAATCTTCGTCAAATGCATCCTTATAAAATTTTGATGCTTTATCCCCATCACGCAACCATTCATGAAAGTAACTATCTTTTCTAAAATATAATTCTGTTCCCGGTTCTAATACTGTATTTGTAGCAAATTCTGTGGTATACGTATAATCATACGTCTGATATCTATATGATCTTGACCCATCATAGCTATCATCCCCATCAGTATCTGACGGATACCCATTAGGTAAAATCGGTTCATATCCTTCTGTATACTCAGAATCATAGTTAACAGAGGTTCCATTATAATTCAGAACTTTTATTTCCACTTTATCCATACGGAAATATGTTTTTTCAAGAGGCTCCTCATGTAAAGGCTTTAGCCTAACAACAACAAACTTATCATCAGTTTTTGCATAAAGATCAATGTGAGATCCACCTGAAACGATGAGAGATTTTTCTTGACCTCTAAACACAACACCCGGTAAACTCAAGTCATCAATGTGATATCCAACAAAACCATTAACACCAATAAAAGCATTCCAATTGATACGATTAGAATTCTCAAATATGTTAGCAGTATCAACATCTTCATCGAAATTTGGATATTTTGCTAAAGGATCACCGGGTCTACTGGTATTATAATAATCAACATTTCCGACATAAATTATATCATTAAACCTAATCTCAGGTATGAGATTTACATACAACGGAATGTTTGTTGTAGTAATTGAAGGCTTTGTTAATTCCAGTACAAAATCTTTTAGTAGAAAATAAGGTGAATCACAAAAATTATTCATTATCTTATCCTTCGTTTACAAATACGCACAAGTCTTTAACAAGCTGCGGAAATTGTTTATACCCTAATTGTATGGGTAATAGATCATTATAAGTTTCATCGTTAGTGCTATGTGTATACCCAAGATCTATATAATGAGGAAAATAACTCAATTCATTCTCCGGGTAAATATACATTGAGTCTGGAACCAAGCTACACACAAGACTCCACGCTTCACCGGCAGCATTACATGATGCTTCATCACTGAAATTTGTATTGCTACACTGACCAATCATATTGCCACCCATAAAATTACATACATTCTGAACATTAAGTCTTTCAACCAACTCAGGATCACGATGTATCATTATGTCTCGTATAACCAAACTATCTATACCACGAACCAACATAAAATCATCTGTATTAGATGCTACACTAGGATCCAATAAATAATTGATTATTTCTCTAAAATCTATAACCTCACCAAACTCTCTATTGTCAGGGGAAAAGTAATATTCTAATTTACGAAGAACTGTTTCTTTGACTTCTATCCAGTTGTAAGTTCTTTTGATTTTAAGACCAAAATCGATTCTAAATTTAACCACCTCGGGAGTAACAAATATCTCATATATACCTATCATTTTTCTCGGCTCTATATATGATAATATATCATTAACCCACACTGGATTATATGAAAGGGGGAAATCTAATGTTACATTCACACCACCAGTAAAATAAGCATCAATATCACTACCACTTAATTGTTTCAACGTTACATTATTAGCAACACCATTTGACCACTCTGCTGGTATAACTGATATATATGCCTTGTTATAGTTTTCAAGATATAATGCTCCGGGATTCGCCTCTTGTTCACCCCAAGCATTGGCAACAATCACATCCCCTCTAGATTCAAGATTACCCTTATAATCATATCTCGTACAATTTCTTTGTTGATTTTGTGCTGCAGAGGATCCTGATATTTTAAGATCATCTATTGTTTGTGGATCCGAACCACCAGAAGAACCAGATACATTATATATTACATAGTTATCAACAGGAATAACCGTTGATGTCCTTAAATTCGTCATAAAAGGGGTTTCAATCCCCAATATATCAGTTGTTTCCGGTCTAATCCCTCTATCTTGTATATAATGTGTAGCTACTGAATCTCTATCAACAGAAAATGTGTTTGCTGTAACAGCACCAAGAGAACCTAGCGTTTCTATGGGATAAACTAGAATAGAATCTGACACATCAGGTATATTTCTCGTATTAGAAAAATTTATAACATATCGTCTATATTTGTCATATGAAAACATATAGGTATTATTTTCACCCAAAAGACCAGAAATACCATCAAAAAAGTCATTGATACGAACCCATTTATCCTGACCAGTTCCTACACGAACCTCAATAGATGGTGTATAAAAATCATAAGGATATGTTCCCATATCATACTGCTTAAACGGAAGGATAATCTGATTATCAACTATATCAGAACCCGTGTATGTTAAAGGTGATGTTACGGGAACCCCTTGTTTCAAAACCACATCAAATTCAATATAACCATTCGTAACATCATCATCCGTTACAGTATAATTATATGAGTCAGTAAGAGTGTAATAAATATTATCACCATTAACATCATCCTTTATACCAGTGTCAATGATTGACCACTGTGGTATGAATATTTGATCATTAGCATTATATACAGCCTCAAACTCATCAAGAGCAACCCTGTAAACTCTGATCGTAACCGTCAATTCAGAAGCAACATACCCCACTGGATTGTAACCCTGTTGTTTGACCAAAGAATGGACTATTTCATAAACATTTGCAGTCTCTGGATGTAAGTTCTGTGCCAATTTATTGGTAAAATATGTATTGAGATCACCGACATATGAGACAAGTTCTATAAGCATTGATATATTAGAACCTTCAAAATTATAATCCTTAAAAGAATCCAATTTTGATAACAAGGTTTTAAGCCTTGCTACCATTGTCTTGTAATCAATATCTCTATAATCCGGGGTAAATTTTACACTCATTATGTTGTCCTTAGAACGCTAGTAAATACCTCTGTGGTATCAGAACTAGGGTCATTAACTATTCTAAATTCTAAATTTATTTCATAGTAATTTCTATCAGGTCTACCTATAACATTAACATTGTCAACCTCTATACGAGTTTCCCATAAATGAACAGCGGCTAATATCATCTCACCAAGTTCCTGTGAGGTCATGTCATCTATAGGCTCAAATAGTATATTATGTAAAGGTAGAGCAAACTCCGGTAACATGCGCCTACCACCTTTCAGTGTTTCAAAAATATTGGTCAGCGAATTATAAATGGCTTCAATATTCGACATAGTATTAACATCTCCACCAGATTTTCTAGTAAAGTTGTTATCAAAGTCTTTCCAATATGTTATCTTTGACATAAACATCCTCTGTCTTATTTATTTAAAAACCATAGGCATGTAAACCTATTCTCCAGAAATTCCACCTAATGTTGATGTAATTGTCCCTGTCGTAGCACCAGAACCTGGACCCCATGAGTCCCCTAATTTTGCTAAAATATCACCGCTAACATTCATAGAGGATTCTGACGCAATCAAAGTCCCTGTATGACCACATGTTAAATTAACAACCGATCCTTCCTTTGCCAACAAAATACCATCCTTATCAGCACCATCTATCCCTGTTGTTATAGTCCCTACAACGGATTTTGGGCTTTTATGTGACGTACAAACACCCGAACCAGAATCACCAACCTGTAAAATATCATATCCCATATCATGCCACCGTAAAAGTTTTTGCGGTTCCTTTAACAACACCAACAGAACCTTCTAATGTCGCTGGTCCAGACGCTGATACTGTTGCGGTGCTACCAGCCGATGCACTGAAAGTGCTACTAGCCGAAGCACTTAAAGAACTACCCGCTGATATCTCCGTACTTCCACCTGAGTCCATTGTTATATTACCACCGGCACTAATGCTAATATTTCCACCAACGTTTATAGACCAGTTACTACCAACAGTTAAATCATCATTACTTATAATATGAGATGTTCTGTCACTACCAACTTTTGAAGTTTTATTCCCATCAATAGTTTCGTTATCATCCACCATTATATGCTTATTCCGTGTCTGTCTCGTAATTTCAAACCTGTCACCCTCATTCCCAAACACAACATTACCATCAACATCTATCTCTATATATGTGTTTGATGGGTGATATACATGTAACCTTTCGGCATCAAGAGTATTATCAATCTCTATGGTTATTCCACCGTGAGTCGAAATGACTATATTCTGAGGATATTCAGCCGCATAAGCTGATTGTGGTTCATCCCAACTACCACCCCCGGCAAGTGATACGCCCGTGTCAAGATTGTTGTTCCGAGTTTCGATTATTGTATCAGTAATATCTCCACGAGAAAGTCTAGGATAATCTGGTTCATCAAGTCTATCGGATTTTGGGTAAACCCCGTCAGGATCATTAAACCCTTTGGATGTGTCAGGGGCATCAACAGGTCTACCTGGTACGGTTGCGAAAAACCTCGGACATCCCCAATTACCACCCTCAAAGAACATAAAAACATGTGACCCTTGTAATGGCACGGAAAAACATCCCAACCCACTCACAGACCCTTCTATAAGACCAAGACATGGTTCGGCCCAAGGTAATTGGTCAGTAGGTATACCCTCCTCTGGGGTAGAAACTTTAACGTCATCATGTAGACCCCAAACCCTAATACGACATCTCCCCATCATATCAGGGTCAACATTGTCTTCCACCACCCCACGATATATACCGTGAAATTTATTGGTTTTTAGTTGCATGTGAGCTAAATCGATTCTTGACATGGACTCTCCTTACAAATTTTTCTTAGACGCAGGTATGAGGTTTTTATTAAAAGTGTCTTTGTACCCATTCTTTATACACACTAATTTCTGTTGCCATCCATATGATTGATTTTTATCAAAATAATGTGTTATACTTTTAACCATATATCTACCATCAAGCTGTTTATTAAATTCCTCTTCTTTGGGTGTCCACAACCCAGACACCGAATCCTTTTCGGCATGACTCGGCCAAATAATACGAATCATTCCTCCTGCATGCCTATCAACATGACCGTCCACTGTTATACTTACCAGTAATTGATTAGAATACTCTTTTATCCAATTACCGTACCATATGTTATCCAAAATCTTTTCGTCATGACATCCATCTATTATAATGACAGGTTTTGATATCTCAAGACTCGAAGGAAATAATGAAAATTTTCCTAACAAAGTATATCTAGACAGAGCGTCTTGATAGGTATACTCTTGTTTTATTAGTTTTTTTCTCTTCGAATCATACCCCAAAGCTTTACCGCCAGTAAGGGTTTTAAGTGAACTTAAGTCAACATTCCTAACCTCATGATCACGAATTTTATTGATAAAATCAGGATTTTTGCCATCAAATATATATGACCCTATACCATTCCCATCTGAATATAGACCTGATGTTTCAACATAAGGTTTCATCCAACCAGTCTTAGCCAGCATTTTCTCAATGGTAACAAATGAATGTTTAAATTCCGTAGAATCTGCTACACCAGACATCCAATACAGGTATCCCGGTTGGCCTGATATGGATCCACTTGCCCTATTCATCAACCATGTGATACATTCTGCGGGAGTTCTTTGGTGAGTATCGAAATACTCTATTTTCTCTTTCGTTGATTCAAACTCATTAAATACTGTTATACCAAGATGATTTTCTGATATATCTTTAATAATATCACCTATCTTTGTATCCTTCCAAGATTTACTCCAAAAATGTGAATGCCATTTATGGTAATATTCATCAACCAATATCAGAGTTATAAGATCATTACCTGCGGGATTTAGTGTTATATTCCTCTCAAATCTTTGTATTTCCAGTATATGAAAAGTATACTCCTTATATTTACCATCACCGTCTGTGTTACCATACTTTATTTTAACTTTTTCTTCGCCTGTCAATGGACCTATCTCAGATACACCTATTCTGTCATGAAAAGATATCTTACCAGTCATACTAAACGAAAACATATCCTCAATGATATAAGCTTGTTCTATTGAAGTAAAACTTAACGTCCATTTACTCTCAAACACACCTGTAGTATATATCTCAATGTCAATAATCTCCCATCCGGTAGAATTAGACATTATAAATCTCCGATAAGTTGAACATCGTCATATAATATATACAAATAATCACTACGCATAAGTTTTAGTAAAGTTCCTGCCTCAAGAGCCTCATATGGATTAGTTATGTCATTAAAATCCGCCACAACCCACCATAGAGCAGAGTTACCATAGAACTTATATGCAATTGTATCCAAAAAGTCATTCTCTTCTACCTGATAATACTCAAACAAATAGGGGTTCTCTTTGGATAACGCTGATATGGTATAAGGTCTGAAAATATTAAGAAGTTGCACTTTATCTTCATCTTCCATAACAGGAAAAGCCCTTAACATTGAGTTAACAGGCAAATTCCTAAAAACATTCTCAACTCTTTTAATCGTCATTATAATCACCCACCTTGAACATTAGAGCTAACTTTACTTTTTCTGATAACCAAGGAACTTCTGTACACAGGATCTATTTCCGAAAATGTCACCGATACAGTGGCGCTCATGGGGTATCCATTCTTATAAGGTGCCTCGTATGTAGGTAGTATTTGCGTCAATGCAGCATTTGGTATATTTATCATACCTGTCAGTTCACCCGAACCTGTTACAGTTCTAAGCTCGAATACATAAGGAAATTTGAAATTAGTGGCAAGTGACCCTGATTCGGTAGATTCGGCACAAGACCACCTCATAAGATTCTGTATAGGAGTCCACACCTCTTTCGAAGCATCTTTATATGTGGCAAATTTCAATTCAATATTAACAGTTCTTCTCTGAGTATCTTCGTATATAAAAGGATTATCGTTTTTACTGCTGATACCCTGACTAAAAATATTACCAGCCGAAGAACCACCGGCAGCACCGGCTTGAGCTACAGCTTTCGACACATTCGCTTTAAGGTTTCGAATCTCACCAGAAATTGTATCAAGAGAAGTCCAAGTATGATCGATGCCTATATTAACAGATCCTGATAATAGGAACCTATAATCAATACCATCCACGATAGATCCCTCATTAGCACCGGTCTGTTTTTGTATGTTAGGTCTAAATTCTTTAGGTCTAACTCTTAACCATAAAGTATCAGGGGATCCTTTGAACTTAGCGTCATAAAAATCTGGAAAAAAATCTGGCATTATGTCATCCCCCATGATTTATTAACAAACATAACGGCTATACTCTCAACACCATCAGGTATCTGTTTTTTATTTACCACACTATTAGTAGAACTATTATTATTGATAACAGAAATCTGTTTTTCTGTGTTATTATTCATAACATTGATACTCTCCTTCAACGCCTTATTAACACTTCCCATTTCTTCCTGTGTTTTTTTATTGCGATCATCTTCATATTTAATCTTAGCGGCAGCAACATCTACCATAGAAGTCTGATCTTTGTTTATAATTTTATTATCACCGTCCAATCTACTTCTAGGAATAACTTCATCTTTGGTCTGATTGTTATATAAGCGATCTTTTTCTTCTACACCACGCCACTTCCTTTCAGGTATATCAGGTGATTTAATTGTTTCGGGGAGGTTAATTTTAGTAGAAACTTCTTTCTCATCACCCTCATCATCACCACCAAAACCAAAAATGTTAACCACTTTATCTACTATCTTACTCGCTGCACCAAAAAGACCATCTTTTATCTTAGAAAAAATACCTCCAATCTTATCAACTATGGATGATATTGAATCAAAAAGACCATCTCTCATTACAACAAAAACTTCGGAAAAGCTATCAACTACCGATGATATCGCACCAAAAATACCATTTTTTACATCAGATAGAATCTCAGGAACTCTGTTAAATATTGTAGATATTGCATCAAATAAACCATTTTTAATGTCAGTAAAAACCTCTCCAACCTTACCAAAGAAGTTTGAGATATCATTCCATATTCCAACAAAGAAATCTTTAATACCTCCCATAACATCTGACGACTTGAGTTGTTTTGATAACTCTAGATACTCGTCTCTTTTTCTCTCATAATCTGCCTTGTATAATTTCTCTAACTCACTCTTCTCTTCCCTAGAAAGAACCTTATATTTACCGTCCTGTGATGCAAGTTCACGTGACTCATCAATATCAATATAACCATTTTTCATGGCCGTACCAAAAGACATGCCTCTTTCGTTTACACCAACCGCACCGGCATTTGAAACCTCGTCATACATATTCAATGAATCTGACATAGCTTCATAAGCTTTATCTTTTTTTTCTTTTCCCATACCTAATAAATTTTTAGCCCAATCCGGTATTAAATTAGAAATAAAATCTCCAATCTTACCAGAAAAATCTTTTACCTTATCTACTATTCCAGAAAAAACATCAACAATAGAGTCAAATATGTTATACAAAAAATCACCTAATATAGATATAGGATTGATTGATTTTATAATCTCCCAAAGACCTTCTACCACGTCACCGCTAAAAATTTTCTCCAGACCATCCCATACACCAGTGAACACTGATTTTATGGTATTAAATACGGCAGTAAAAGGTATCACTATCATATCCTTTATAAAACCCCACCAAAGCATCAGAGGTTTGAATAAGAACCCTATAGAGTCTTTAACGAAACCAAGGATATTTTTTACACCAGACATAATACTATCTGCGGTACCTTTAATTTCGACGCCAAAGAAACCCATAACCTTTTCAAACAACCAACTCAATATCACTACGGGTGCCTTCACAAAGCCTATAATGACACCCTCAATACCACCCCACAATTTATCAAGGATGGTTCCTTCTGTGTTCAGGAACCCTTTAACAAAATCAAATATAGCTGTGACCCAAAACAAAGCTTTACCTATAATACCCAACCCTAATTTAAACCCTTTAACAAATTTTCCCATAGATTCCGCAATCAGAGATGACTTTTTCAAAAAATCTAAACCTATTCTAATATAACCACCAATAGATGAGCCAACCCTACTAAATATACCTATAACTTTCCCAATAACACCGCCGATGTTTGCTAGAACCTTGCCCATTACCGGTAAACTATTGATAAATTTACTAGCTTGTGTTATAAAATTTGAGATTAAAGGAAATTTAGCTATAGCTCTAAGAGATTTAAACATAATCTCAAATGGGTATATTATCTGTTTAACAAGGGCACCCGCAGCAAGCCCAACTGCCGCTATAACAAACATTAATCCCTTTTTAAAGAATTTTTTAACACCATCAAGCACTTCATCCTTCCTTCCATATAACTCCCTTGCTTTGTCTCTTTGACTTATAGCCCACTGCTTTCTGCTAAACAGCCATTGTTTTTTCTCACCAATCCATTGCTTCTTTTGTTCCATCCATCCCTTAATACCAACCGATCTATCTTCTGATACATCACCCGCTATTTTCTTTAAATACACAACAACACTCTTTTCATATTCTGTCGGTCCACTTGTCAAGGATTTAAATGCGACCATAAGACTTTTACCTATAGACCTAAAAGGTCCAACAAGAACATCAATCGGTTTCAGTATAGATCCAAGATGTGTGTTCATCTCACCCAATATATCTTTACCAGCAGACCTCCAATGCTCCGTCATCTCATCTGACATCAATCTTCCTATTAAAGGTATATTCTGCATTTGTTTCCTAACGGCACCGGCAGTTGATTTTAACTGTTTGATTAATGGATGAAACATATTCTCACTTTTACTGACAAGTTCATCCATATGAGTATCGGTAAGTTCTTTTATTGCGTTCTCTATCAAATCTTTGTCTTCTGGGTTATTTTTTTCTAATACTTCCCTAAGTTTATTGAACATTTGATCAAAAACAACATCCTTATCCTCAGCTGATCCTGTTTTATAGACCTTAGCTATCTCCTTATTTTCGCGTATTTCATCAATAACCATTTCAGAAAGAGTTCGTTTATATGCCTCTTCTGCCCCCAAGGATTTAGATATTGTTCCGGCTAAGTTTGAAATTTGACCACCTAGATCTTTATATTTCTCCGATCTTTTTTCTAATCTCAAAGATTCCAGTCTAGTTTGTCTTATAATCTCTTCATGGTGTTTTTTACTCTCCTCAATACCTTCAATAATCCGTTTAGAATTCTCTATCTCATCCTTAAGTTTTTTTATTGCAAGATCATCCCTTTCGCTCTCAGCTTTCTCGTATTCCTTTGCCACCTTGAGACCCTTTTCTCTCATCTTAAGTTTCTCGGCGGATAGATTTTCCTCGGCTTCGGCTTGTAATCTCAAAGCTTCACTTCTGGCTTTAATATTTTTCTTTTCACTTTCGAGGTATCTTTTGATATCTAATCCATAATTTCCAGCCATGATCTGTCTCCGCAAAAAATATAAGGTAAAAACAAATGGGTCTAAGAGTATTTAGTCTCTTAGACCCATAAATAGAGCCTCATTAGGGTCAATCCCTAAGAATATGGTTATTTTTGTTTATATGCGTTAGATTCTTCTTTAAGATCTTTTAACAGCATACCAAAAATGATCTTCCTTTCAAACTCTGGCATTAAATTACTATCTGTTATTGTTATATTCGATCCCCTTGCCAGAAAGTATTGCTCCTTGAGTATAGACTCAAGATCACAATCATTACAGAGAACGAATATTAGACGAAAAAATCGGATAACGGTATTTCGATTATTTCTTTCTTTCCGCATCCAACACAGACAAGTTCCTGTTTAAACTGTACACCAAAATCATGTTCAGTGAACCATTTGGTGAACCTCTCAAAAACATCACTTGAAATGTTCTCTAAAATATAGACCTTATCTTCATAAGACACATCCTCGAACACTCCTTCCGGGGTATGCACCTTTTTTATAGAATTCGCATAAGTTCCTGTTTGAACCTCGGCGTGTCGAGATCTTAAACTCATACTACTATCATTATTCCTTCTTATAGAATCCTTTTGATCATTTCGTGTTGGAAAATCAACTTCAAACTTTAGCCTTTCGTTTATAACCAAGATATTATCTACTTTTATAAAGGGCTTCACATCTAGTTCCGAAATTTTGATACTCTCTACATTCATCAGTCCACATGAATGACACTTTCTAGTGAAATTATAATTATCACCTTTAGTGACTCTACGAATTTCAAGTAACAGGGAAAACCTGTCCTGTAAATAGGTTTTCCCAATATCAAATTCGGGCGTAACAACACAGTCAGAAATCAATTTATCCAATGCTTCTTCGATGATATAGGGGTCAGTCTCGTCCTCATATGCCAATACTTTCTTCATTTGACCTGTAGTAATAGGTCTGATCAATAATTCCTTTCTACTACCGGGAAGAATATATGGGAATTCATATATATCAAGTAGTCCCCTGATATCCACAGATTTAATATCACTCATTTATAAAACTCCTTTTTTTATTTTAACTTAAACACTTGCTCCACTAGCACCTGTATCAAAAACATCATCAACAGTGTGATATTGATATACAAATGTAACACTAAAAGTAGAAACTTCTTTTGAACTATAATCCAACGAAATTTCACCTACCACACTAGGAAAACAATTAATCAGGTCATACTTCATAATAGGTTCACCTTTACCGTCAAGTTGTGACAGTCCGACCGTTCCAAAATAATCAATCGGGTTCCCGTGCATATTTGTTACAGGATCATGTGCTATTTGTTGCCATCTCAAAAACGAACGTCTCAACTCTTGGTCTGTATCAGATCGGAAGGTAATGTCGATGGTCTCAAATTCATGAGTAGTTCCGAATTTATAAACACTTCCTTGCCATTGAACTTCTGTTGTACCTAATGTCTGTGTCGGTAATTGTGTCGAACTAACTAGATAGGGGTGGTCGCCGGGAACACCGCCTTTAGGGTTTGTTATTTGAGCGTAAAACAAATACCCTCTAGCATAATCACTATATTTACCGATCATGTCATCAAGATTAAATCCCATGTTTGTATCCTCCTAATTATCTAACAGGGGGAGAATTAACTCCCCCTTTTATCTTATTTTAATTAAACAGCCGCAGCCGCTTCTTCGAACGATGCGCCTGTTGCTGTTGCGACAAAGTTCAGAACGATGAATTCAGCAGTACGAGTGGGTTTAATAAAAATATTACACCACAACTCATTTCTATCAACACGGGCTGGTGTGTTGTTAGTTTCATCACAAACAACCTTGAAATCGTAAATACCTCTTCTTGACTTAACATCACGAAGGAACGGATTAATCATATTAACCAGCAAGTTCCTTGTAGCCGCGTCATTAGGCTCAAATAAGAAATAAACCGCAGCGGTAGAAATCGCCTTCTCAAGAACCAAAAACAATCTACGAACATTAACACGATTGAATGCAGATTCTTTGGACAACATTGTTTTTTGTCCCCAAATAACTTTGCCTTCTCCGGGGAATGTTACAATCGGATTAATACCATTTGCGTATAGAATATCGCGATATCCAAGTTTAGGATTCCAAGCCAGTCTACGAACAGAGGTTAAAATTGCTCGGTTCAGACCAGCGGGTGCCCACCAAGGATCACGAACATCATCAGTTTTCGCATAAACACCAGCAACAAAACCAGAAGAAGGAATCCATCTATATTTCTGATTAAACTTATCATAAACTTCTAACCAGTTACCATACAACGACGCATATGATGTAGATGTTCCGATGGTCATATTTCTCCAATCACGAAGATTAAGTGCCTCATTTCCTCTATTATTAAGAATGAGGTTTTTAGGACAATCAAGAATTGCCATACAGTCAAGACGCTCTTCACATAAAGAAATAAGATCGGATTTAACGGTATCAGGCTTTCCTGAATCAATGAAAAGATTAACATCAATTTCCTCAGAATTTTCATAAAGACGATAAGCGTTAATTATATTACCATCGTCAGCGAGACCTGTTCCATTAAAACCGTCACCAAAATTATACCAAACATCAGCGGAAAGAGTTGCGAGATGTGCTTGAACGGCTGCATCAACATCATCACCGATAATATTGGAAGAAATAGCAACTCGAACATATTCCGATGTTTGATTGATTACACTCTCAACATAACGTGTAGTACCTGTGTCATCAAGTGCATTCGGGTCAGAAGAAACGTTAAATATTTCAACAGTTGACCATGTATTTTTTCTTTGTGCTTTAGCTTGAACAATGACCAAAAAGTCATTAGCTTTTTCAAGTTGACTATCAATAGAACTGAATACTTCTGACGGCAAACCCGGAGTATCATTTGTCACTCCATACAAAAGATCCTGTTGTGTCGGTTGATCAATAATAGCAACACGAATTTCGTCACCCCAAGCTCCTCTTGACGAAGAAATAAACCACATGAGGTCACCACCGGCAACCGACATATCATCACCAAAATTATCAGGGTCCCCTGTTGGCAAATCATCAAGTGTTGCGGTTGCTATATCTATAATGGAATTAGGGTCATCAGCTTTAGTTACAGCTGCCAATGACAATTGACCACCCTGATATTCACTACCGGGTGAAGTTATAGAATAAGTAAGAACAGTTCCGACCGCATCAACAGTATCAATAGTGATAAATGCTCCACTACCTGCAGGATTAACATCACCGCCACTTACAGTTCCCATTACCTCATAAACCTGACCTGCTGCGTAACGAATACCACCATCGTTAAGTGTCAACTCGCCCGCATCAATAACTCCTGCGGCATTAGCACTAAGACCTCCGACCGCAACGGTGTAAGTGGCAGAACCGCCAGATCCACCGATATCAGTTCCGTTAACAATTATCGGTTCTCCAGCAACAAACCCTTGACCACCATCAAGAATAGTGGTGTTTGTTATACTGTTAGCAGAAACGGTAATTTCTAATTTAATACCTGTACCAAGTAAACCACCATTTAGAGTTACTTCATGAACACCATTAGAAACTCCAGAAAAAGTTGATAGTGGTGTTCCACTGGTAAGGGTTGAAACATTTCCAGTCTCATCGCCAAATGTTATCGTAAGACCTACACCACCTGTCTCAAGTCTTCCAGATACACCCGCATCATCTATTTTAACTGATGCAAATCTCGCGTCATCAGGCATAACCCTTGTACAGTATAATTTATTACCAAACTTTAAAAACCCTGTAGCCGACATAATATCCTCATAAGATGTTCCTGTCGGTTCACCAAAAGTACGGATCAAGTCATTTTCATCTGTAACCAGTTGTTTTGTGTTTTCTGGTCCTTTAAACGTATTTCTAAGCACAATCACACCTATACTGGTTGCAACTGCTGGGATCGTTGTAGACAAATCAATTTCATTCACGTCTACGAGTGGGGAAAGGTAGAAAGCCATAATATTGTTATCCTCCTAATTATTATCAGATATTTCTAATTTCATATCTATCGTAAGTAAAATTTGCACTAGATTCTAGATTCTGAGTTCCCTCTCGATACGTCAGTGTAATCTCACCTAACATATTTATAAATATCCCGTGGATATCCATAACGAGAATCTCTTGTCTATAATTGTCCAAAATTTGTAACGTCGCATCAACTTTATACTCGTTGGTTGCACGTCCATATGTATCCTTATTATTATTTATAAAAGTAAGCCATTTATATAACGTCAACCAGTTAGAAAAAGTTGAATCGACTGTAAAATTTACATACCATGGTTCAAATGTAAGACTTCCGATATCCTGTCGATAGATACCACCCTGCCATGATATATCTGTTGTTTCAAGGGTCAGAGACGGTATAACAGTTGAATGAATATTCATCGTCAACTGTTTCATATCTTTTATAGTGCTGCCAGTAGGAATCTTTGGAAATATTAATTGAAAATTACTTGCTGTAGCTTTATTTAAGTTTTGTCTCACTATCCCTCACCTTCTATAAAATGTTCATATTTGTACATCATTCTAATTTCATCGTCCACCGGAATACCTTCTGGTGGAATGTATGAGGCACTTGTTACCCCGTGCATGGCAGATGACCCTAGTTCCGCAGGTTCATTCACATTATCAGACACCTGTCTGTTCCACGCATCTTCTGTTATATAATAACTCTGAATAACTTTATGAATTGGTTTACTTTCAGTAATAGGTGAAAATAGATAGCCCTGAACCTTAAAATCCAATTTCCAGAGAAGAACTCTATATCCAGCCTCATCCAATTCAACCGGGGACTCTTTACTTGATCCCTCATAAGTAACTCTCAACTCCAATTTATCAGAACCAGACTGGTCTTTGTTGGCAAGACCGTCTATACTCAATTCTGGTATAGTAACCCTAATCCACGCCTCTGGTGTAAAAAATGGAAATATTTGTTCAACGATTTGCGTAACGTCGACCATATACTCCGCCGCTATCTGTAGACTAAAAGAAAAATCATAAGGTACGGGATTAAAAAATTGGGTTGAATTACTACCTTCACTCAATGCTTCTATTTTTGCATTACGATTGACCTGTCTATCTGACGAAAATTCTACATTCTCAAGATTAATAGCCATCATAGGAAGTACCTGATCTCTTCTATCACCGGATTCCCTTAATTCAGTCCAATACCACTGTTTTGTTTTAGGGGAAAATTTTAATGGAACTTTAATGTATTTAATTACAGCACCTGTATCCTGATTATATCTAGCTATAACAATATCATTAAACATATCAAGAAACTGAATGATTGTTTTACGCATCACATTATAAAAATAATGTTGTCTCGGCATAACTATTCCTTATTTTTTATGAACAACAGGGGGCTTTGCACCACACTTGGGGCACTTATCACCGGGTTGTTTTAATTTGGATTTTGGTCCTTCCCATCCACATTCATCACAATGCCAAATCTCGTCTGACTCATTTACTCCACCCTCACTTTCCATCTTCGCAAGCTTGGTATAATAATCAGGCATTTCGGCTAAATGATCCATTGCAATACGATATGCGATAACAGGATTATCAGTATGCTCTTTTTCTACCTCCATCCCCATTTTAACTTCCTTTTCATCAACCTTGAAATCCATGCCCTTTTTCATAGCACGACCCTGTGACCAGAAAGATTGAAGCATCGCATAAGCTCTCTCCTCTAATTCAGCTGCCTCTTTTAAGCCTAAATCTTCTGCTAATTTATGAAAATCCTTGTGATCATTTATTTTCTTGTCACCAGAAAACAATTTTATGAGTTCCATATCTTTATGATCAAGATCAACATATCCATTAAATTTATCTTCGTGAATACCGTCATCTTTAGTGATGAAGTTAAAAAATCTCGATTCAGTTAAGCCTTCATGTTTTTTCAATTTATTTTTAAGAATCTTCATAGCGGTTCCGTAGAACTTTCTGGACTCTGTCTCCTTATTATATTCTTTCCCTGATTCAGTCTTAGCTTCTTCCCAATACTTCTCGACGGTTGATTCCGGTTTTCCTATCTTCTTGGCAAATGATTTTATAGCTAATAATGGCATTATATGTCTCCATAGTATCCGAACATTTGGAGATTAATATCCAAATATTTTCGAATCAACATCCGAATAATCATCAATTTTATCAGACTCAACTTCGACCCAAGAATCATCACCATAAACACGAGAACTTTTATCTTTAAGATTCGATGTTTCCCCTGACTGACCGGTATGAGTATCAGATGAATCATCTGGATCAAAAATAAGGACTTCCTCTATCAATTCAACACTTCCGTCTTCATTTCTCTTGTATTTATATCCACATTCCAATACTGAAAGGTCTATATCCAAAGTATCTATAGGAATGCCTGTAACCTCACTTCCATCAGAGTACATAACATCCGCCAACACACCATCTGGATATATGTATATATAATTCCATCCCGGAGAACTTCTGTGTATTTCCTCAGATCTTAATGACTGCTCACTAAAACGATATGGTCTCAAAATGAATTCCCATACTAATTTTTTTGCCATGAAAACATTTTGTTCAGCGCCCACATCAACTATCTCATAATTTCTATTATTCCATAATGTCTTAATAACATCTCCCGGACTCGGGATAACTTCCTCAACCACTGTTGATGTTATTGTAAATTCCGCATTAATGTTACCAGAATCAATCAAAACAATGTCACCTACTTTGTAACCAAAACCCTTGTTGAATGTGTTAACTTTGATTTTAGTAATAACTCCATTAGTTACATTAATGTCAACTCTCAAACCCTCACCTGATCCACCAATTGTATGAACTGACTGTGAATTAAAATATCCGTTCCCAGCAAAAACAACACTCAATGATTTAGGGATCCCTTGTACCACACCAACAACATCACGAGAAAACGTTGACTTAGGCATCAAAGAATATTCCAAAGTTTCGTCTGATCTAATTCCAAACATATCTATAATGTTAGGTTCATCTGTTGGTTCATAATAAAGCTTTGTGCGTACTGGTTCATAAAAATCTTGATTAGGATCTTCCCCATAAAGGCGATCCATTTTAGATTTTGCACGATAATACATAACAGGGAATCCCGCCATGTCCACATACTCTGATATAATAGAATCATATAAACAAAACTCGGGATTCTGATCCGTTACATCATAAAGATCCCATAAAGGGGTACCCTTAACGCAGTTTGGTGGACAGGATATTGCCATTTAAAACTCCTTAAACCTTATCTGGTACTTCGATATAAAAATCCAACGGACCAGGGTTAAGTGGGGCACCCTGTCTTGTTTCTCTGATTTCAATTTTAGAATCGTTAACCTTCTCTACAGATACACTATCAAGTATGATACCAGATTTAATGCTCAATTTATTAATACCACCATCATCAATAATTGATAGCTTATTCTCATCATACTGTAGCCATTTAGGGTCAATTGTACTCATTATGAACCTCCCTTACTTAACACACCCATTTTATCATAATAATCTTTTAGTTCACTTCTACTCATCACGGTCAATTTAGACTTTGTTGATATATTTTTTATCTTATTATCCGCACCCTTCCGTGTCTTGTAGGCGATAACCTTACTATGGTTCGTATTAAACAGAGTATCAAAAGTTGCAACTCCACCTGTTTTTAGGTCATGCATAACCTCTTTGGTCTTATCATCAACAACATAAAACCATTCTGTTGACTCGTTAATATATTTTTCTACCAGTTCATCAATCATAATATTCTCCTTTACATTAATCCTATTTCAATACCGTAACCCTCATATGCTTCTTCATCACGCAATCTAGTCTCAAGATCATCTTTTTCTTCTTTACCTTCCGATATAAGATCAGATCCATCAAGACCTACACCAGAACTACCAAGACCCGAAAACGTACTCGGCTTACGTCTAATCATACCAAGAGATATCTTTGATAAAGCTGTAACATAATCAAGAATCCAATCCTCATCGTATAACTGTTCTTCGAGTTCGGTTATAATAGGATTTGCTGATGTATACGTAACAACAATATTATCGTCAAGTGATATATCACCGTCCATCTGTAAACCATTCCAAGTAATAACATTTGGGTCATACGAGTCAATTTTAAAATCAATACCAAGAACTTTAGCGAAACCTCCCGCTGAAAGCTTAACTCCGTCATACATAGAAATAGGTTCTTCTAATGTTATTGATTTAGAATCAATATTATCTTGTGTGATATTAAAATTTTCTATTCTCGTTGTGTACTGTTTTTTAACACCATGCATTTTGGCTGTAGATCCACCTGACGGTTTCATACTGGTAACCGTCACATATGTAACAACAATGACATCACCAACAGTCAACACCGGTTGGATGGACAAACCATTCCAATCAAGAATTTTATTATTAATAACAATAAAATCTTCACCATATAAATGATCTATACCGCCGATAGACATTTTAATGTTATTATTAAACACCTTCTTCTGTAGCTTCACAAACCCTCTATCTATGTCTGATTGTGTCAAAACATACTGTTCAACCTCAGTAGAAGTGGCAGTTACATTATCCCATTCATCAGGATAGTGTTGTGAATTAAATATGACTGGATATGTGATGGTTATTTGATCACCAACACTAACATTTCCGTCAAATCCATAAGGATCCTGTCTTTCTGGTTGGGCCCAAGTTATAACCCTTGGATTATAAAAATGAAAGTCCCAATCCACGCCCTTCACAGACGCAAGACCTCCGATAGTAACAGTAGTATCTTCTTCAATATTAAAGTCGGTTCTATCAACATCATCATCTAATGGGGTATGATTCAAGAGGATTGATTTATTCAAAACCTCCACCTCTGTTAATGTCCTTTGTTCAACTATGGTCTTGCGTTCTTTGAGGATCATACTCCAATCAGGGGTATAATTTGGAAGCGTGGCACCCTGTATCATATAAGTTCTCAATAAAACCCATCCGGGTGAATCAACATACATTTTTGTAGGCAAACCTGTAACTGGATGGTTGATATTAACACTCTTCTGTTTTCCGTCAAAGGGTGGCGCAGGATCAATCTCTATCTGATTAGTAGATTTATGATACTTATAATTATAAGGTGTTGTTCTATATTTTGATAAAGTGGTCATAAAATCCAAAACGAGGTGATATGAAACTAAATCATATCCACCTTGAAAAGCGTTTCCATAAAACCCATTAGAAAACATAAAGTTATCAATAGTAAAAAGTGTGTTAATACCACCTGATTTAATAGGGGAGTCATCATACGAAACGACCTCTTGAACTCCTGCAGGTAGATCGTAAAATCTCTTACCGGCCTGTAACATAACAGTAAAATACGTCTCTTGAGTTGCATTTCCTATAGCCCATTTAATCCATTTTTGTCGAGCATAGTCTATATGGTCAATAATCTGCTCATCACAAAGTTCCACTTTAACCATCGGGGCACCCAATCGTCTCTTAACTTTATCCATTAATTGTGTACGTGAAATAGCCATTATTTACTAAACCTCTCTCTCTTTTTTAGTAGAGTTTGTGATTCTTCACTATCTTTATCAGGAACTCTATCAAGAAAATCTTTAAGACCTTCTACTTGAGGAACCTCTTCCCCTGACTCACCCAAAACCTTAGCTAATTTCTGAATTTTTTCTTTTAACGCTATAACTTTAAGTTTAAGACCTAACTTTTTCTGTTTAAATAACTTATGCTTCTCAGGATCACTAGGCACCTTTTCATCTTCATGAAAATCTATTTCACCCAAAGCAACCTTCAAGTCAAAGATTGCTTTTTTATAATCCCGAACCGTCTCATAGTCTTCTGTTATGTAATTGACAAATCTCATATAAGTATTTATGGTTTACTTTTCAGTTAACCAACTCCAATCCTCCTGATATTCGTTAATATCCGATAATATCCCCCATGCTTCTTCGTCAGTATTTTCTTCGGGAGTGAAAGAATAAGACTCATCAAAAACCTCTTGTTCCAAAACAAATATACTCCAATACAGCGCGGATACACAGTCATCGGCAATGTTCACGCCACCGTATTTATCGTGACCCAAATCCTGAAAATCAGCCAATTGTTCGATAGTTCTAGGATCATATAACTCCACATTTTTATCTTCAATCAACTTCTTCATTAAGAGAACAGCAAGATTTTTGGTTTTATTTGTTGCTCTTATACCCAAATCCCGCTCTTTACTACCAGTATTTATCAAATTGCTATTCTCATATTCCCACCACAATCTATTAACGACCGGCGAACCCTCACCATTATTTTCAACCATCATATATGCATTGTTATAATAATATGACATCTTGTTAACAACTGACGAAAAAGTATATACATCTGTATAATTATCTTCCCATACAGCGACCTGTTGCATTCGAACGGGTGAAATACCATGAACCCTCATTACTTGTATAACGGAAAAGTTTTCACCGGTACCTTTAGCGGTATCAACACCCAAAACATAAGTCGCACCATCAACAGGTTTTTCCCATATTCTCATCTTTCCTTTTTGATCTAACCACTCAGGGTCAACTCTTCGTTTAAATAAATATTCGAGAGTCTCAGAATCAATAACCGTTGCACTAGAACCAATGAATTCACAACCAAATTCTTGATTAAATTTGATTTTACCAAGGTTCTGTATTTGAGCCTTAGCCCACTCTTCGTCACGACCCGGAACAACTCTATAATTATAACGAGCATGTTTAAATGTGTTTCTACCTTCTTCTGCATTGGTATAAATCTCATGAAACTTATTGTACATACCATTAGGGGTTGATATAATGATAATCTTGGAGTTCTGTGACGCTGAAACTGTTGGATAGTTTGATGCCCAGAACTCATCTGCTTTCCATGATGGCTCAACGAATGCAAACTCGTCACATATCAACATACCCATAGGCTCACCACGAAACGAATCTTTTGATGTAGCGGCTGTATATAATTTCGTATGGTTGTCAAATTCAACGGTAGTTTGCGCCCATCCCGGTACCCCCGGTTTTAACCAAGAAGGTAAAAGTTCATACATATATTTCAGGCGAGATAAGAAATTCTTAGCTGCCTCTGCTTTGTTAGAAACAACACCAATATTCTTGTGACTGTTAAAACAAGCAAACCATAATGCATATGCTGCAACAATGGTTGATTTACCAGACTGTCGTGAAAGGAGACATATGTTGAATCTATTCTCTACAAATTGATTAATTAAATCTATTTGATAGGGATATGGATTGAAAATTATAACCCCACTGTCTTGCGAAACAATTTTAATATAATTGCTGATAAAATATAGAGGGTCATTTTTACATTTATTCAACTCTCTTATCTGATCATGTGTATATTCCCATTCAAGATTGGGGGCTTTTACATATGAATCGTACTTTACATTACCACCGATAATACACCTCCCACTGATTGGTGTTATAATTCATCAGTCAGTTTTTCTGTGATTCAGAAAAACTGACTGTACTGTACGGTATACCAAACAGCTTGTTATTACAGAATCTACATTCCACTCTCTCTCACTAGGTCAGCAATTGGTCCTCTTGATTTATTTCCAGCCAAAACAACATGACCATAGTTATCTTGACCTTTAAATAATCTAACCATCCAATTTAATCCATTATTATCTTGGTTCAAATGAATATTATCTATCTGCCTAACATCGCCTGTGCATATAACCTTTACTTTTTCCCCCATACGGCTCAAAACAGTCCTTAATTCATCTCTAGATAAATTTTGAACCTCATCTATCAATACAATAGCATCATCTATATTCATCCCTCTCAAGAAGTTTATTGGCAACATTTCGATCTTACGTCTGTTCAATTCCAGCTTCATTGATTGAGGATCTTCCCATGCAGAATTACAAATTCTCAGGTCATGAAGCTTTTCCATAAGATCCTGAATTGGTCTAAAATACGGATACATTTTGTCATTCATATCACCGGGCAAAAATCCTAATTCATTGCCAATTTCTATATTAGCCTTAAAAACGAAAATCTTTTTGAATTTCTTTTTTTCGAACACTTGGTCAAACATAGCAGTTAATGCCAAAAAGGTTTTTCCAAATCCAGCATCTGACTGAATGGTGACCAAATCAATATCGTCATTCAATATTAAATCCATAGCCGCTTTCTGGTATTGATTTCTCGGGGAAACTTTCCAAACCTCACGATCCTCGACTAACCTTTCCTCTCCATATCTATTATTGAAGAATAATTTACCATCCTTCCAATAAAAACAATTTTTTTCTATCATTTCACCATTTTCAACATTAACAAATCCTGTATATCTTTGGGACTCAGATTGAAATGGATTGCTATCTCTAAATTCCTCTGACATTATTCCTTGTTTTTGAGCCTTAAACCTTAACAGGTTATCGTTTGTAACAAATATCGCATCAGGAATTTTGTCTAAATTTGATAGTATTTCTTTTATAATAAAGTTATCAGGGGATTCATGTTTAATCCCATTTGATATAACTGTTATATAATCAGCATTATCTCTGAGGACATTTACTGCTCTTGTAACTTGGTGTCTCTTTCTTTTATTTCCTTTTAATTTATCTAACTCTTCTATTACAGTATAAGGAATAAATATGTTATTATCTTCACCGTTCCTTAAAATTTCAATGCACTTCTCATTCTCCAGCAAAACATTTGTATCTATAACATAATTTTTTTTGATCACGGTATCTCCTTTATCAAATATTATTTAAAAATGGTCTTTACTCGGTTAATCAGGCTTTTAATATAAATCCCATGATTTTATTATTTTGATACCATTGTATATACATATTTTTCGGTTAATAGTTTATACATAAAGAAATTCTCCTATCACTCTTGATCTGAATTTGATTTATCTGTTGAAGTTATTTCTACCTCAGTATCCTCCTTTTCGATCATTCTTAATAATTCTTCTCTATTCATAACAACCAATGTACCATTACTTTTTTTATTTTTTTCTTTATTATAGCTATCAAGCTTACCTTGAGCTATAGCTTGTTTTACAAGGAGTTCTTGCTCTTTAACCTCCACCATTTTCATATTATATTGGTGTTTTTGTGTGCCAAAAGTACTATTTTGTAAAGAGGTTGATGCTGATGTGATTGCATTTATAAGCTGAGAACACACCTCAAATAATCTTGCATTTGTTTCTCCGCCATTTATTATTGAGTTTTGTGCTACATCCAATAAAGAATTAGCTCTTTCAATGTTAGATATCAATATACTATCCGCATCGGGTTCGTTACTGACAGTCATTAACTGTTTTCTCATATCCCTAATTGATTCTATTTCCAATCGCCTATCTTCACTGGTATTTATGTTGAATTCTTGTTCGAGAGTGTTTTGGTTGACTTGACTGTTAGCGGGGTCTTCATCATAACTCATTTATTTTTTCTCCATATTTACAAATTTTGATTTATGGTGTAGAATAAGGTTATCTAACCACGGATAATATATATTATATAAAGGGTATATAGTTTTTATTAATAAATCAATAAATCACAGTTTATACTTCTATTTATCAAAAGAGATGTAAATCTAAATGAAGGTGAAAAGGATATGAGTTTACGAATATCGTTGAACCAACCGAAGGTTAAATTATGATATAGAATTTAGTTTTATCATATAAGTCAACGATTCTGATATTTTTGGGTTTAATAAGTTTTTTAACGATTCTGACATAGAGTTTGGAACGTGCATCGGAGGTAATTTTTTCATTATCACTTTTTTCTTTACTTGCAGTAAAGAAGAGGGTATCAATGGAGAGTTTTTTAGATTTCTGTATAATATCAAGTGCATCATTGGTCATAGCGATAACTGTGGCAAAGATTCTGAATGCATCGCCATCATTAGTAAGATCGAAGTTACCAGATATATCTTTATTTTTGATAAAGAAGAAAAGTTCCCACTCATTTTCTTTATCAAGATCAGGGGTAAGAGCGACTTCAATAGTATGCTTAGATGACTTAAATGAACCTCTGAAACCGATACCTTTGTTGTCATGGGGAATTCTTCTCCAATCGAAAGGGTATGGTTTATCAAAGGATTCATTGATATATTTCAGTAATTTCATATATGTATTTATAAAAAGACGTAAGGTGAGAGTTATATGAGTTTATGAATATCGTTGAACCAACCGAATGTTAATAAAAAAGGGTGATACCCTTCTGGGTATCACCCTTGAATTATAGATAACTATACATTTTAAGGCAGATTTTGAACAGCAACCTGAATGTAGTAGTTTTCAGCACCAAAAATGTGTTGATGAATAGCATAACGACTCATCAGACCAACGGTAGGATTAAAGCTATCCTCAAAAACAGCCTTAGAAACAAGAAGCTGAATATAAGGAAGATATATAATACCGGTGTCATACTCACTAGGTCCTTTGTAGCCAATGATGATATCATCAATTGTAGCAAAAGTATCACGATATACAGTCATACGACCATCGAGAGACCCAATCTTTGCTACACCTGTTACTGCGGTATTTACAGCGGCATTTACAGGTTGAATTGTAAAAGACGATGTAGTTTCAAGGGCAGCACACAACGAAGGAGCCGCTACAGTAAAGTTACCAGCACCACGACGAGTATCAACAGCAATGCGGTTTGCTTTACGAATAATCAGGTTGTAGAAATTGCGATATTTTTCTGCTTCCCAACGACCATCAGCAGTAGCATAATTCCAAGCGGTTGATGATGCGTTATTAGCGGAAACCGAACGAATTGTGTTGATAAGTTCACGGTCAATTTCAGCGGTGATTTCGTAAGCAAGAACGTCCATCATTTCTTCTTCGAGATCAAGACCATGCATCGCCTTTAGATCTTGAGCGACTTCAAGACTCCAACGAGAACGCAACTTACGGGTACCCGCTTCAACTTGAGCCTTTTCAACTGTCATGCTAAGTTCTTTGATTTGCTTTCCTGAACCAATACCAAGACCGCGATCACCAGTGCCAGCAGCACCTGTATCTTGAGACAAATGTCCGTCAACAGATGTATTAGCAGCATCTGCAGCACGAGAACCAAGACCCTCGGCGTTAACTGTGGTCATACGTTCTTGATTTTGATTATCACCGGTGTAATAAGGATCAACAGTGTTGTATCCTATTTCCTGACCGGTAGCAGTTCCGGCATATTCTTGATCTGCGCGGAAACGAAGAGCAAACGCAAGACCAACAGGTCCAGTCATGGGCTGAACACCAACGATATCATGAGCGATCAGTTCGGGGAAGGTACGACGAACCATAGGAATCGCAATTTTGTGAAACTCACCACTCGTTTGATAATCAGCATTACCACCATTATAAAAAGTACCACCACCTTCTGGTCCAACTGTAGACGCAGTGGCGCTGGACTCGTTCATTCCTGAACGACCTGTAAGGTATTTTGCTTGGTTTTCAAGCATAACAGCGGTAGCACGTCTTACCTTACGATTATTAATTTTTTGTCCTTCATCGAGGATTTCTCCCCAATTTTTAACAAGATTTTCTACATATGCACTCATTATAAAATTCCTCCTAAATTAATTTAAATTAAAATTTGTTTTCACGAAGCATTTTTTTCCACTGAGACATCATGGAATTGCTTTCGTTCATTTTTTCCTTCACTTCCTCCGAAGCTTCGGTTGTCGATTCTTTTACTTCGGTTGTCTCTATTTTTGTTTCAACTTTCACTTCTTCTTTTATTTCCTCTTTATCATCGGTAGATCTGATAGATTCAAGTACAATTTCAAACTTTTTATCAATATCATCCTTGGATGATCCTTCTAAAATACTCATTACTGATGTTTTTTGGGACTCAGTAAGACCATCACATTTCTTACGCAAATATACGTGCGTTGCAAGATCACGTGCATCCCTTTCAAGTGTAAGTTTTTGACCGGTAAGTTCATTGACATTGTTACGAAGAGTTTCAATTTCAGATTTTGCTTCACTGAGGATAGATTTGACTTCTTGATCAAGCAAACCTTCATCAATAGCAAGACGAACTTTGAATTGGTCAATCAAATCTTCATACAGTTCACCTAAACGAGCATATTTGATAATTTTATCAGGAATAATCATCTCTTCTTCAAGAATACTATCAACAAAATTACTAAACTTTGATGTAACATCCTCTTTGTAATCTTCAAACTTGGTTTCAAACTCTTCGACCAACTTATCCTTTTCTACAATTAATGACTCTTCAATTCTTTTATCGGAAATTTCTTTCGCTTTTGATTCGATAATAGTATTAAGGATATCTTTAATTTCAGATTGTTTGGATTCATCAATCTTTTCTACTTCAAGCATTTCTAGAATTTTTTTTAAATTCATTTGTGGATTCCTCCTTAGAATATTTAATAAAGGTTAATAAACCCTTCTAATCTCTATATATATTTAGTGAAACTGTTAGTCAATAATATCTACAACCATTTTTTCCTTTATTTCCAAGGATTCACATTATCGTGATTTCTATAAGTTCTTTTCAATACAACGAATAGAATCTATAATATACCTAAAATACTCTTCTTTTGCTTGTGATTCAGTGATCTGAGGAACATCTGGTTCAGATTCTTTTTCTTTGGATATTTCCCATGTACGACCTTCAAATATACCATTAACCCATGATGGTCCATTTGATGGGTCAGTAACCAAATCCCATGTCAAAAGATTATAATCTTCGTTTACAGTTCCATCTTCCGATACTGTACCAAGACCTCGCGAAGAAATACCAATCATCCCTTCTTTTACTAATTCTTTCGCAATCTGACCTTGTGGTGTGTTGAGTATTTTAGCTTTACCATATAAATGTTTACCTTCCCATTCCAAAGATTCCACTCTAATGGCAATTTTGTCGGGGTTGATTTCGGGATTAGGTGGGTGACCAAGCTCCCCCCATAAACACTTTTTCTCTATTTTACCTAAGATTTTATCAACCTCACGCTTCATTGTATCCTCTTCATAAACACGACCATTATTGTTACGATCACCAAATGAAGAAAATATACCGGTTACATATAAGTTTTTATCTTTACCTTCATTTATTTGAAGGTCATGGTTGTATTCTGTAATCAGAAAACCCTTTTTCATATTATTTACTCCTTATTCATCGGAGTCACTATCAGCTTTGGTAGTATCAACTCCGGTCTTTGGATCCAAATCATTTTGTAGTTCTAATTTATCTTTAAAATAATCACTAACAGCGCCCTTGATTTCTGCTTTAATGATATCCTTGGCACTAATAAAGTCATCATTTTCAAAATCGTCCATTGCTTTTTTGATATTTTTGTTGTCTATTGGCATAACATATTCTCCTTTTTTATGTATTCACATATTCTAAAATCCAAATCCGCCACCCGATTCATCATCACTTGGCATCAATTCTTTATCTCTCTTAAAACCTGCAGCATTTGCATCTATTTCAACATCAGTCCATTTTAAATATCTCTTCATTAAATAGTATTTAGAGAATTCTTCATTATTTGCTAACTGATTATAGTTATTAAAATTAGTTTCCTGTAAGCCCTGTCTCATATGATCACGATATTGGTTAGGTGAGGTCATAGTAACTCTTATTTTATCCTCACTTACATCATATTGTTTCTTTAGACCTTTTAAATCCAAGTGTATTAAAAATAGATTAAGAAATTCATTACAAAATCTCATCTGTTGTCTTTCAAGGAATTTAGCCCACTTAATTTCGTCGCGAGTTATTTCCCCCATTTGACCGTTATTAAAAAGTATGTCTGATTCTGCACGTTCCTGTAATGAACTTACACGCGAAGCTGGATATTTTAATGATTTATACATTTTTCTTTGAAAGTAATACAAATCATCTAACTCAGCAAAACCGCTAGGGTTTCCCCCAACAGAATCAACACTTGAACCGCGACCATCAGCTGATTGGGGTAAGAAAAAATTTTCAAGAATCGAAAACACTTCTGGTTCATTTGTTAATTTACCAGTACCAGCATCATATGTTTGTTTTTTCTGAAATTTTTGCTTCATCTTCTCTACATATTTCATAGCCTTATCTTTAGGCATATTACCCGTATCAATTGAAAATACGAATCTCTCAGGGGCACGAATTAAACGATATATAACAACAGAGGTTTCAAGAAGTCTTAAATTGTTATATGGTTGTTTGGCTTTTTCGAGATAACCAAGAAACTCGCGTTTAGTCTCGCCTTGATATCCATAATGTACCAATGATACTTGATCTGGATAAAATACAATAATATTAGGATCTTTAATTGCATCTTCAACTGTAGGTGGTTGTTGCCTTGGTTTGAGTGACAAATACTGATAATAGGCAACAATTTCCCCTGTAACCGGATCATATACAAAATCCATTGTTTCCGAAGGCAATCTTTTTATTCCTATAATTCCCTGTTTAGGTCGATTTTTATTAATCAAATGTTCAAAATAAACCTTACCGTCAACAAAATAGTTATACATCAGGTTCCACATTTCCCATTTAATTTTCATCTTCTTGTAAAACAAATCGTTGAATTCTTTCTGCAAATTTGTTACAATGTTTTTATTAGAAGCAAAATCTTCGTCGATGACCTCTAATCTAACGGTACGCCCTTCGTAGTCTTCTTGAGTAGATTCCATGGCGGCATCTTCTATAACATCAGCAATCTCTGGATATTGTGACATTTCACGATAATATTTAAGACGCTCCAACTCATTTTGAAAGGTTTTGTTTATATATGTACGATAAAAGCTATTAAATCCCAAGGCATTGTAATTACCTTGTAGGATAAAATCCATATCCTCAAGACCTTCACCAGATTTTGCCTTTTTTGTTGAGGCTCTCTCTCGTCTAGGCTTGAATGCATCCAACTGCTCATCAATTCTTTCTATAGGAGTATCTTTATTTTTTAGTTTAGCCAGCCATCCCATTTTTTACTCCAATACATTTTATTTTATAATACATGTTACTAACTTTTCTTCATCAACGAGATTACTTTCTAAAGCTATACCAATTTTATAGAGAAGTTCTAATTTATGTCCTTTACGAGCTAACCCATTTCCAGCGGAAACGATAAAATCACCCTTTGAAATTGATCCAATTATCCTCACAGGAACTTTACCTGTTAATGCTATAGGTAAACCTTCACTTGAAGAGTTCATTAAATATGCAGGATTATCTGATACTATACCAACAACGGATGTTGATAATTCAAACTGACATTCAACTACCTCGTCATCTGAATTAAAATCAACTTCCATAACAGTGCCCGTAGGGATAGATTCATCACATGTATATTTTTCGGCTAAGTCAGCATATTGAGCAGCAGTTGCAGTTAAGTGTCCGATATTGGCAAATATATCACCAGAAGAATCTCGTTTCACAACCTGATTGGCCCCTTGTGCATTATTATAAAATACACCTGAATTAGCAACATTACAGATAGTTGAACCTGAAGGTATGACATAAGAACCTGATTGTGTAGGGTCAAATACAACCTTACCAATCCATTGATCCGCGTCTAACACACCAGTATTTGATGTTGATAAAAATTTCAAATTTGATGCGTCTACTGTATAATAATTATTATTAAGGATTTGGGATGTTATGACTTCAACCCAATTTCCTGCTCTTCTCCCCCCTATATATATTCTATCATTACCCGAAACACTATCATTGAGATAAACTAAATCTCTGCGGTGAATTTCACCGTCATAAATAGGTAATAGATCCACATACTCCTTTAATTTAAAATAACCCTGTACGTCTATTCCGTAAAATTTCATATCCTTTCTCCAATAATTTATTCCCTTCTATCTCTAATCTGTGTTACTCTTCCCCGAAAGGTTAGGTAGAGAAACCTGAACTTAATCAGTCAGTCATTAGAGTTTGTTGTTATTTATATATTTTAAATTACTCATAAATATCATATTTTATTATTGAACAGATATTACCTTCCATCCATAATCCACACCTGTCCAAACCAATTGAGTTGTTGAATTAATAATATCAAATTCCCATGCCTGACTTAATCCATTTATTGTTGTAACATTAGATATAACATTTTTTGTACCGGCAACAGCAAAATCACCTTTCATGTCCGTAACAGTGACGGTAGTTCCAACCTCTGTAGTCAAAGTAGGAAGAGTCATAGTAATAAAACCACCCGTTCTCAGATTGCTATCAACCATATATTTTTTGTTAGGAAGTGCAGTAAAATCATCCGCTGTTGTAGAATCAGCGGTTGCTGTAATAACAACCCAAGGTTCTCTAACACTAATAGAATCAGTCCAAGAAGGTAACCCCGAACTAAGATTTAATACCTGACCATCAACCGTCTTCGCAAGTGATGATATAGTATCATTAGCACTTGCGTATATAATGTCACCCGAGACAACAGTAGATAACCCCGTACCTCCACTCGTGACAGGCAATGTACCAGAGACATGTAAAGTTAAATCAACCTTGCCATATGAAGGGATTGCACCCTCCCCACCTGATATCAACACGCTACCTACATCAACATCTGGTAGTACGGTTAATGTTGTTGTTGTGTCAGCATAAATAATATCACCAACAGTATATGATGTTTGTCCCGTACCTCCGTAAGTAGCGCCGATAGCAGTAGCATTCCATGTACCAGATATAACATTACCCGCAACACTTAAACCACCATCCATTGTTACATAATTAGTGACACCAGTTTGTATTCGTAGATCAGAAGGCTCATCATACGTAAGATTAATGTAACCATAACCACCTTCTCCACCAGTACCTATATAATCTATAATCATTGATGTTGCATTATTATCACCTTTAAGTATGATATCAGTAGTAACATCTAAGCTATTAGCTGCAACATTACCTGATCCGTCAACAGTAAATAGAGAATCTCCTGTTAAAGTGTATATACAATCAATAAATACATCACCCCACATATCACTATTATTATATATTGTTAAAAATGATCCACCCGAACTTGTAGGGGTATTATTTAATTCTAATACGCCATTATCCGTATGTTGAGTTATAGAAAAAGCCTGTTGATCCTCATAGTTATTAAAGATCATGCGACCACTCGACTCAATACTTAAGATGACATTTTCACTGACAGATACAGGTTCTTTTATCTCCAACAGGTTCCTAGCCTGATTTTGTAAACCCCTTAAAGAGAATTCCGGTAAACTACTATCAACAACAACGGGTTTGATAGTAAGACCACCAAAGTTTGTTCTGGTTCTAGTAGTTAAACCCTGATCCAATGTACCAACATACCCCCATTGAGTGGATGATATTGTGGTTGAATCAATGTTATTTAATTGGGTTAATTCAGATTCAGTTAGAGTGTCAACACCTTTATCAAGTATAGTTGTGACTTGTGTTTGTACGCTAGATATATCAGCATCCAATGTTGATTTGAGATTATTAATATCTGTTTGTGTTGTGACGGGAGTATTGTTAATGTGGACTCCGTGTTCATTCGCCACAAACAATCCATTATTAACATTAATACCTTTTTTTACTTTAAAATCTATGTTTGACATAGCTTCCAAACCTCCACTATGAGTTTTATTATATTATCTATAAAAAGAATAATTTATGATCTATTTTTATGGTTTGTTTGTCACAACCCAATTATCGTCGGCACTGAAATATGTAATATCAAGAAAATCATTATCAGATACAAGGTCAAGGAAATCATCAGCTACACCCATCAAAAGAACCCCTGCCCCCACATTTATAGTGAACTTATTTGTTGAAAAGTTACTTTTAACATCAACAAATTTAACAGTCGTTCCGTTTTCGGGTGTAAGAGGTAATACCAAACCAAATGCTCCGCCTGTTGTATCAACAAAAACTTTCTGAAATGGTACGATACTTGTACCATCATCCGCAAATGTTTTTGTGACCCACCCTCCTACAGACTTCATTTCAACGGATTCGATACCGTCCTCGATATTATTTAAAGTGACAGCGTTGATTGGTGTACCACCACCAGGACCATCCACCCATGTTGTTTTTGTGTAAGACATTTATTGTTCCTCCTGTATTAACTATTGTTCGGATACAAGTAAGGACCGGGGAAAAGACCATCTCCAGGTCCATCAAATCCATCACGTTGTATATTTGAAATATTTATAAAAACTTCTTTGGTTAATGACCAACTTCCGTTAAAATTAGCAGGAAAGGTTAGATTAATATCTATAACCGTTGGATAATAGTCCACGATTGTTGTATAAACAGCATCTAATGTTATATCAACACCCCCTATAACCAAATCAAACCCTGATACTATAGTGTCCAAACTATCATGTGTTACTGTAAATCGACCTTGATATATAGAGTTTGTATAAAAATCTTCTATCAAAATGTCATATTTAATCATCCTATACATACTCGCATCAAGCGAGTCAATAGTCACGGTACCTGACGTTTGGTTATTTGTAACAACCTTCGGGTACGTCTTAAAATTACTCAGGTATAACATATATTATCTCCTACTCTTTATTTATAAAATTATCCATCCCTGAACATTACCAGACCACACTAATTCAAGGGTATCACCTGTGACATTAAGAATTATATCTTGTACAGATCCCATAATGTTGTTACCATTTGATCCTAGTGTTACCGGGTTAGAAAACCAAACACCATCAAGGTCTTTTAATGTCACAATTTGCCCGACCTCTGACGGTGATGCAGGTAATGTTAACGTGGAAACTGAATCATCAACAATATATTTACGACCAAGAATCAACTCCATTGCATCAGTCGCTGTTTCCCATAAAAGGGCGACAAACATTTGTTGTGATGAATCCCATGTCGCAATACCAGTATCAAGAGGTACATCCTCTCTTGTCGCAACAGCTTGTGTTTGATCACCATATATAACTGATACTATAGTTGATGATGCTCCTACACTTGCACTATCAATAGTGTTTCCGTTTACAAAATCAGCTGTATTGGCTGTTTTATTAATATCAAGAATATCACCTGTAATTAATATTACAGTACCAGAAGCACCTGTGGTTATATCTGTTACCAATTCACCAACTTGGAATAAAGCCCCTTCACCCGGCGAAACTTCTATTGATAAGAACCCGGCACCAACACGGAAAGTGTCATCAGTTTCACGGAACATAAATCTATAATTATCTTCTGTTCCACGATTAACTTCAAATCCTGATACCAGTGATGTAGATGGAATACCAGTTTGACCATTATTTAAGATGATCATATTATCTTGTAAAGTTATAGTTTCGGTGTTAATTATTGTCTGAGTTCCCTGAACAATAAGATCACCAATAACATCTAAATTACCGGTAACTGTTGTATTACCATCAACATAAAGATCATCATTTAGTGTTGAGATACCATTAACACTTAGTGATGTACCAACAGCTAAATAATCAGCAAGCTCCATTGCAACACCATGTGTCACCATGTTGAGAAGATCACCATCAAGAGTTCCTGTAACATTACCAATGACATTTCCGATTAATTGACCATGAAAACTTATATGTGCCGTAATATCACCGGCTTCTATATTACCACCTATGAATACATTTTTCGCTATACCCACACCACCATCAACAACCAACGCACCTGTAGCAACATCTACTGATTGTGTTGTATTTGTTATGGTTGTGATGCCAGATATATCAAGTGTTCCACCAATAGTTGTATTACTTACAACATCAAGTGTTCCACCAATAGTTGTATTACTTACAACATCAAGTGTTCCAATGATATCAGTGTTACCATCAACCCATAAATTATTCTGGGTCGCAATACCACCGATAACAATAACGTCTCCTGTGTTGTTATTAGTTGTTGTGTTACCACCTTCAACTAATACTCTGTTAACATAAAAATCTCTCCAAGCTTCTCCAACACCACCAATATCTAACGTATTTGTACCGCTTGGTATAATATTACTATTAACCTTGGAAGTTATGTTAAGAAGTTGAGTATTATTTAATCCGATGGTTGAGACAGGACTTTCAATATTAAGTGTGTTATAGCCTACCACTTTAAAATTGTCACCAGAATACAACCACAAATCTCCAACTGTACTTGTGATGTTAAGTTGATTATCTGCGGTTATACTGTAAGTATCACCCGATGTTATAGTAGTTGACCCTATAGAACCTATAACCATAGTTCCAGTGCTGTCAAAAGTTACATCTCCACCATTTATATCGAGATTAGTTGTACCTGTTAGTGTAAGGGTTGTGTCTGTATCAATACCAATCACATCGTTACTGTCTATATCAAACGAATTGTTAACGAATGTAACAGAACCATCAGTGTTAAGTGAAAATGCGTCACCCGGAGCGCCAGTTATATCTATGTCAATGTAATTGTTTATATCAACAGAACCGTCAACTCTTAACGTGCTGTGAAGATATGTAGAACCAATGACATCGAGAGTTTCGCCTATAGTGACGTAACCGCCTATGTTGGCATTTTCTTCAACACCAAGACCTCCGTGTGTAAGAACCAAAGCCCCTGTATTTTTATCAAATGATGATGCTGTACTTGTAATTTCAGCCTGAACTATCGTGGCATAAGGGACACTGAATGCACCTGAGAGTATGAATGAACCAAGAACGTGTGCAGTTCCTCCAATCCATATATCTTTTTCCAGTGAAATACCACCAGCAACCCTAAGAGCGCCTGTATATTGATCCACTGAGTTTGATACACTCGTAACACTAACACCTGTTGTCTTTGTTAGATTACCTACAAAAACTGCATCAGTACCATCAGACCCGTTATCTAATATAACAACACCGTTACCAGACCTTATATCACCGGTTACGTTGCCTGTATACTCAGCATCATTTCCATTACCGCCACTGTTAAAAATGAAAACATCATCAGAATTTAAAATATTACCCTTGATATTACCGTCAAGTTGTGGTGTTATAATAATATCAGATGTTAACGTCCCACCAACATTAATATCACCTGTTGTTGTTATATTAACAGCATTTGTTGTTATAGCAATCAAATCACCAGTTAAATCGCCAATAACAGTACCTATGATGCTTGTAGAAATAATTGTCCCTGATGTTATTGTTCCGGTATATACATTAGCCCATCTATGGGTATTGTCACCTAATGTATAGGTGTTTGTAACATTCGGTATAATATTTGATGTGATATTACCAGTAACATTCAGTGAAGTTGCCGTAATACCCCCTGTTACATTACCTATTACATTACTTGTTAATAAAGAATCAGAACCATCAATAAGATCACCGTTACTAAAGATTGTCGTCCCATCAGGAGAAATTATATCACCCTGAAAAGTTGCATCGGTTCCGTCAACCCCGTTATCAAGAACGATATCACCATTCCCAGATTGAACGTCACCCATGATATCACCGGACAGTAAGCTAAACGCTAAGGTATCAACAGTTATTTGATTCGCGTTTACGCTTGACCATCTATGAGTAGGAGACCCTAAATTGTATGTATCATCAGTGACAGGTATGATATCTGAGTTGAAATTAGCAAAGTCTAGATTATTCGCTAAAACGTCACCTGTTACAGTAACACCCCCACCAACCATAACACTTTCTGATACTGTTAAATTTTTTCCGATACTAACTCCACCGACAACATCAAACGCATTAGCTGATCCCACTCCGTTAACCAGATCCCATCCAGAAGTCACCTGAGTCGTATCACCCTCAATATTACCATTGAAATTTCCTGTCAAAGTGTTTGCTGTAACCATATCAGCATCAACGTCACCTGTTAAATTTCCTATAAATGATCCTGTCAGAGTTGCGCCGCTAATCGAAGATACGTTTAATGTTCCAATTGTGGCAACGGTCGATTCTATATTAACAGCACCTAATATTCTACTAATATGTAAATCACCCCAAGAATTAACAGCTGAACCCAAGTTAAAAGGACTTGAAGGGATGAAACTTGAATTAACAGATGAGGTTGAGAGTGAACCTGTTGTTACACTAACAGCATCTATGTCACTAACCGACATATCATGGGCAGTTGTCATAGCCGCAACAAGATTACCTGTAACATCTCCGGTAACAGGTCCTATGTGTGTTCCTGTGGTGTCACCTGTTACATTACCAACGACATTACCTGTGTGAAGACCATTGGTCGAGCCTGTATGTGAACCGAAAGTATCACCAGTTACGTTACCTGTAACATCTCCGGTATGTATACCAAAAGTGTTGCCTGTAACGTTACCGTTTACATCACCATCAAGATCACCGGTCACGTTCCCTGTAACATTACCAACAAAAATTGCAGGAGTTACATCAGAACCAGAAGAAAGAATTATGGTGAGATCTTCGTTTAATACATTACCGTCAAGGTCGCCTACCACTTTTCCTGTATGTATACCCGAGGTATTACCTGTTACATTACCGTTTACACTACCAACAAAGATAGCATCAGCACCATCAGGTGATACTCCGTTACTAAGTATTGTCACCAAGCCGTTATCAGAAAGAATATTACCAGTAGTATTACCTGTTACATTACCAACAACATTACCTGTATGAAGACCATTAGTGTTACCAATAACGTCGCCAGTATGAAGACCATTTGATGCTCCAGTGAGATTACCAACGACATCACCTGTATGGATACCAAAAGTATCACCAGTTACATCACCAGTGACATTACCTGTATGAAGACCGTTTGAGTTTCCATTTAACGTTCCTGTCACGTTCCCTGTCACATTACCAACGAACACCGCAGGAGTTACATCAGAACCAGAAGAAAGGATTATGGTGAGATCTTCATTCAATACATTACCGTCAAGATCACCAGTAACATTACCCGTCAAATTTCCAGATACATTACCTATAACACTACCGGTATGCGTACCGACAGTGTCCCCGCTAAGGTTACCTGTAACATCACCAAAAACACTACCAGTATGAGTACCAAAAGTATCACCAGTTAAATCTCCGGTTACGTCACCTTCGAGGTTACCTGTCACATTACCAACAACATTACCGGTATGAAGACCGTTAGTTGCACCTGTTACATTACCAACAACGTTCCCGGTATGGAGACCACTGGTGTCACCTGATACGTTACCAACAACGTTACCTGTATGGATACCAAAAGTATCACCTGTTACATCACCAGTGACATCACCTGTATGAAGACCATTTGATTCTCCTGTATGGACGCCTACTGTATTTCCATTAACATTACCTATTAAATTACCGGTAAATTCGGCTGGAATTGCATTAGAGCCAACATTCACAACTATTGATGAATCGGAATTTAATACATCGCCCTGAAAAGTTGCATCTGTCCCATCTGTTCCGTTATTGAGAATAATAGGATAGGGGGCATCGGACGCAACTACATTTCCTGTCACATTACCATTATGATAACCTGTGGTTGTTCCCACAAAGGTGGCATCGGTTCCATTGGTACCGTTATCTAATATCTTATTAATACCATCTGAGGAAAAAACATCTCCTATAACATTACCGGTATGGAGACCGTTAGTGTTACCAGTGACATCACCAGTGACATCTCCTATAACATTACCTGTATGAAGACCGTTAGTGTTACCAGTTACATCACCTTCGAGATTACCATCCACATTACCAATAACATCGCCAGTATGAAGACCACTGGTGTCACCAGTTACATCACCGATAACGTTACCTGTGTGAAGACCAAAAGTATCACCTGTTACATCACCTGTAACATTTCCTGTATGAAGACCGTTAGTGTCACCAGTTAAATCACCTGTTACATTACCAATAAATTCTGCAGGAACCCCGTTGCTACCAGAGGTGAAAATTAAAGTATCGTCAACATTAAAAATGTCACCAGTAAGGTCACCGGTTACATTACCGGTTACGTCACCATAAAATGTAGCATCGGTTCCATTGGTACCGTTATCAAGAATTACAGAAATATTATTTGATGCTAGAATATAACCACTCACGTTACCAGTATGGAGACCGTTAGTGTCACCAGTTACATCACCGATAACGTTACCTGTGTGAAGACCAAAAGTATCACCTGTAACATCACCTGTAACATCACCTGTATGAAAACCAAAAGTGTCACCTGTTACATCACCTGTTACATCACCTGTAACATTTCCTGTTAAAGCGCCGATAAAGAATGCATCCGTACCATCGGTACCATTGTTTATAACTAACTGACCACCATCGGATAGTATATTTCCTGTAAGATCACCGGTCACATCACCAATAATGTTTCCGGTAACGTTACCGGTCAAATCGCCGGTAACGTTACCTGTAAATATGGCAGGAATCAAATCATCACCAGAATCAAGGATCACAGTCAGGTCAGTATTTAAAATACTACCAGTAACATCACCTGTGACATTACCTATCAAATCGCCGGTTACACTACCTGTAACATTACCTATGAATTCAGCAGGAGTAAGATCATCACCAACAGTAAGAATTATTGTATCGTTTCCGTTACGAATATTACCTTTAAGATCACCGTTATATATTGCAGCGTAGATGTTATTCCATACCACCCCACTAGAACCAAGGTCATACATATCAGTCTCATCGGGAATGAGATCGGATTTTACGGTTCCTGTTACAATAAGGACATTACCTTCTATAGTACCAGTTACTGTTGCATTAACAAATCCATCAATGTCACCAGTGCCATCACCTGAAATGTTCACAACAGAAAATATATCACCACCGATATTAATATCAGATCCTACAAGGGTCATATCACCACTAAAAGATGATGTTCCTTGAACTCCGAGATTACCGCCAATGTTAGCATCCAAAAATATAGTAGCGCCCCCTTCTGTTGAGAAGGAAGCAGTGTTATCATTAAAACCTGATGTATTTCCTGTTTCTATGATATGTACAGGACTTCCATCCCATCCAGGTCCACCACCATCAATGCTTTCTAATTTTGTGTTAAGTTCATATAGAACCTCATCTAATCTATTACCCAAAAATATATTATTAGAATCGACAACACTTATGTTATCTTCTGTTAGGATATTAACCCAACCATCATCTGTTGTGTTTCTTACGTAAAACTTATATAATGTATCAGCCATATTAGTGTCTCCAATAACTTAATTTCATCTATAAGTTATTTATAAAAAAAATAACACTCATCGTGGTTTCTCATTTATTGTTTAATGATTGACTTTTTCAACAAGTTTTAAAAATATACATATAGTGTATAAATACTCTTTTGACATAAAAAAAAGGATACCATCAGGCATCCCTATAATTGTTCATTTTTTTGTAAATTTTCTATTTAAAAATTTTATCTAACAATAACATATCCTTGGCACTGAGCGAGACATCACCGAAAACATCAATATCAATTGGATCAAATTCAATATCAACTTCTTGAGAAAGAAGTTCATTGAACTCTTCTACAAAAATTGACATTTTATCTTTAGGTACTTGTATATTACCGTCCTCACCCGTATCGCCTAGTTTTTGAACTAGGTTAACACGAAATTCTTCGATTTCTCCGAGTTCTTTATCAAAAGACTTAATGAGACGATTTAGTTTCCACGCCGCTTTAATGGGTATCTGCTTTTCGATTAACACCGTAAGAGGATCTTTCATTCCTCGGATTTCACCTAACGCAAACTTCATATTACAAACCTCCACAAATTATTTAATTTAATCATATGATAGCAATTTTTACCATATATGTAAACTTTATTAGAGAAATTTCTTTCTCATTTTGTCATTTTTCTTTTTCTTTTCATTATTATTATCGTCGTCACATTCCTCTTTAACTGGAGTGCTAATATCTTCTTCTGTAAATATACTGGTAATCTTAAGTTTGACCTTTTCGGAAGGAGCCTCTTCGATTTTATCCTCTTCCACTACCGGGTCTTCAAGTTTAACCATAACCGAATTCTTAACCCTGATCTGCTCGCCCCATGGCTGCATAAAAAATCCTCTGTCACCCTCTGTGATAGCAGAAACTTCGAGTTTGGCATTATAGGTACCATCCTCAATATCTCTAATAACTGTATCCAAAGGCGGGATGATGAAGTTTACGCTATCACCACCTCTCTCTGCAGGGAAGGCATATTCTACTCCATTTGATTCAATAACAAACTTGAATCTAAGGAATGATTGATCAATACCTTCAACGAGAACAGGCATGGACAATTTCTTTGTCTTCCTCTTTTCAAACGTTAACATTATATTCCTCCATTCAATGACAGGTCAATTACCTGTAATACCGTTACATTCATATGTTCATACTCATCCATTACGATGACTTTCTTAATCCTTACTTTAGGGAGTGGTTGTTTTATTGGTATAACTGCACCACCGCCACCTCCACTACCGCCACCTCCACTACCGCCACCTCCACTACCGCCGTTACCGGGGACAGGGATTTCGATAGTAATGGGTTTACAGCCCCTTCTATTCATCCACATTGGATATACGCCCATTAATAAATCCCCTTAATACGGTTTAGTGTAAGTGACTTCTCTGTTGTCAGCATCCTCACCTGTTACTTTAATAGTGTATAATAGAGTTATACCGTCATCATCATAAACATTAATCATATCAACTTGTGATACACCAGAACCAATCCTTGATATCTCAACATTGTTGGTTGCCATCTGTCTGGATCGTTTTGATTCTTCATGTGTTAAATATTGTTGTTCACCAATACTTCCAACGCCCCTGTGATTAGTTGCGCTCTCATCCCAAACACCATTAACAATTTGCTGCGTTGTGGGGATGTTGGACATTTGTTGTCCCATCGTGCCATTGGACGTATGTGATATTTTCATCGCATTCCAAACAGCAGAAGCAACCTGATTGTAATCTATTACTATACCACTAACATCAGGTGATATGGTATTCACTATACTGGAAACCTTTGATGTGATACTCCTACCTCCATATGGATCAACACCGTATGGATCTTTTGCCTCGTTATTAGAATCATATGCATATAGGTTTCCTATGACATTAACCGTAGTTCTTGAATCTCTTTGTCTAATAGTCCAATCGTTGATCAAGAGATAGGAATCACCTAATCGTTCTGTTGCAGAAATGGGTCTACCGCCCTCTGTTTCAAATGCTTGTGGGTACTTGGTATGATCGTATAAAGAAATCCACTCTTTCCAATCAGAATAAAGATGTTCTTTAACAAAGATCTCAGAAATTCCTTCAAGTATCCAAATAGTTTTTGTGGGACCATCAAACATGACTCTATGGTCATCAACTTCACCATCAAAGTATTTCCAGTAATCCCATTGGTTACCCCAAGCAATACTCTGTAACATTAGGCTCTAATTTCCAACCACGAAATAGCAAATGCCAGCTGTGCTGTATCCGCATCATTAAATGTTTTAACTCGTATAGCCCAATTGTCCGGCTCGTCGTCTAACTCTGCCTTTCTATACATCAATTCTGTATTACGTTCAAAGTGTTCTCTAAGATCAAGTTGAACATAACCATCTTTCATCAATGTAGTATACATGGTATTTGCCTGAGAGGTCATACCAAACACACCAGTTGAAGGTTTAGCAGCATCAAGCATGTTCCCTGAATAAGCATCCGTACCGCTACCATCAAACTGCCAATTATCAAATGTTATAGATCCCGTTACCGTTGCCGGAATATAAACCGCATATTTTCCACTATAAGTATTAAATGTTAAATCAACACAATTAGTTGCCGTTGATGTAGAATCTATATATAACGATCCCGTGACAGTCTCAATACTGGCAGAAATTGTATTATTCTCAAAAGTACTTGAATATGGATATACTGCATTACAACCAATAAAATTATTGCTTGTTACAGTATCATCAGAGGAAAACTCAGGCAATCGACAATTAATGAAACTGTTACCAGTTAGTGATATAGGTACACCAGTGTCCGTACCATTAAAATCAAAAGGATTTCCTGATGCTTTTATAACACATTGGTTAAATGATGCATCGGTTACACCGGTTCCCTCAACCACGATTATATTGAATTTACCATCGGCCATAGGCGATCCGTCATATATGATAACTTCATCACTATCAGCGTAATCCGTATTGTTTGCACCAGTGGCATCACCTATACCATAAGAACCTGCGAGGAAATAAACAGAGTTAACCTTTCTTATTACACCATATGCTGTTGTGGTTGTATTCTGTGCCTGATATACCTCTTCTATACCATACGGGCTTACACCTCCAACATCACCATATGTAATCAAACTATCCAACCTATGCAAATGATCTATATATGTAGTGGGAATATTCTTTGAAGCGGCTGTTGTCGTGATATCCAAACCGATCCCGGTGATGGATGTCATGGTAGGTTTTGTTCCGCTGGTTTGTGTTGTGTCAGTGTCAACAGCAATCATATACCAACCACCGGGGTACGTGTCCCCTCCTAATACATTCCAGTACGCTGTGTTTACACCATTGGTTATATAAAATCTAATACCACCTAATGCTTGAGAAGCAAATTGTTGAGACGACAAGAACCACAATCGTATAATAGGAGATCCTACTGTTAAATTAACGGAGGTCGTTGGTGAAAAATTCAGCTGATAGTTTGAGATAGTTCTTATTGTATAAGCGATACACGCGGGTGTACCACCACCACCATCAAATTTATAAAAATCTGTTTCAATGGTTCTGGCATTACCGCCAGTCCACGTCCCACCACTGGTTAATGAATCACAGTTACTTAATAGTGAATAATTACTGGTATTTACTGTTACCGCCATAACCTATAATTCCCTTTCATGAACCAGTTCATCTACACAATCTTCCAAACCATTCAAAGCATTCAAAGCATCAAAATATCTACTGCGGTGATAAATGACGCCACCAAGGATATCTGCCGCAATTCGTAACAAAGTGGCATCCTCGTCCTTCCAAATACGTGTTCCGTTCTGATAGTCAAATCCAATAAAACCCCACCAGCTACCATCAACAAAAACAGGGACAGCGCAAACCAAGACCTCATCCGAGCATTTACATGCATGTTTATTGGGACACAAATCACAATCTATGATACTCCCCTCAACAGACAAACCATGTTCCATTTTAGAACGCCATTCCGGTAATAAATCATAATTAATACAATCAGTTAAATCACCAGAATCACAATAATCCCTTTGTTTGTTATGAAAAACACTCTGTCGGATTGAACAGATACAATCACCCCTTATTTCATTTTTAAAAATATATACCCTGCTAGCACCTATTGCTCTACCGAGATCACCAAGGATCAAATTAACAGCAGAACTCCAATTCCTATGATTAACTAATATTTTACTCATTTCTGATATAGCGTGGTATATAGTAGATCGTCTCTCTAATGTGGTTTTAATCTTCTCCACAGAGGTTATATCTCTTGATACACGAACGACACCAAGTATCTCTTTACCCATTGTTGTGTTAATATATATAGGATTAACCGTGACAGCCACTATTTTACCTCGAATCGGAATAGTTGCTTCTTGATGAACTCCGGTTTCAAAGCATCTTTCTACAGGACATACGTCACTTGGTATACCCGAAATGCTTCTAAAATCAGACCATCTCATACCCAGATATTCTATATGACCAACCTCTCTTTCCATGCAATCATGGAAAGAATTGTTAGCCTTTGTTATACACATATCCCTGTCAATTAATACTATGTTATCGATGATTGAATCAAAAGTCCGATCCCATTCGAGGCGAGTTTTTTCGAGTTCCTCGTCTTTTTTTACCAACTGTAATCTCAACTCTTCAAGGTCATCAAGATCTTTTTTGATATCTGGCATAGGAGTTTCCTGATGTTCCTTTTCTATCATTGATTTAACCTTTCTTTCGCCGATACGTCTCGATAAATTATCAATCCACCCCATTAGCTAATATCCCCCTTTATATTCAAAATATTTAGTGAGCTAGGGGATATCATACCGACTGGCTGCTCTGTCTGTGATGGATGTTTGTAGGTTTCAGGGGGGCTACTATGTCTAGCGGTAGTTAACTGGTATACAATAAAACCCCCCATAATAGTAGTCACCAAAGATGCTATAATACCTGCAACCGTACCTACAACACCAGCTTTAACCTTTAGCGTAGTTGTTTCAACTAAAAATTCTTCTCTGTGTTTTGTAGTACGACCCTCTAACAATTCTACTTTCTTCTCTAATTTTTCAAGGGACTCTTTTACCTGCATTGACCATTGCTTCCAGCCTTCGGAATGAATGGGCGTTTTGTCATCTGACATAACTACCTCTCTCTTATTTTTCTAGGTGGTTCGCCCAGATCAAACAGCCATGCGCAACCGCCGCCAACCTATTTTTAGCCGGGATAACTTCTGTTACCTTGAACGGCAAGTTAACGTTTTTAAGCTCTTCTTGAAATAAATCAATAAACCCCTCTGGAATACTCGTTCCACCTGAAATAACAATCGGAATTGGATCAATAACATTAATATCACTTGTTGTAGTAAATGCTCTGAGTACCTCTTTTAGGGTATTCTTAATCACGTATCTATAAGTAAAAATCAACGCTCTAATTTCAGGAGAGGCAGAAAATTCATCAGCTGTCAAAACTAATTCCTTCTCTTTAATATGATTTATTACAGAAGTGGAAATTCCACACGCTTTTGCTGATTCTGTATCAATAAAATCACCTGATTTTCCTATGCTGAATTCAAACAACAACATAGATTTATACACAAAACACACATTTACTAAACCTGCGCCGAAAGAAAACCCTAATCCAGTAACATCATCAGTACTTTCCATCTCAGAAAGAATTACAGCATACGCTTCGTTTAAAGGTACCGCATTAAGTCCAAAGGTTTTTGCCAATGACTGTATAGACATAGAGTGATAATCAACGTTAAATCCTTCATCACCAATCTTTTGTGCAGGCACAGAAAAAACTATTGTCTCTCCTTCTCGATTTATGAATGGTTGTACACAATATCTGAACATTTCTTTTAAAATAGGTGCAGCATTCCTTTCTTTAGGGTTAATTACACCTTCACTCAAAGGACGAGAGGCAGAAGTATTTCTAATCTTGGCAAGAGTTAACGCATCCTCACCAATAACATGAACACTACCACCTATTTCTATATATTTCATACTACCCTTATCAAACATTGAACGATTAAATGTATCTTTATCTAAAGTATAAAATGCGTCCCTGAGAGGTGCGAATTTTACTTTTGCTCCATCATAACCCGCGCCAACAAGAAACCCTGTACCAACATCTAATCCAATACCCGGCTTGTTTTTCTTAGCCTTAGTTTCACTTTTCACAACGGTTCTTTTTTCGGTAACAGTTTGTGTATCACTCATTTCTATTTTCTCCTTATCCTGAAATATCATATTGTCGATATCATACATATTTACACCTTAGAAATTGCTCTTATATCTTATTCAATCTTTGATATACCTGTTTCTTTAATAGATCGTTAAATTCTTTCTCCATTTTACTATCAGAAAGGGACATATTAACTACAGTATAAACACCAAAATTTGATGGTATTTCTGACACCTTCATTTTATATTTGTTCGCAATATAACGTGATACAGTCTTAGATGCTTTAATAACAACTTCTCTTATGGCTTTTATTTCCTCATCAGTGAAACCTTCACTATCTAACACATCTCGCATAGCGTCGGCATTCAATCCAAGTTCACCATCAATTGAATTAACATCGACAAAAATACCTAATAGTTTATCAATAAAACTAGATTTTTTTATTAAAGCTTTTCTTTTAGTTTTACCATCAAACAAAGATTTAAGTACTTTATCAATATCCATTTCCACCAAATATCTATCTATAACTTCATCTATTTTCATAAAAACTCCTTAGAAATTACTCTTCACGTCATCGTCTTGTAACTCAAAAAATGGAACATGAAATTTCTCATCATCTTTTGTATTTATAACTTCTTTATGGTCATTATATACACGCCGAATCTCATTTTCGACAATATCTTCACGGACGACTTCTTTGACGGGGAGTTTGTCCTCTGGCACCAAACCAAATAACAACATTTTAAGTTTATCCCCAAATGTCAAGTTTAACTTTACATATTTCATCGTCTTGATTTGAATATACCTGTCTCCAACCCCTGTGCAATTCTTTGTTTTGCCCCTTTAAACTTTTGAACAAGATTGGTTCTTAATTTTTTACTAAAATCTTTAGACCATGTACTAACAATGACACTTTCTATATCCTCTAATGGCACTTCTATAGGGTTTTGTATATAATAAGCAGGGCTAAAGAAATACCTCCTAACCGCCGTCTGTAGATAGGGATATTGTCTCTTCACCCTCTCATAGGTGAACTGAAAACTTCCACCTGTAGTTTCCCATTCCCTGACCCATGACTTTGCAAATTGTCTGCGATGAGACCTATCTATATAAGTGAAATTTATTCCCTGAAAAAATCTCCACTCATGACCAGTGTTAGGATGTGTACCACTCAACGCATACATTAGAATTATCACAGGTTCTGGATCATTCGACCATGCCTGATATTTAAATTTATAGATATGACCAGAACGCCATGCGACATTCTGGAAATTCTTTCTCATGATTACCCTAATAGCCATTATAATTTCCCAAATAATTCCTTTTCCGTGATTATTTTAAATATCCAGCCCTTCTTAAAACAGTATACGTCGGCTGCTTTCCATTTAGCCTGATTAACCAACCAAGATTTGTTCTCAGTCATAATTGTCTTTCGAGATTTATTCTTGTTTTTTGTTGGTGGTTTTGTATACTTAAAGGGCTTGACCTCAATAAGATATATCTCATCATGTATTGTCTCAATCACATAATCAGGCCAATAGGTCTTGAAATGTGGTTTATTATTCTTGATGGGCTGAATGGGGTCTTGATATCTAATCGAAACCTCTTCGCTCGCCCAAGATTTGATGCCTCCTGAGTGATCAGCCCATCGACAGAATACCTCTTCCCAACCCGATCTACATATAATGGGTGGTTTGCCTTTATACTTCTCAGGGTATACAGGGACATACTTTGTACAACCTGATGTTATATGACTCTTAATAGAACGATTGTTCATTATTTATCGGCTTTGTCTTTTTTAGATCCTTTCTTGTGTTCCTCTTTTTCTTCTTTATCAGACTCAGAGTCTTCATGTTTTTTGGACTCACCCTCTTCCCCATCACCATCATCACCATCTTTCTTCTTTTTCGCTTCAATGGCCTTCTTCAATGCGGGTGGTAGTTCACCTTCGTTGGTTTTTTTCTCACCTTTGCCAGAAGTCCACTCTTTTTTAATCTCATCAAAGAATTTCTTCTTCTTTTCGTCATCAAGTTCAGAAGGTGAAGATATATTATATGCCTTCAACTTCTTTTTGAAAAATTTTTGGTACTCAGTTTCCTCGTTGATATCCTCAACAGTATAACCAACAAACATATCAATCTTATTCAATAAATCCATTTTATCCTCCAATAAGCCTCATTTTTTTATTTCACTATGAATCAGTTTATCTTGTAATTTTCTTATTCCTGTATCCATTTTTGATGTATCGTCATACCAACGTTTCAAAGTATCGTTGGATCTGTGAGTGTTTTAGTGTCAACATCCATATTCAACCCAATCGTTTTAATAGCCTTCCGATTTTACTAATTATATTATTCCTCCTTTACCTTGTAACCTTTCAGCATTATATTCATCAGGGTTTTGTTTTTTCCATTGTGACCAACCCTTTACGTATTTACCGCTTATAAGTAATATCCAAAACAAAGAATACACAATAGTTTTAGTTATATCCATGTCCTGCATTTTGAACAGTTTATCAATCTCTAACCAAACCGTTAATGCCGGATAAAATGCTAAGGTAGGAAATGCCTCTGTTTTAACTACATCCCACCAATGAGCAAGGTCTTCGTTAATCAATTCATCCGATTCTTTCAATCTTTCTTTTTTTAGTTGGTTTAGATTACGAAAATGTGTACCAAAGGCTTTGTTGATCAGAGATATAACCTGTTCTTCTATACCACTGGATATCGATGCATGCACAAACTTATCAAATTCATTTTTAAGGAAATTCTTTGACTTTGAAAAATCCATTTTTTTTAAAAATGATTTGGATTTATCTATCATATTTTCGTTTAAAATAAATGTACCAAATTTCATATATTAACTCCTCACTCTACCAGTTAAGTGTATTTATGTTTTTATAAATACATATGAACATTATATATTAAACGGAGGATTTTATAATATGGCCGACTTAGGAAAAAACGGTTATCAAGGAACGGGATACACAGAACCATTCATTACATCTATCCCTATAACATTAAACACTAAACTTGATTCGTTGGACTATGATGGATTAGGTGTAGGTATAGTATCAATAGACAACACTGAATGGAAAAACTCAGGATTATTTCTAAGAGTTGATACGGGTGTTATAGCAGGAACAACATTCACTGCAAATTTTGTGAATTTTGATACCAGAATGGACACCGGTTTTACTGGTATAGGTCGATTTGTTATCACTGACGGCTCTAATGTTGCAACAGTAACTTCAATATACAGAAACAACAAAACAGGCGTGTATGATATAACAGTTGATAGTAATTTGACAGTTACTGATGGACAATCATGCCCTGTAGTCGGTCGTAAACCTGATATAGGGGCTGATTCGGTAATATCAGCATCAAGAAATTATATAGCAGGGGAAAAGGTACTAGAGAGTTACGCTTTAGAGGCATAATGAAATATATAATATCAATAATTAGTGTATTACTCTTTATATTAATACCGAGTTGTGATGTATCTAATCCAACACCTCTGGATATTAGAAAAGGAGATCCTTTATATAAACAAAGAATTGAACAGTTTGGGTCAAATACCCCAATTAATTTTGAGATAATAATACCCGAGCATAGACTAATAGTAAGAAAAGATTTCATTAATACTGGATATTTTTTCTTTTCTGGTGTTGATAATAGACAAACAATTATAGTGCATAGCTTACTAGACTTTGAAGTAACAGGTCATGAATATGTACATATGGTTCTATACAATTATTATGGTAAAGAAAAATATAACGACTTAATAAACAAAGGAAAGTTATATAAATGAGGTTTGATAGATATTTAAATGAATTTTCACGTGAACGTTATGGTAAAGGTATTACCTTTGTTGATATCGACGAAACTATATTCAAGACCTTTGCTAAAGTATTAGTAAAAAAGAACGGTAAAGTTGTACGGGAGTTAACCAATACAGAATATAATAGCTATAAATTAAAAGATGGTGAAGAGTACGACTTTCATCAATTTCGTAGTGCTAAGATATTTAGGGAAACGAGTATACCTATACCAAAAACATTCACCAGAATTAGAAATATGATTGCTAAAATCAAAGAAATGGACTCTGGTAGTAAGATTATTTTTCTCACAGCAAGAGCATCATTTAATGATATGGATGAATTTAAGAAAACGTTTATTCAAAATGGTGTCAATATCGATGGTAAGATTGTTGACGTTGAAATGTCAGGTGATGAGTGGAAGCCCGGAAAAACGATTGATGGTGTTAAAAAAAATGTCATGTTAAGGTATATAAAAACCGGGGAATTCAGACGTGTTCGATTAATAGATGATCACAAACCTAACCTTAAAGCATTGAAGGATATAGAAAAGAATCTTTCCAAGGACATAGAAGATAAGGTTATAAATAAATACAATTTGGATATAACAACAGAAAAAATACCACCTATTAGTTTCTATACGTTATGGATCGACGATAAGGGAGACTTACACCTAATATGAGAGGATATTATGAAGTTTAGCAACTATTTAACCGAGGCTAACCGCCGTAAAATATATTTTGCACATCCACGTGCATTTTATGACAAACCAGAAGAAAAAAAATCCATCAACATCATAACAGAAAAATTTCCAGAATTTATTATTGTTAATCCCAATGTTAACTGGATACAAGGTCGAGTTGATGATATGGGGTTTGATATATTCTTTAAAGTTATTGATACAGTTGAACATGTATGTGCTATGACATTTAAAGACGGTAAAATGGGTAATGGTACATGGCGTGAATGTGAATATGCTGATAAAAATGGAAAAGATATTTATATTGTAAATCCTTGGAAGGACACTATCGAATTAACCAGTAAAAACTCAATAAAATGGCTGACCCCAGAAGAAACGTATGAGCGCATTCCCAAAAAAGAACAAAGTAAATGGAAGATGTACGAAGATAAATCAGGAATCTGACATGTAAATGATGTCATATAATCCTGATTGATAGTTATATTAATACAGTAGAAGGAGATTATAATTAATGGATATTTTAAACAAAATTAATCAGAGACTATACACCCATGAGGAATATAGAGACATGGAGATTGTATTAGAAATATCAATGATACTTGATGATAGCGCGAATATGAACGAGGCATTCGATCTCAATACCCTTAAAAAAGGGGCTGGTGCCTTACTTAAAAGTATAGGTGGAGGGGCACATAAATCAGGTGACGGTCTTATTCAGGTCGCACTCAAATCTGGAAAGTTAATGGCAGAATTTATCTGGCACACACTTCGGGCTGCTGCTGGTAATGAAGATTCAAAAGTTCGAATGAAAGAATTAGCCAACACCCAAATAACAAAAGAACAGGTTTTGGATTTTCTTCTAAAACTTGATATGGCAACCCTTCATCTAGTATCGGGACCCTTACATCTCATAGACGCTGTTACTGGATGGCATATATGGGCACACATAAAAACCAAAAGTGAAGATATGTTAACTAAAGCTAAAAATGCCATAACCAACCTAACAGATGCGGCAAAAGAGGCAGGCGATGAAGTTAAGAATAAATTAAAGCAATTGATGCATGGCATAGCAAGATTATTCGGTCTTGATGATTTGCAGTCAGTAATTAAATCTATATAAAGGAGTGAAATGATGAATTATATCAAATATGTAATAAGCTTTATCATGATCTTTTTATTAGTTGGATGTGGTACGAATTTCAATGATGTTCAGATGAAAAAAATAGAATTTGACCAAAAAAGAATAGAGGCGATACAAGCAATCGAAGAAGCAAAAGCCGCCGCACCAAAACCACAACCATCACAACTCGATGGTAAATACTCAAGTGCAGGTTTTCTTGTAGAAACCGATGATGAAGGTAAATTAAAAACAGTATTTATCGGTCAAGGAATTATCAACAAAGCAGACAAAACCGCAGAAATAACAGGCTTACATGCTATAGCATCCACAAATGGATATTCCCCTGTAGAGTCTTCTGTGGTAAAAGAGGGATTTGGTGTCGTAAAAGATATAGCACGATTCACTTTAATGGGGTTTGCTGTGGATAGGGTTACAGGAGCTATGGGAACCAGATCTACTGTATACACTGCTGGAGGAGATCAAGCGGTTAACAATGGTGTTAATGGTGTAGCAACGACATCTACATCTCCTATTGCTGATAGCTATAATAATCAAAGTGATAACAGCAATCAAGGAAATGATTTGTCTGATAACAGTAATAACAGCAATCAAGGAAATGATTTGTCTGATAACAGTAATAACAGCAATCAAGGAAATGATTTGTCTGATAACAGTGATAACAGCAATAACAGCGATAATCGTAACGATTATGAAAATCAAACAGCAACACCAACAGTCGTTAATCCTGTTGTGGTTGATCCTGTTGTGGTTGATCCTGTTGTGGTTGATCCTGTGATTGTTAATCCTATACCGGCACTACCATAAGAGGATATCATGGATATATTGGAAAGGATTAGTACATACATAGGGGAAGAAATATCTGGTACACCTACAGGAATTTCAACCGGAACAACTACCGGGGATGTTGCTAAATTACAGACACGTAATAACATCATCAATAAAAAGAAAAAGAAAAGTGATGATGATGATTCAGAAGAGTCTGTAAAAAGTAAATCAAAACCCGTGAAAAGTGGTAGTGTCGCAGTATCAACCGTAGCACCTCGATAAAATTAAATGCCCCTGTTTACATGAGTTCTGTTTACAGGGGCATTTAATTATAATATAATGTAATACATGAAAAAATTATTAAAAATCATAAAAAATAATTGGGGAGTGACATACAACACTCTTGATATGGAAACTCCCCTTATTACTCTATCAGAACAAATTGCGATGGTCTCTGAAAACTCCACCTTAGAAGAAGTTTATAAAATGTATGTAGGTAATCCTAGCATACATTTACCCGGTCTAATAGCATTTTATATTATTGATGAGTTAGGTATAGATGCTGAAAAAGTCAATGTTAACATGAAGTTATCCCATATAATCTCCCTCTAATTATAAAAAATATATTCATATTTTTATAAATAAAAATAAGACCCTTTTGGGTAAAAATAATATTAATATAATATGGAGGAAATATTATGTCTTTAGGTCAACAATCAAATCGTCCCGTAACACCTTTTGTGTTTACAATCACCACTATCGTTGGTGAACCAACTAGCTTAGGCGCAACCGTTGATAATGCTGGCGGAGTACTTGTAGAAGGTGTTTATGATAATAGTGGTTTAGGTTATGCAACAACAACCGATGGTGGTGGTACTGGCTGTACTGTATCTCTGGAAGTTACCGCAGGTCTTGTCCCAACACTGAGTATCGTAACAAAAGGTATTGGATATGCTGTAGGAGATTCAATCACTCTCGCAGAATCTTTGGATTTTTCTGATGCAGACACAGGAACTATCGACAGTACCGTATCATCTGTCACTGGTGCGGTTAATACAGTTACTGTTACTGATGGTGGAACTGGTTGGTTAACAGGAGATATCATTTCTGTTAATGAACTTGAATCGGATCTTGTTGGTACCGGTCTTACTGGTACAGTAACAGCGAACGCTGGAGTGGTTTCTGGATTTACCGTTGTTAATGCCGGTATCAATTATGTTGATGGTGATACTGAAACAATCTCGTATATAGGAACAGGTGAAGTTGGAATTCCGTCCACAGATTATGTTAATCATAATCTATATGAATTGGGTGGGGTAGTTACGGAATATACAAACGCAGATTTGTCACCCAACACAACATCTTCATATACTCCTAGTGGATCATATACAATTCCACCTTATACCACAGATAATACTCCTACAATCAAAACCGTCAGAAAACCTGATATGGCTCAATTGTCTGTTCAGAAAAAAACGGTTGCTATTGTAAACGGGAATGTTACTGTATACGCAGAACCAACAATTGTCGATAAAAATGGATATGTAGTTGGAAATACCGTTCGCGCAGAAGATATCGTGGACAAATCACGCTGTCAGGCAAACGGATTTTTCTGGAATCCGGGAACAAACAACACAGGTGATGCTAATCAAGGTGATTATGGATATTGTCAAGATCTCCCTGTTACATTTGACCCTGTTGCTCTTGGATCAACCGATGACCAAGCCGGATGTAATGCAATTTCAGGTCTGACTGTTAATGAGTATGTTTCGGGTGGCGGTGTTTGCACCCTAGTCGCGGCATCCGACGACGACTGCCCTGTTGGATATAAATTTGATGGTGGAACTGGTTGCACAAAGTATACTGCGGCAGAAGTTAATGCTTTGACTCAATCATCCACCCAAATCAAACGTGATGAATGTATAGCATCAGGTAATCATTGGGAGCCTAAAGCAGTTGCTGGTTCGGAGTGTATTGATGCAAGTACGCCGGGTAATTTTAGTCTTGTTAATTTTAACTATAATACCACGTCATCCGCTCTCCAATACGCAGAGTTGACATGTAAACAATACGGTCACCGTTGGAATTCAGGTCTTCGTACATGTATTGCCGATTCTGATCACAGTGTCCTTACCACAAAGGCAGACTGTATATCAGCAGGTCATGTATGGATTGCCGGTGCATGTTATGATGGCGCTGATTTTGGTGATGGACATAACCGCGAAGGATCCTTTCAACAAGATCCTACCGTAGTTTTTAAATAAAACATTATAATATAATGTAATACAATAGGGGTGGTCTTCGGGTCACCCCTATTTTTTTATAAATAACATTAAATACCAATCATAACATTAGGGGTCTTATCATGCGTTTTGAAAGTTATATTACAGAAAAACAAATTATCGTTGGCGGGGGAAAGTCATACGGTCAAATTGTTTTTCTCGCTGGAGGTGCCGGGAGCGGAAAGGGATTCTCCTCGTCCAATTTCATGGAAAAAAACAAGTTTAAGGTCAGAGATGTGGATGAATTAAAAAAAACGGCAGTTAAAATATCAAAGCTAAAGAAAGAAAATCCTGAAATTGCTAATACAGTTTGGAGTAATCCAGATGACATTAAAAGATTACATCAATTTGTAAAAGATAAAGGGTGGAAAGACGAAACTCTTGAATTACTTCTAGCAGGCGCATCAAAAAATAATCTACCTAATATAATGTTTGATGTAACGTTGAAAGATATAAATGATATAACTGAAATTATACCTCAATTATTAGAAGTGGGATATAAACCAAAAGATGTTCATTTAACATGGGTGCTGACAGACTTCTATGTAGCAGTGGAACAAAATAAAACACGGGAAAGAAGGGTTCCTTATGATATTATGCTAAAAACTCATTCTGGAGCCGCAAATACAGTTACGGATATATTAAGACATAAATATAACATTATAGGAACTCATATAGATGGTGATATAAATATTATTCTTGGTGGTAACAAAAACACCGTGTATATGACAACAGGTGATACCAAAGAGACGATGAAGGGTAAAAATAAGTACATACAACAACCCGGAGAAAGAATAGAACAAATAGGAAAATACAGCAAAGATAAGACCTTTATAATCAAAAGCTTTAAATATATAAACGTTAAGGAGTCAGGTAAACCCATGAAATCAAGTAAAGATTTCGAAAATGAAATGTTGAATTGGGATGACCTGAGAGACTTTATAAAAAATAATATTCCAAAAACGTCAGATACCGTAAATATTCGTAGACGTAAGAGGGTATAATGTGTATAATGTCAGTGAAGGGAGACATTGACTATGATGAAAAAAGAACCTGTCCATGAAGTGCTAGGAAACGAATTCGGTCTCTTATACAAAGAGAAAATCAAGGATAATCTATGGGTTAAAATTTATCGCTTTAGCCCGTATGAGTACCACCGCATCGTTGATGATGATGGCTTTATTCTCGAAGAAGGTCGCCTTGAGATAATCCATGATTACAAAAAATATGTGAATGATATTAAAATGAATTATTTGTAGATAATATATAAATATGTTTATATTACATTAAGGATATTAATTTTTTATGAAATTTCAGCAATATTTAAACGAACGTGAATTTAATATATTAGGATTTATATATCTAACTAATGAAATTAATGAAGTTTCTGATGAGTTTTTAGCTTCACTTCAAAAACTCGGTCAAAAGATGGGCATAAAAGTCCGTAAATCAAAAACATTTCAAGAGCAATTAGGTAAAGCTGGTAAAGGTGTTCTCCATTTAATGAAATTAATACTGGATTATTCCGTACACGCTGACATCTTAGATAAAGAACCTTTATTACAGCTGGAAAAAGATATTAAATTACAGTTCAGTAAAGTTCAAAAAGAAGATATAATTTCTTTTATTGTTAATATAGATAAAACGTTTCTGGGTATAACTTCTATACCACGACACATTATGCAAAATATACTAGGAATATCCATATCAACTTATGATAATTTCCAATCAAACCATGACTATGTATATAAAAACATGACTAAAATTATCGCCACTCTTCATGCCATGGGTGATACTGATAACGAGGAGTTAGCCAAAAACTTTTGAAAAATGTTACGGGGAAAGAATCATGATATATGGTAAATTCACTATATACATGTTATTAGCTATATGCTTAATAATCGGATTGGAACATTTAGGTGTTTTTGAAAAAATATCCAAATCACCTACCTATGGATGGATCATAAATGATCAGACCAACCCATATCTCACTGATGAAGATAAAATGAAATCATGGGGGTATAACGACACCCATTGGGGGGATTATCAAAGTAAGTTCGCAATGGAGCCAGACGGAAGATTAAGACCTTTAACAGTCCTTACGCCAGAAGAGATGAAAATACAAGAGGATCAAGGATGTACATCTTGTCATGACTGATAAAACTTTGAGAAGGCTTTTTTAAGAAGCCCTCTCAATTAAATAATTAAAGTGCAATAACAAATGCAACTAGCAAAACTACCACTGCAATAATCAAATATGATCTACGAATTTTTTCTGATTTAATATCCAACCAATCAAGAGCATCTTTTCCAAAAGTGATCATCTTATCAGTTATTTTATCAGTTAATTTTTTTATATCAAATTCCATTTTTTCTCCTTTGTGTTTTTTTTTTATCGTTTCTTTTATTTATCTAAAATGCACTAATGATACTAAAAAGGGTATATATGAATTAAAATTCATATATACCCTTATATATAATTATATTTCCCTTTGGTGGATAACCTTAGTCTAACATGAAAAAATGTATATGTCAACCTCCCTTTAATTTTTATTTGGTGTGGTCTTTACTTTGACCAAAACGAGACCTTCCTCTGGGATGATATGAGTTAAGGGGAGAATGAGGAACATTAAAACCATCAATACTTCAAACATAAAAAACTCCTTGTGTTAGGGATAATTACAACTGAACTTTAAAGAGAGAGGTAGAGTTTTGTGGTGCTTTCAAATACAGGTTTAAGTTGATCAAAATATATACCCTTACATTCTTTCTTAATGGTGTATTTAGTACCGAAAACTTTACCAATTTCAACATCATACTCATCAAGGGGGGTGAGGGTTACTTTAATGTAATTGGCAATTTTTGAACCCTTGAATCGGAACGAAACTCCTGCGCCACAATCGATGAAATTATAAGCACCCACCATACATTTGAGACAACCAAACCCACCCATTTGCTCAGCTATTGTCTTTGCGATTAAAGGATTTTTCATCTAAAACTCCTATTATGTTTTGTCACGCAAGCCCTTGATACATACACATAATACACCTGATGAATTTTATAGTCAATGATTATTTTTGTGTTGACTTTGTGTTTATACCATGATACTGTTATTAGTAACTCAAACGAAAGGATATTTGTATGGATAGACGAGTTGTTCATTATTCAGAAATAGATCCACGGACGTATGACGAGCATACATCAATCAAAACTTTATGTAACCGTGAGATGACGCCTAGATATCGGTTCACAAAAGTCACTGATCGCGTAACATGTACCATTTGTAAATCAAAATTAAATAAACTTAGTATGAATGTGGGTCAGCCTAATGGGGAAAAATTAATTATCACTAAACTCTCTGATGTCGGTTCTTGTGGTGACGAGATTCATGATTCTTATCTATCACGACTAGGTATTTGTTGACAACCGTGAAATATAGATGTATTATATATTTGTTGGTGACGAAAACCCCTTGAGAAAGGAAAAAAAAGATGACCCCCGAATTTAAAAAGTCTTTTGATCTGTATCTCCAAGGATGTAAAGATATTTTTGATCAATATTGGGAAAATAACGGTTTCATCCACGAAAAGAGTGTCTTTGATTATAAAGTTGGTCACAGGTACGTCAAAGTTATCAATGGTTCGAGTGTTCATTCTTTTGTTGATATGACCAACGGTAATGTTCTTAAGCCAGCGGGCTGGTCGAAACCCGCGAAACATTCAAGGGGAAACATTTTTGATGAGAAGAATGGTCTTGCGACTATGGGTCCTTACGGTCCAGCCTACCTTCGGTAAAAATACCAAACAAATCTAACATAAGGAGATTTATAATGAAGAACGCTCTATACAATTGTGCCGCTGACATTGTGTTTTATTTTTCTTATTACTACCAATACATTCCGTATCTTCCGATGTTCTTTTAAAAAGAAACACCAATGGATTTTAAATTAAAAAGGAATTATTATGTCATTTAAATATGAAGTTAAAACAAGTGAAACTGTTGAACCGGATGAGACTGTAGAAAATTCTACAGAACTTTATAGTGGAAATATTTTATGGATTATGTTATTTATTTTGGCTATCATTAAAATTACCGGTATAGCAGACATTAGCTGGGTTATTGTATTAGCACCTATATGGATTCCGTTGTCGGTAGTCCTTGGATCATTGTTAGTATTGCTATCAATTATCCTTCTGTTTGTTGTCGTATTGTTAATTGTTTACGGTATTATGCTGGTAGTAGATAAATTTAATCATGACTAACAGAACAATTGATCCTAAAAAAATTATACTGGTTATGATACCCAAAAAATGTGATAAATGTGAACATACACAGCATGCATTTTTTGTAAATAAGGAATCGTTTGATGAGTGGAGTTGTCCTGTATGTGAGGGTAGACTTGATCCTTACGAAAATCTGGACATGGATAGTAATATCCCTGCCACAAAAGGTTAAAAATAATTATTGAGTTTAATGATGTTAACAAAAATCACGAGGTTCTGATTATAAACGGGTAAATGAAAAAGTTGAAATTTTTAATATAGGTATCACTCAATGAATCTGAAAATGAATAAGAAAACAATCAACAAAATTTCAGAACTAATGGAATCCATTCGTTCTACCACGACTGATAAAAAAGTTATAAATATGACTATGATTGTTGAAAAATGCATCGATATCGTTGATGATCTGCAGGAAGATAACTTATTTCTACTAGAAGAAAATGAACGATTGAGGTTTGAGTTACAAGACAAGCGATTCGAAACAAATCAAAGTCGAGGTGGGAGACGGGGGTTTTCATGAAAGTTGGAGATTTCTTTTATTCAGAAAAGTTCATAGGGTGTATTGTTGAAGATCTTAACAATGGTCTATTCGGAGTAACCTTTAATTCACGTGATGGTAGAGAATATAATTATAACAATGTTTCTATGGCTGTCGTTGAGTCAATGATTGATCAAAAGGAGTGGTTTACCGGGACAGACCCTTTCAGGGGGTGTTAATTTTGTGAATTCGGTTAAACAATTTCATAATGAATACAATTGGTTAAGTAATTTTTATGAAAATCCGGTGACTTATAAAGGGTTAACATATTCTTCATCTGAGACCGCATATCAAGCACATAAGTCTTTGGATATAAAATTACACCAAGAATTTGTTAAATTGAGTCCCAAAGAATCAAAGAAGCTTGGTCAGAAAATAAAAAAGCGTGACGATTGGGACAAAATAAAAGTTTCTGTTATGTATGATATTATTGTCGAGAAATTCAGTGATAAGATATTACGCGAAAAATTATTGAATACAGGTGATGATAGACTGATCGAAGGTAACTGGTGGCATGACTGCTATTGGGGTCATTGTTACTGCGTTAATTGTATCGGTTATACCAAAAATAATTTTCTTGGTAAAATTTTGATGTTGATAC